GCACGTTTATCGATGCCTGCCTTAACTCCTCGGTGGGTATTGCAGTATTGGGGAACAGAAGTATGCCGTAGAGCATTCCATGATAACATTTGGATTGCTGCGTTAGAAGCACGCCTGTCGAGACGTAGCGATAATACTGTTATCAGCGATGTACGATTCCCTAATGAAATAAAAAGTATTAAAAATGCCGGGGGTAAAATTGTATGGGTTAAACGGGGAGAATTGCCTGCCTGGTACGAAACTGCTTGCCAAGCTAATTCCGGTGTGCCGGGTGCCGAATTAACGTTGCGCGGGCTTGGTATTCATATTAGCGAAACTGCGTGGGTAGGAACAGAGTTTGATGTTATCGTTGACAACAATGGCACAATAGAGGATCTATACAATAGCATTAAAAGTCTGGTACAATAGGACCGGGTTTCCACGGAATACGATTTTTGTATACTTCTTGAGTACAATTTAAACAAATAGTTTTGAGATTAAAATCGTTATTATTTTTTAAATTTCCATCAACATAGAATACATTACTTTGCTCTGGAAGAGTAAACTTAAAGCCACATTTCTCGCAATGTGGCTTTTTCTTATACCCGCTTTTAGCCCACCCAGGTGGTTCTGGCTTTCGTTTTCTACTATTTCTAATACAACTAGCACAACTATTTCTATAATGTCGCACCCCATCTCGGATATAGTTAACAGATACTGGATTAGCACGACATATAGGGCATAGATCACGTTTAAGCATATAGTATTTATTACCCTAACCTTCCCAAAGGCTCCTGTAACGCCCCTATTTTACACCTTTATTATAAATAACTATAACATGTATTTTAAAGGAATATAACCATGGCACTAGTATCTCCAGGAATTCAGATTTCCATATCAGACCAAAGTCAATCAGTTAACGGTAATGTTGGTTCAGTACCATTAGTGATTTTAGCAACAGCGCAAGATAAAACATATAACGGTGCCCCTGCTACAGGTACATCTAAGGCTAACGCAGGAAAACTACTATCATTTAGTAGCCAACGCGATTTAGTTACACAAATGGGTACACCAACTTTCCAGTTAAGTGCTACTGGTACTCCTGTTAACGGCAGTGAAGTTAACGAATACGGACTATTAGCAGCGCATAGCGCACTAGGATTAACTAATCAACTATTTGCTATTCGTGCTGATATTGATTTAGCTGAACTAGTTGGCACAACTGTTCGTCCAATTGGTGAGCCAGCAGATGGCACACTTTGGTTAGATACAGTAAACACAACATGGGGTATTAACTCACTAGATTCTTTAGCTGGCGCATTCAGTGAAGTTGCTCCGTTAATAATCACAGATCCTGCCCAAGTATCTGATGTAACGATTAATAGTATAACTGTCTCAACCCCAATAAGTTCTATTGGTACTATTGGCCAATATGCATTAGTGTTCATTAATACAGATGGTTCTACAACAACACAGGCTCGCTTATTTTACAAAAAAGGCCCAAACTCATATATTGGTGCAGTTGCATCAAACACTTGGGTATTAGTGGGTAGTCCGGATTGGCAAGTAAGTTTACCTGCAATTTATGGTACAGTAAATAATCCTAGTATTGCAACAAGTAGTACTGTGACAATTAATAGTGTTCCTGTTACATCAGATGGCACAGTAACTACACTTGGTGGTAATAATGGGTTAGTAGCTAAGATCAATGGCGCAACTATTCCTGGGGTATATGCTGGACTATCAACGACTGGCGCTCTATTATTATTTGTAAATAGTCTTGCAACAAGTAATGGTTCTACTGTTGATGGTAAATTAATTATTACTGACGGCACACATAGCCCGATGTATGCTGCCGGTATTGTAACTGTTCCAAGTTCCGGTACAGCTACAGCATATTGCCCAATTTTATTCTATGGTTCATATGCAGATACTCCGACATTCAACAATGGACAATCTGGCTGGTTTGTAACTGACAATGCACCACGCCCAACTGGCTCTATTTGGTGGAAAACCAGTGCATTAGGAAATGGATTTAATCCAGTTATTAGTAAATTTAACTCTAGTTTAAATCAATGGCAACAACTAGCAGCACCAATGTTCCCATATTTCTCTGATTCAGTTTATGGCCTAGATCCAATTGGCGGCGGAGCAAACATTAAAAATGGTCAGCTATTATCATTATTTGGTGTGCTTGATGGGACTTACAACATTTTAAAATTTGCTGAAGAAACTGAAATGGGTATGTCTAGTGCAACTGGCGGCCCAGCGGGTACCTTTACTGTTGGTAATTCATTCATTGTGCGTTCAACTGTACCGGGTACAGCAACTCAACTTGTAACAACAGTTACATTAACAGGAACAACAGCACAGAGTTTTGTGGCTAATTTATTAGCTGCTAACATTCCGTATGTTACAGCATCTGTAACTACTATTGGTTCAACAACTACAATTACTATTACACATACAACTGGGGGTAATCTTGGTTTATCAGATAATGCCGGAACACCGTTAGAAACAGCAGGATTTGTCGCTGGTCAGGGTTCAGGATTCTTTGTTGAATCTAACCGTGTTATTATTAATAGTTTCACTGAAGTAACTAACGTTGTTTCGTATACAGTTAGCGCACCACATTCATCACCAGCAAGTGGCACACTATGGTATAACAGTGATGCAGTTGACATCGACATTATGATTAACAATAATGGTTGGAAAGGTTACAAAAACGTAGGTAGCGATATCCGTGGATATAATTTAACTTCAACAGATCCACTAGGTGTTATTGTTACTCCTTCTACAGCACCAACAAGTCAAACCGACGGAACAGCACTAGTAGCAGGTGATTTATGGTTAGACAGTGGCGATTTAATTAACTATCCAAGTTTATATCGTTATAACGGTACTAAGTTTGTAGCAATTGATAATACAGACCATACAAGTTCTGCTGGTATTATCTTTGCTGATGCGCGATGGGACACAAGCGGTACTACTGATATTGTTACTAGCAATTTACCGAGTGTTGTTGCATTATTAAACAGTGATTATATTGATCAAGATGCTCCGGATTATCGTTTATATCCACGTGGAACATTAATGTTTAATATGCGTCGTAGTGGATATAATGTTAAGAAATTTGTTCCTAACTATTTTAACTCAACTAGTTTCCCTAATTTGCCAACAGTTCCTAATGCTGGTAATACTTTACCAACTATTAAAGATGCATGGGTAACAACAAGTGGTTTAGATAATAACGGTGTTATGAATTCTGGAGCAAGAGCACAACGAGCAATGATCGCTAGTGCAATGCAATCGGCAGTTGATAGCAACCTTGATGCATCATCATTATCATTCCAATTTAATTTATTAGTTGCCCCTGGATATCCAGAAGTAGTTCCTAATTTATTAACATTAAATAGCAACCGTGGCGATACAGCGTTTGTTATCGGTGATACCCCAATGGATCTAGCACCTAATACAGTTGACCTTACAAACTGGAACAATAACATTACTAGTACATGGGCTATAGCTGGTGCAAGTGCTAGTCCATACTTAGCAGTATATTACCCAGCTGGTCGTACAACAGATTTATCTGGTAATACTGTAGTAGTTCCGGCAAGTCACGCTGCGTTACGTACATATTTGTATAACGATCAGGTTGCATATCCGTGGTTCGCTCCAGCAGGTACTCAACGTGGTGTAGTTACTAATATTGGCGACATTGGTTATATTAATAGTGCAACCGGTGGATTCATTCATAACTCTATTAACCAAGGGTTACGTGATGCATTGGCTACATTAGAAATTAATCCAATAACACAACTACCGGGTGCCGGACTTGTTGTGTGGGGACAGTTAACACGCAGCGGCGCAACAACTTCACGTAATCGTGTAAACGTTGTTCGATTAGAAAATTACTTACGTACAATTTTCCAATCAATTGCAAACGGTTATTTATTTGAGCCAAATGATGTTACTACACGCAAATCAATTGCATCAGCAGTTAGTGGTTCGTTGAATAGTGTATTAGCTCATCGCGGGTTATATGATTTCTTAGTAATTTGCGATTCAAGCAACAATACAAGTTCTACTATTGCTAATAACCAACTATATGTTGACGTTGCTATTGAACCAGAACGTGATGTAGAGTTTATCTTTATCCCGATTGCGATTTACAACCCAGGCACAATCGCTAGCTTCAGATAAGAGAACGTTAATTAGATAAATAAGAGTAACAGGAGAATAAAATGGCATCATTAAATACACTTTCGGTACAAGCAGCAGGCGCTAATCAAGGCCTTTTGATGCCAAAGTTAAAATATCGCTTTCGTGCGATATTTACAGGATTCGGCGTTGATAATGCCGGACTAACAGAATTAACTAAACAAGTAGTTGACATTAAACGCCCAAACGTAAATTTTAACCCAATTACAATTGACGTTTATAACTCAAAGGTTTTCCTACAAGGTAAACCGGAGTGGCAAGATACAACTATTAACATTCGCGACGACGCCACTGGCGCTGTTAGTAAAATGGTTGGTCAGCAAGTTCAGAAGCAATTTGACTTCTTGGAACAAGCTAGTGCTCCAAGTGGCGGCGACTATAAGTTTAGTATCACATACGAAGTATTAGACGGCGGTAATGGCGCTACTACTCCTAATGTTCTCGAATCGTGGGAATTAGATGGTTGCTTCCTAAGTCAAGTTGATTGGGGCGATATGGCCTATAATAGTAATGATCCTGTTCAGATTGCATTAACTATTAAATTTGATAACGCTATTCAAACAAGTGGTATAAGTGCTACTGTTTCACCTGCAATAGCTGGTACCCCTGGCGGTACAGCAGTAGGCGGTACTGGTAGTTAATAAGTAACTTATTAATATTAAACCCGGAGTTAAAACCCGGGTTTTTTATTGACCATAAATAATAGTATGAGCATAAATCATATCCTAAATAGTAAATCTTCTACTATGCGTAGTTATCAACATGCATCTCGTATTTTTGTTGATGGTAATTATCGATTAAGTCCTAAGTACGGATTCTTGTTCTATGTAGAATTTGATTTTAACCCACTGATTAGTAATGTTAGTAATACTTCTGCACAAGAAATGGGAATGATTGTTAAAAATATCAATCTACCAAAATTCACAATGGATATTAAAGCGCACAATGCTTATAATCGTGTGAACTTAGTTCAAAATAAAATTAAGTATGACCCTATTAACATTGTATTCCATGATGATCAAGCAGATACCGTAAGAGATTTCTGGTATGACTATTATAGTTTCTTCTATCGTGATAGTGATTACAACGATGCTACATACAGTATTGTTAATAAGTACCAAGAGCGTCCTAGCTTCGAATGGGGGTATACTCCGCGCCCTGTTAGTAGTTATAATGCAGCTAATGCATATCAAAGCTATCAATATATACAGGCTATAAGAATTTATAGTTTGTATCAAAAGAACTTTGCCGAATATGAATTAATTAATCCTATCATTACAAGTTTTAGACATGGTGAACATAACACAAGCGAAGGAACTGGACTATTAGAACACCAAATGAGTGTTCAATTTGAAACAGTAAAATATCAAACAGGATACACTACACAAAATACGGTAGGGGGTTATATAGATTTACATTATGACAATACTCCAACTCCGTTAGTAACAAATCCATCTGACGTTAATCTAGTAGATAACGGGCATGGCGGCGTTGCTACTGCCCCAGACACAATAACAGATTTAGCAAATTTTAATTTATCCACTAGTGGCGGTCAAGTTGTACCACAGCCATCGAGCTCTGCTTTAGCGGCATCAGTTTCATTCTCATCTATTACAAGTTCACTTTTATCAACGTCGGCTACCAATGGCGTTAACGCAGGCGGATTTGCATTACCTGCATTAGGAAGTTTAACCTCGGGGCTTAGTAATAGCAATTTAATACAACAACAACTACAAGCGGCAACTATAAGTCTTGCTGGTAGAGCAGCGTCTACTTTAGCTGGAGGAGTAATTGGTGGGATCACATCAGGCTTAGGACCAGCTGGTACAGCAGTTCTTGGGCTGGCAGTATCAGCAATCGCTAATCCAAGTGCTACACTTAAAACTGCCGAAAACATGGCTATTAATTATGCAACAAATGCGGCATCTTCGGCAATTCAAAATGCATTAAATCCAATTGCTAATAAGATTCAAAGTGAGATATCAGGCTTCATTGGTGACAACATTACAACTCCTGTTACTGCGGCACTAGGCGATGCTAGTACATATATACAAAATCAAATCGGCGAAGGCCTAGCAAGCTTCTCGTTTGGCGGAGCAGATGATGCAGTTACCGCAGCATTGTTTAGCGGTGATTCATCATATGATGCTGCTGCAGGGTGGTCAAGTTAATTATGTCTACTAATCAAATTTCAACAGCAACTAATGTACAAGGTCCGGACCTTTCTAATGTACAAAATAATACGCAAAAGTTTTTTAATAACTTTTTTGCAAGAGATTTTGCCATTGGCGCTGCAAATGATATTATTGTTGCTTATTTTGAAAAATACACAGGTAGTGCAACAAATGGAAAAATGTTAGCAGCAACAGTTATCTATACAGCACAAGCACAAAATCTTGATCCAATGGCAGTACTTTCACAATTTCAAAAGTTAACACCCGGCCAAGTTGATAATTACTTAGCTGCATTTTTAAACTTTAATCGTGTGCCCACAAGCACAATCGGGGTTAAACAGATTCAACAAACAAGTCCGTTTATAACTAGAAGTATACTACCATAATGGCAAAATACGCTCAAGGCAAATTTCAATTAACTAATCCGCAAAAGTATGCAGGAAACAAAGCCCCAACATATCGTTCAAGTTGGGAATTTGTGTTTATGCAGTTCTGTGATAACAATCCTAGTATTATTCAATGGGCTAGTGAAGCAGTACACATTAACTACAGGAATCCATTAACGGGTAAAAATACTATATATGTACCAGATTTCTTAATTACATATCAAGATTCTGGCGGCGCCCAACGAGCAGAAATTATTGAAATCAAACCTAAAAAAGAAACTACCTTAGAAGGTGCTAAGAACATACGTGATCAAGCCGCTGCTATTCTCAACCTTGCCAAGTGGGAAGCTGCACGTCAATGGTGCAAAGCACATGGTCTAACATTTAGAGTAGTTACTGAGGACATGATTTTCCATCAGGGTAAGCGTTAATACCAATAAATATTGGTATGACTAAAAAATTAGAATCACTCTTTAATCTTCCGCCATCCAATGATGCAGAAGATACCACCCCAGAACAAGCTAACAAGTTTATCCGAGACAATAAAACAACCATTGCTGAAGTTGATTCGGCAATTGACAAAATTGATGCAGCCCTTCCTACTGTACGTGATTTAGAAACAGGAGACGACGAGCTAGACGAATTAGCCAAACTAGCACAAGATAAAGCCGAAGATCTAATGGATTTAGGTATGAATGTTGAGCCTCGATTTGCTGGAGTTATCATGCAAACAGCCGGAGTATTGCTAGGACATGCTATTACAGCTAAAACTGCTAAATTAGACAAAAAACTAAAAATGGTACAATTACAACTAGCTAAAGCCAAGTTAGATTATCAAATTGAAAAAGATGCCGCGAGTAAGGGTCCTGTAGAAGAAGCAATAGAAGGACACGGCGTAGTATTTGACCGCAACGAATTACTAAAACAGATTATGGGTAAGAAAGATAATTAACCTGATTTGTATAAATATAGAATATAGGAAATAAAAATGAAATCGTTCCAATCATACATTTTTGAATTAAATAAGCCAAGTGAGTTTCGTATTAAACTTGCTGGTATTAATCCAACTGGTCCAGTAATGGAAAGCATTAAAAACGCACTAGAAGCATTTCAACTTGAAAGCGTTAGTACTGTTAAAAGTTTACCAATCCAAGAACACCGCGAGTTCCCACAGTGGGGCGGTCCATGCGAAGCATATCAATTTGATGTTAAATTAGCATACCCAACTACTAGTATGTCTGTCCGTCAGACTATTAAAGAACGTGCTCAAATCAACGTAGACTGGATTAACGTTCGTAACTTACTTGAAGCAGAGAACATTGAAGAAGCCGAAGCACTCGGTAAAGACCATACTGGCTCACTACTAGATGTTGAAGATCTGGGTGGCAGTACAGAAGGTCAATCATTGGCAGGACAGGTTCGCATTGGTAGTTTATTAAAAGAATTAGAGTCCCGCAAGTTTGATTTTGCTACAGACGACACTAACTTAGACAAAGTATTTCAAAGCAAAAAAGGTACAGATACAAACTCTATACCACAAGGCGATGTATCTCCAGAGGGTACAAAGCAAAACAAAATTTATCGCAAACCAAAAGGCAATTAATCATGAGCAAGAATCACCCACACGACAATATCTATTCCATCTTAGGCAAGTTGGACGCACTAAAGCCAACTCCAGAAGAGAAGCGTATGTCTCTTGTAAAAGAAATCCGCGAAAGCATTGAAGCTCAAGGTAGTATTGTTGAGGGTGTCGATGCTGTTCAAGCTAAACTAGCTCGTCAATTTGCCGAAGGCAAAGACGAAGGCAAGCCAGGTAAAACATTTGCTAAGATTGCTAAATCGGCTGGCAAACACTATGGTTCAGCCGAAGCTGGTAAGCGTGTAGCCGGTGCAGTTAAAGCTAAGTTAGCCAAGCAAGGTAAGTTAGAAGAAGGTGATGTTGTACCTACCGCTACCGGACTAAAGCATAAAGGTACAACAGGGTACGGCGCAGATTATGATGCTGGCCGTGGTCAAGAATTTTCTAAACAAAAACATCATGCAGATCTTAGTAAGGTTGATAAGACACTCACTAAAAGTCTTGAAAAAGGCATGGATGTAACACTAGATGAGAAAGCTCCTCCAGGCATGGAGAAGATGGTTCGTAAGTTGAAAAAAGAATATCCCGGCGAAGAAGGCAAAGCATTTGCTACTGCTTGGTCAATTTACAACAAGAAGCATGGTAAGAAAACTGAAAGCCGTGATGCTTGCCCCGGTTGTAACGAGTGCAGTATGGAAGAAGCTCTAAATCCGGAGCAAAGCAAACGCCATGACGCTAAGTCTAAAGAAGAATTTATAAAAATGTGCCGAATTGAAGGCATGTCCGACGAACAAATCAAGCGCAAGTTAGCCCGTTGGTCTAAGGTACCCGGTCAAGAGCACATGAAGGGTATGAAAGAAGATCCACAAGAAGCATTTCAAGAAGGCGAACTTACACGTAAACATGGTGTAACAAAACATATTAAAACAGATTATCCTGGTTATCCAAGCGATGATTTGGAAAAAGATGATGATGGACGCACTGGTCCTAAGGCTGTTGGCGGTCGTGGTCGTCCACGCAAAGCAAGTACAGTTAATCCACGCATTGATCCTAATGCACCTAAAAAAGGTCGCGGTCGCCCATCGAGTACTAAATCGGTTGGTGCAAGTAGTTTAGCTGATCCGTTTGGCCGCACTACTGGTGTAGCACCAAAAGGACAAAAAGGTAAAGTACATTCTATGTCTGAAGCAATGAATATGGTAACAAAAAACTTATTAACTGAAGGTCGTTACTTAGAAGATAGCAATGGCGAATCATTTAATCATATTATGAATCGTTTCCGTACTGAAGTTAAAGCATTTGAGCAAGGCAACGACTTAGATAACGACTTATATGATGCATTGTTTGACTATTATTCAGAGTGCGGCGAAATGCCATATGGCGTACAAAAAGCACGTGACGGCGATCCGTATGAATGGGTAGCAGAAAAGTTAGGCGCCGAGTTAGGCGACGTTGCGTATGGTAGCGATCCTGCTAATGCAGAAGGTTTTGGTATCGAGGATGAAGCTGCTCCAGCTGGTATTGGACACGATTTAGTAAGTCCGGAACAACGTGTAGCACAATCAACTCCTGCTAAGCCGGGCGTTATGGGCGCAGTTAAAGACGTTGCACAAGGCGCAAGCAATTGGTTACGTGGCAAACCAGAAACAGGCCCTACATACGAAGAAGCCGATCCAATGGAACACGAATTAAATGAACTAGCACGTTTAGCTGGATTACATTCAGCTGGTAGTCAAGTACGTGAAAGTTTTGACCAGTCACAACCCGAGTTTAGTTTAAACACAAGCATTGATAGCGAAGGTCGTAAGTCTGTTAGTGTTAGTGCAGAAGGCGAACAAGCAGAAGCATTATTACAAATGTTAAAAATTGCTGGATTAGGTGGTGGCGATAAAGCACGTGAACTACAAGCCGGTCACAGCGAAGAAGGTTGTGAAGAAATTGAAGATGAAGGTAATGAGTTTAGTGGCGAATTAGCCCAAGCTCGCGCACAGCATCAAGATACATTTGATGTTGGTGGCCATGAGTATGAAGTCGATGAAGCAGATGCTCCAGTTGATTCTCCTGCTACTCAACCAGCTAATGCTCCAGATGAGAAGTACGCATCAATGAGAGCAAGCACTATGGGCCCAGGCGAAGGTGATGCAGGAGAAAAAGCAATGAATCCAGATCGTCCAACTAATAACAATGGCGATAATGCACTAGCAACTCCTCCAACAAGAGCACAAAAAACTCTTATTCAGGTAGCAGCACTTGAATCTAAATTAGCCGCAGAATACGAAAGTATTAAGAAAGTTATTAAGTAATGAAAATTACCGAGATTATTACTGAAGCTAATAATACCGATTTGAACAATGACGGAATCCCGGATAGTCAGCAAACAGCTACACCGGGATTGCGTAGTCATACAAATTTAGATAACTCTAGTCCGTATCATCCTTGGCGCTATGCTGCATTGTTCTTAGCCGGTGCCGGCGATAAAAGCGGCGAGTATGAGCATCAACCTGCTAAAGATGGACCAAACGGTCAGTCATTGGTAGCAGCAGCGTATAGCGAAGGTGAACGTGCTATTTTAGATCAAGCATCTAAAGCATTTGGCCCTGAAGCAAATTATACTCAACTTACACCAGATGGATCCAGTGAAATTAAAGATGTAAATAGCACCAGCCCAATTCGTAAAGTTGGTGCAATTCAGCGTAAATCAAAATAATGAAACAGTATCGCATTACACAAGCAGACTTTGTATTGTCTGGGGAGTCCGGCGATGCGGATGCTATTATGGATGCCCGCGATTTAGCTGAGATTAAAAAATTAGCTGGTATAACAGGTTTGCTAGAAGCAGAAGCAGGTATGTATACTGGACAAAACACAGTACCACAAGCCAGCGAAGGTGGGATAGTAAGTCCGGTTGGTAGTAACATTAGTACCACAGCAGAAGATCGTCGTGAACTAGAACGTGAATACGGCGCACGTCCGGGAACTGATTTATGGTTTATTATTAACTTTACTAAGCCTTACCTTAACGGAAGTCTGCGTAAACACATTGAGGACTATTTAACAAAACATCCTGAGTACCGCATTAAGCCGCATCCAGGCGATTAAGCTATACGCTTGTCTAATCCCAGGTATTGATTCCATGAGTTCTGTTTTACGCTAAAGTCCATTTTCTTCCATTGATTTACTAAACTATAGTAGTCTGGCTTGTACGGCATAACCCGTGGGCGTATATTAGTCTTATGCCCCTTAGCACTATTGCAACTCTTACAACTAGTTGTACAGTTTTCCCAATTAGTCTTACCGCCAAGCATACGTGGAACAACGTGATCAATGGTTAGTTCGTCGTAATCAAATACATCGTCACAGTATTGACACTTAAACAAGTCACGCATATATAAGTTATAACGACTAAACTTAACGTGCTTCTTATAGTGGAAATAATCTTTAGTTACGCAGACACTCGGCACGTTTATTGCCACCCTTTCGGAATGAATGATCCAATCGGGATATGTTTCAATGACATGAACCCGTCCAAGATACATTAACTTGATAGCGTGTTGCCATCCGATAACACTTAGCGGCAATACGCTAATTGGCTCGTAGTTTGAGTTGAGTAGTAAAGTGTCTGACATTTTTGATAATATAAATAATTATTATACTATATATCGATATAACCAGTCAATGACAATTAAAAATAAATTAGTAATATACTACCCAGTTGGAGCTCGCGGCGATTTTTTGGCAGCTATTTTGTTAAATGCAAAACCGCGATTCTTTGATTATAGTATGATACGATATCCACCTGAATTTATTGAAGAATATTATAAATTGCATGATATAGATGCAAATCCACAATCGAGATTTTTTAAAGGATCGGTAATGGATATAAAACGGAATAGGTCTATTCGAATAAAATTAAATAGTATAGATGATTTTTTAAGTTCTGTTTATTATCGTATGATCAAAGTTGAAAAGCATACATTAAATTTACCATATGTATTTAAAAAGTTAGTTGATCACGAATTATTTGGAAGACGTATTGATTATAATTTTAAGTATACTGTTAATTTCGCTGATTTATTTGATGTAGACTTTTTAAAAGATTTCTATTATACATACAATCAAATAACAATGCCGGATGAATTATTAGCTCCGATTATACACAATATTGGATTACAACCCAGAGTAACAGTTGATAATTATTCCGAATATATAACAGACTTATCCCCGCATACTGTTACCCAAGTTAAAAACAAGATGTGTTTATAATTACTTAAATACTATATATGAGTAAAGACCTAGCAACCGCAATTATTAAAACTCCGTATAAGAGTATGTCCTATACTGAGCAACAAATCTTGGAGTTTGCCAAATGTGCGGACCCAGTAACTGGAGCACGTTACTTTATGAGTAACTACTTCTTTATTCAACATCCAACTAAGGGTAGTATCCAATATCACCCATTTGAGTATCAAGAACGCTTAATTGATGCATACCATCAAAATCGCTATAGTATATCATTAATGCCACGTCAAACTGGTAAGAGTACAAGTGCAGCGGGTTACTTGTTGTGGTATGCAATGTTTGTTCCAGATAGTACTATTTTGGTCGCGGCGCACAAATATATTGGTGCACAAGAGATTATGCAACGTGTACGCTATGCGTATGAGAACTGCCCAGACTTTATACGAGCAGGAGTGACAAGTTATAACAAAGGATCGTTAGACTTTGAAAACGGTTCACGTATTGTATCACAAACAACAACCGAAAACACAGGGCGTGGTATGTCTATATCACTACTATATTGTGATGAGTTTGCGTTCGTTCGCCCCACTATTGCATCAGAGTTCTGGACTGCAATTACACCTACATTAGCAACTGGTGGTAAATGTATTATTACATCAACTCCAAACTCAGACGAAGATCAGTTTGCACAAATCTGGCGTCAAGCTAATAATTGTTTTGATGAATACGGTAATTCTACTCCTTTAGGTAAAAATGGATTTAAAGCATTCCGTAGTCAGTGGCAAGAACATCCAGACCGGGACGAGCAATGGGCAAGAGAAATGCTTGCCCAATTAGGCGAAGAACGTTTCCGTCGTGAGATGGAATGTGAGTTTATTATCTTTGATGAAACGTTGATTAATCCATTACACTTAGCTGAAATGGCTGGAATTGATCCTATAGAGAAACAAGGACAAATACGTTGGTATAAAAAGCCAGAACGTAATAAAACTTACGTAGTTGCATTAGATCCAAGTTTAGGCACGGGGTCAGATCCTGCGGCTATACAGGTATTTGAGTTACCCGGGCTTAAACAAGTAGCAGAATGGAGTCATAATAAAACAATCGTACAACGACAAATCGTTATTATGAAAGAGATATGTGGTTACCTAGCAGATGTAGCTGGTAACACAAACGTATATTACTCTGTAGAAAACAATACATTGGGCGAAGCAGCATTGGTTGTTATTGCACAAATGGGTGAAGAAAATATTCCAGGTACATTCTTAAGTGAACCTCGTTCCGCTGGTGGTGGTGGAACACGTTGGCGAAAGGGATTTAATACAACTAACAAATCTAAGTTAAGTGCTTGTGCTAAGTTCAAAAGTTTGATTGAAACACGTAGACTAATAATCGCTAGTAAAATGTTAGTCAGTGAGCTAAAGAATTTTATTGCTGTTGGCGGAAGCTATAAAGCTAAAATTGGTGAGCATGATGATTTAGTTATGAGTTCGTTATTGGCAATCAGAATGATTATGATGGTACAACAATTTGATGCTAGTTTAGATATGGAACTAAAAGATACTATAGATAACTTTATAGAGCCGATGCCTTTTATAATGTTCTAATATGAAAATAACGCCGGTAGACCGATATAATAGAATATTTCATATTGAGGATATATTTCCAAAAGAGCTATTAGATACAGTAATAGCACTAGATTGGTCAAATATGGACTGGAAGCGTGGTGACGCACAAGAAAATTGGTTACGACGTCATATAGAGTGCGATGCCAATCCTGCTTTACAAACGGTAGTAAATTATATATGGGATTCGATAACAGAAATAAGCAATATCTGCGGAGTTGCGTTTACTAATCCATATCCTCCAACTTGGTGGTGGTACGATGAACCGGGGTTTGATGTGGGTATCCACACCGATGGGCACTTACCTGCGACAATGCAGTTATTTTGGATAGCACTTGATGATTCGTATGCAACAACATTTTATAATTCGAAGAATCCCAGTGATCCGATGACCAATCTAAGATTTATTCCAAATTCGGGATATATAATGTTAAATCAACCTAATGCAGACGGATCGCAACCATTACAATGGCATGGTATGTTAAATAAAGTACCAATTGACACTTTTAGGCTTACTAGTTATACCACATTAGGCACTTACGAGAATAAATAGTATTATGAAAGAAATTGAATCCATCTCTACTGCATTATTTGACAAAGTACGCTCACGCTTCCCTAATGTGACGTTAGGCGACGAAAAAGCTAAAGCATGTACTGATCCCTCTGAAGCACGTTTTTTTAATTTTACATACAGCGGTGCAGATGGTGCAGAGTTTGGTAAAGTAACTATTAGTTTAATCGACGAAGAATCTGTAAAAGTATATTTTGGGCAAAACATCTCTGGCGAGATGGACCGCGAACAACGCAAAGAATGGTATGAATTTTTACGTAATTTAAGACAGTTTGCAAAACGCAATTTACTTACATTTGATACACGTGATATCAACAAATCTAATTTACAGTTGCAAGATATTAAACAACAAGCAAAAACAGATGATGTAGCTACAATTGACGACGTCGCTGTTACGGAAAGTAAATTATATGGTACTAGTCGTAACAGTTATGCTGATATGGGCGAGTGCAAGTTAATTATTAAACACGATGGGTTAGTCAGCGACGAAAAACGTGGCGATCGTAGTCGTAGAATTAAAGAAATATTTGTAGAAACAAGCAAAGGCGAGAGACTGTTATGCCCCACTAAAAATCTACATGCGGCTAGAGCATTAGCACAAAATATTGCACATGGCGGCAACATGTATGACGAACATGCTACTCATATTTGTGAGTTAGTTAAAGAAATGGCAGCAATGCAACATTTTGTTCGTAGTACTAAAAACCGTCAATTTGAAGATCAAGAAACAGCAGATATGACACATGCGGCTGTCCATCATTATGATCAAGTTAAACGTACACTACGTCAAATGCGCGGCGCTCGTGGTTATCGCAGTTACTTTGAAACATTCAGTCCAGCAGAAAATCCTCTGGAAGGTATTGATGTTGATGCACTAAAAGAACGATTTGTTAAGAAAATATACGATCAGCGTTTTGATGAAGCATTGCCATACGTAGAACGTGCATATCAACAACAAAAAGCTAGTGCCGGTCAAGCTGGATCTGAGTTAGAGGAGTGGGCAAACAGCGTCACTGAATCAACTTGGGCTAAACCGGATAATGCTGATAAAATTCGTGCATTAGTTGAATTGTTAAAAACATCATTGACCTGTGGAATTGATGGAATCGATGCACAAACTAAAATTGAACCGATTATTGGCGATGACGATTTAAATGATCAAATTTTTAATTTAAGTGTAGCACAAGGCCCTGATGCAGATTGTCGTCCGTTAGTCAAAGCATGGTTAGTACAAACCATGCCGGGATTATTAAAAGAATTAGAATTTGGTAAGAAAAATTCGCAAGACGGGCAAACCAATTGGGAACCACAAACAAGTCCACAACAAGATAATCATAATTATGGATCACAACCGAGCGGCACCAATGTTTCGAACATAACTTATTAATTGTGTTTGGTAATAAAGTTTAAAAATAGTATTTGACTTCATAAATACAAATGTTATATACTAGCAGGGTGCTAGTAAATATCTAGGCATGTAGTAAATTAAGACCATCTTATAAAGGAAAAACATCATGGCAACAACATTAGCAGAAATTCGCGCAAAATTAGCAGCAACAGAAAATCGCGGTCAAGGTAACAAACAATCGGGTGGCGACAACGCTATCTATCCACATTGGAACATCGCAGAAGGCTCCACAGCTCGCGTTCGCTTCCTACCAGACGGTAATACAAAAAATTCATTCTTTTGGGCAGAACGTGCAATGATCAAATTGCCATTTGCAGGCGTTAAAGGCCAATCAGATAGTAAGCCAGTCATTGTTCAAGTTCCATGTATGGAAATGTATGGTGCGGCTTGCCCAATCCTTGCAGAAGTTCGTCCATGGTTTAAAGATCCTTCTTTAGAAGAAATGGGTCGTAAGTACTGGAAGAAGAAGTCTTATGTATTCCAAGGCTTTGTACGTGAAAACGCACTAAGTGACGATAAAGCACCAGCGAATCCAATTCGTCGCTTTACAATCAGTCCACAAATTTTTAACATCATCAAAGCAGCTTTAATGGATCCAGAAATGGAAGAATTGCCAACTGACTTGCAACGTGGTTTGGATTTCCAAATCATCAAAACAAGTAAAGGTGGCTACGCAGACTATAGCACAAGTAAATGGGCTCGTAAAGAATCTGCATTAACAGCAGAAGAACAAGCGGCAATTGACGAACATGGTTTGTTCAACTTGTCAGACTTCTTGCCAAAACAACCAACAGAAGCAGACCTTAAAGTAATTAAGGAAATGTTTGAAGCTTCGGTTGATGGCCAGCCATATGATGGCGAGCGTTGGGGTAACTACTACAAACCATACGGGTTAGATGTAGGCAATGCGGCTCCTAAAGCAGATTCTGCTCCAGTAGCAAGTGCACCTGCGCCAGTCGCAGAAGCAACCACTCCGAGTCCTTTTGTCGGCGACGAAGATGACGAAGTACCTGCCCCGACTGCGCCTGTAGCGGCAGCACCGGCAGCATCGAGTCAAAAAGCTGAAGATATTTTAGCAATGATCCGTAACCGTCAGAAACAGTAATAAGCTCGCATGGGTAGGGGTCAGATGATCTCTACCCCTTTTAATTTAAAGGATTTCAATCATGGCAACAAAACCATTTGACGTATCAAAGTTTCGCAAAAGTATTACAAAAAGTATTGACGGTATTAGCGTTGGCTTTAACGATCCTAGCGATTGGATCTCAACAAACAATTACGCACTAAACTATTTGATCAGTGGCGACTTTAACAAAGGTGTTCCACTAGGTAAAGTTACTGTGTTTGCTGGAGAGTCCGGCGCAGGTAAATCATTCATTTGTTCGGGCAACTTAGTAGCTAATGCACAAAAGGATGGCATCTATGTTATCTTAATTGATTCAGAAAACGCACTCGATGAGAAGTGGCTACATGCACTTAATGTAGATACGTCGGAAGATAAGTTACTTAAACTTAACATGGCAATGATCGACGATGTGGCTAAAATGATTAGTGAGTTTGTTAAAGAATATAAAACATTGCCAGAAGCAGATCGCCCTAAAGTCTTATTTGTAGTTGACTCACTTGGCATGTTACTTACACCAACAGACGTTAACCAATTTGAAGCAGGCGATATGAAGGGCGACATGGGTCGTAAACCTAAAGCATTAGCCGCATTAGTTCGTAACTGTGTAAACATGTTTGGTAACTTAAATCTAGGTTTAGTATGTACAGCACACACATACGCATCACAGGACATGTTTGATCCCGATGACAAGATCTCAGGCGGACAGGGTTTTATCTATGCTAGTTCTATCGTTGTAGCTATGCGTAAGTTAAAGTTAAAAGAAGATGAAGATGGTAACAAGGTGTCAGAAGTTAACGGTATCCGTGCGGCATGTAAGATTATGAAAACTCGTTACGCTAAACCGTTTGAGTCAGTACAGGTTAAGATCCCTTATGAAACAGGTATGAATCCTTACTCTGGTTTAGTAGACATGTTTGAAGGCAAAGACATGCTGAAAAAAGAAGGTAACAGTTTAGTGTATACTATTACTGGCGGAGAGATTATCAAGAAGTTCCGTAAAGCATGGGAACGTAATGATGACAACTGTTTAGATAAAGTAATGGCAGACTTCATTGCTAACCCACACCAAAAAGTTATTCCAGTAGCAGAAGTAGTTGATAATGAAACTGGAGAAATCACAGCAGAGGAAGTAGCAGAATGAATACAATAGAAAACAAAGATGGATTGTACAATTTAATCGGGATTCCCGAAACTGGTGTCTTGTGCGCTAATCCAGAAGATATTATCATAGTTCACGTTGATCCAGAAAATACGCCAGAGCAAATGCATGAGTATGCTAAAAAAATCATTGCAGTATTGCCTACTAATAAAATTGTAGTCCTGCCTAAGAATGTATTAATTTCAACATTTCCGGCAGATATGGGTAATGGCGTATATGTTGCACAAGTATTGGAGACAGAATGAATATCGACGTAGAAGTTCTTAGCGAACTATATACTATTATGAAACAGTACGTTCCTGCAAAGGATCGCCAGGAATGTGCCGATAACTTAATGAGCGTTATGGTTGATATGTTAGGTGACCAAGAGCTTAAAGAGTTTGGCACTACTGATGCAACACTAAAGAAAGCTCTTAAAGAGTACTCTACAGATGATGACGACATTGAAGATGTTGATGGGGAAGAGTGGTAATCTGTGTGGTATAATAAGGTAGTACGCAACCTTGGTGAGATTCCTGCATTCATTGAATATTATGAGCGGGAATTAGTTGCGGCTCGGGCAGATGTTAAAATACAAGGCAAAGTTGAAAAAGAATTAAGCAACTTACCTGGCGAAACAGAGTATCGTTTTAATCAATTGCAAGAAATTGAAGCAGTACTAGAGCATCTTAATATACAGTTACGTAAGATTAGGCAGAAGCACTATAAAAAGTATTTAGAAGCATACGCAAGAGCATTAACAAGTCGTGATGCTGAAAAGTATGCTGAAGCCGAAGACGAAGTTATTGATATGGAAACAATCATCAACGAAGTAGCACTATTACGCAACAAATGGCTAGGTGTCATGAAAGGTATTGAGTCAAAGAACTTTATGCTGGGACATGTAGTTCGGTTAAGAACAGCAGGAATGGAAGATATTACGGTATCATGAAAATTTTATGTACACGAAGTAACGAACACGAAACTGATCACTTATCAGATATGTTAATACACGGATTTGCCAGTCTAGGACACGAAGTTGTTGATGCTCCTAGAATTTGGCATATCTATAACGATGGACAGTTAGGCCCAAACGGCAAAGAACGTAAAACATTACACGGCCGCGGGTTTACATTAACTAGTGTCATTGACACCGATAGTGCCGACCGTACAGATATAGAAACTAAGATTCGTAATCAATACTTTGATGTTATTGTGCTAAGTCGTGCAGACTTTAAAAGTGAATACGAAGATTTAATTCTTGAGGTATATCCTAAGAGCAAGATTATTATCATTGATGGCAAAGATCAAGGCGACTTAACGCACTATAGAAATCACATACATTTAGTTGATGCTGGCACTTACTTTAAACGTGAACTATACTTCAACGATGCTAGAATACATCCTATTAGTTTTAGCTTTCCTAAACAAAAGATTGTTGACTGTACAGGTATTGCAAAAGAAAAAATAATGTCGGGCGCAAAACCTATTCCCGGGAGTGACCAAACAAAGTATACGTTTGATAATGAAGTTGATTATTATCGGGATTATGCTAGTAGTTACTTTGGCGAAACTATGCAAAAGGGCGGATGGGATTGCCAACGCCACTACGAAATTATGGCCTCGGGTGCAGTTCCAATTTTCCACGGAATAGAACATTGCCCGCCTAACACTTGTGCCAGTTTACCTAAAGATTTGCTATTGGCAGTAAATGGATTAGTAACTGAACATGGGGTAGAATGGTTTACTACAGAGCCCGGTTTAACTGTATATAATGAATTACAACGTCAAATATTTGATCACTTTATTAATAATTGTACATCGGAAGCAACAGCTAAGTACGTATTAGACACCCACAAAAATCAAAATCAATGACAGACTGGAAGCAACGAGCTACTGAATTACTAGAAGAGTTTGATCTTTGCTGTCAGGCAAAGCCTAAACACGATGCAATTGATATACAATTAGAAAAAGATAGTTGTGCTAAGTTTGCCTATCACCTGGCTACTCAGCGTGGATGGGGAACAGACAATGAAATTGCTAAAGCATGTTACCAACTTGAACCTAGACTTAATAAATTAAAAGAAAAATTAGTAATGGAAATATTAACCAATGGCCCTGTTTAAAAATCCACAGGAAAGCCACGAACACAGCTTAAAAGTATTAAACGCTATAAGGGAATACGATACATTCTTAGAAAGTCTTACTGTTATTGCCGATATGGGCGCCGGTAGCGGTCTTGACGCAGAATGGTTTGCTACATTAACTACTAGAGATGATACCCCCGAACCACTTAATTATATTGTATATGCAGTTGACCAAAATATAAGTCAACTTGAAGTAGATACTCGAGTAATTAAAAATATTATACTACAAGAAGGAAACTTTGAAGATCGTATAATTCCACGCACAGCCGATTTAATATGGTCACACGATAGTTTTCAATTTGCACGTGATCCATTTAAAACATTAGCAACATGGAAAAACTCAATGAGTGTTAATGGTATGTTAATATTAAGTATACCACAAACTACATATTGGGATAGTAGAATTGGTCGATTAGTGGTTAGTGTTCATAATGGTCAATACTTCAGTTATAATTTACTTAACTTGATGTATATGTTAGCTATATCGGGATTTGACGCCAGAGATGCGTTCTTTTATCGTGACCCTGATAGTCCCTGGTTATATGCGGCTGTATATGCTAGTGAAGAAGGACCATTAGACAAGAACACAACGTGGTATGATTTAGCAGATCGTAATTTAATCAATGATAGCGTTATATCCAGTGTAAACAAATATGGATACGCTAGACTAGAAGATGTTGTAGTCAGATGGTTTGACAAAAATTATTATCAAATAAACAACTAATATGAAAATTGTAATTGTAACAGGCGGGTATGATCCTATACATAGCGGCCACATTAGATATCTAAATGCCGCACGAGAACTAGGCGATTGGTTACTAGTTGGCATTAATAGCGATGCATGGCTAGAGCGCAAAAAAGGCCGTGCATTTATGCCCTTTGCAGAACGTGAAGCAATACTGTACAACATAAAGTCGGTAAATGCTGTCCGTGAGTTTGATGACTCAGATGGTAGTGCGTGTGATCTACTTGAATGGGTTAAGACAAACTTTCCCTACGCAGAAATCATATTTGCCAATGGCGGCGATCGAACACAAGAGAACATTCCCGAAATGCGAGTGGAAGGTGTTACATTTGCGTTTGGTATTGGCGGCGAAGATAAGGCCAATAGCAGTAGTTGGATCCTTGAGGAGTGGAAAGCACCCAAAACTCAACGTTCTTGGGGATATTACCGTGTATTACATGATGTAGAAGGCACCAAAGTTAAAGAGCTTACAGTTGACCCGGGTAAAAGCCTAAGTAATCAATCACACGCCGAGCGTTCGGAATACTGGATAGTAACAGAGGGACGGTGCACAGTTAAATTAGAAGGTCAAGCTCCGCAAGAATTGGGTAAGCATGATACTATTTGTATTCCCGTTAATGCATTACATTTATTGGCTAATCCATTTACAGAACCCTGCAAAATAGTAGAAATACAATATGGCGTTCGTTGCGTGGAAGAAGATATAAAGCGTAGATAAATACTAGATGCGTAATTTAATTGATATCCTAGGCCAACCCGAAATACTATCTGAAGCAATGATGCTTGCTAAAGAGTGGAATAAAGAAAAATACTGGACAGCGTTTGTAGATAATCTACGTACTGGACAAACAACTTTTAATTTTAAACTTAAAACTTCTGATCTTGTTCCTGGTAGTATTACAAATGCCGACGAAGTGGTTGAAAGAGTAGAATATGCATTTAATGGTAACTTTTCACCTGCTACCAGAAATGACCTACTAAAAGCAATTACAGTTAAGGCAGTTGAGTTAGATGATGAAGATCAACCAATTGAAGGTAAAGAATTCGTGGCAAGACTTAGTCAAATAGCTAAGGATGAAAAAATCACCGGCGAACTAAAGCCCAACATGGGCGATATTGCCGAGGCGGTACTAGGTTGTGCTGTTACTGCTAAGTTTGAAAAACTTGGTGCAGAAATTTCAGTAGATGATGCCAAGGCAGTAGGTCGTCGTGTAGCAGAAGCCGGCGGAGCAATAACAGGACTAGCTGGTAAAGACCAATTATACTTTAGAGTAAGCATACCTACTATTTCTAAAAAAGCCTTTTATGCATTCCTTGACAAAGACCCGCGAGGCAAAACATTAAAAGATTATAATATTCCTGCAGAAAAAGTTGAGAAATTTAATAGCTATCTTACCAGTGCAGTAGAGTATGCTAATACATCAAAGCGTGTGTTTGCAGCTATACAACGTGCTCGGGAAGATAAACGAAAAAACAAAGTTGACGTTATCAGTGACGGTGGCGAAAAAGCCAATCAGAGTGTTACTAAAGTCGACTTGAAAGTATTAGTTGACGGAACTAGCATGAACCTATTAAGTATTAAGGCAGGTACAGTAAGCCAATTTGGGCAAGTTTCTGGGTATAACTATTCTCACTTAGCTGAATTTTTTGCTACCACAGTTGGTCTTAAACTAACCGATGCAGTTAAAAAGAAATTTGTTGAAGTAGCCAAAGGGGCTCGCGGCGAGGAAGCATTCAAACAAAAAATGAAAAATTATACCAATGGGGTTAGAGCAGCCTACGGTGAAATTTTTAAACAACTTAATGCAATGTCCAAGACTGATCCTGCTAGTTTAATTAAACGTGTATACGCAGGCACATTGTTTCATCTGACTAGAGGCGAAGCTGGTGTTGAGATGGTAATTTTAGAACCTAGCGCAAAGAAAGCGTTTTCTGAATTATCATTCGGTCCAGAGTTCCGTAAAGCACTAAACCAATTACAATTATTTGTTGAAGAAGCGCATACCCCTACAGAATATTATCTACACGTCTACGGAATTCCAAAAACAGACGTAGCAAGAAAAGTATTTAAATCCAAAGAGCGTTTGGTTACTTTAAAATCAAGAGTCGAGGGTGCAACCAAGTTTCATAATACAATTGGTATGGGTTCATTGCTTAAAGACCTAGCAGACATTGAAAAGATTATTCAGCGACCAGCAAAGGCCGTACCAAAAACTGCTCCAGTTGCACGAGCACCAGTTGCTCAAAAGCCGCCAGCGATCCCTCCTCGCCCAACTAAACCCCCAGTAGCACAAGCACCAATGCCAGCACCAAATCCAGAAATGGACGAACCTGTTGCTGAACCACGCGGTCGCAGAACCACTGCCCAAACGGTAAGACCGCGCCGGTAAATCGTTTGACCTTTAATTCTCAATAGTATATAATAGTTACTTAGTAGGGCCTTTAGCTTAATGGTAAAGCAATCGACTCATAATCGATGGAGTGAAAGTTCAATTCTTTCAAGGCCCACCAGATTTGAAGTATAAATAGAAACACCGCCTCGATGGTGGAATTGGTTTACACAGCGGTCTTAGAAGCCGTCCCCGAAAGGGTTGAGAGTTCGAGTCTCTCTCGAGGCACCACACAATTCAATTAGGAAATATTATGTCAATTACATTAGAAAACTTAAAATCGGCATTTGCAGGTGAGTCGCAAGCATTTACCAAGTATATGTATTTTGCTAAAATCGCACGTGCAGAAGGTAATGAAGATATTGCTCTACATTTTGAACATACTGCCGGTCAAGAACTATTACATGCACACGGACATTTAGAATTATTAGTAAGCAAGCCAACTACAGCTGAATGTTTGCAAATGGCAATTGATGGCGAAACGGAAGAGTTTACTCATATGTACCCAACAATGCTTAAAGAAGCTGTTGAAGAAGGTAATATTGTTGCTGCACTCGAAGCACAAACACAAATTGACGAAAGCAAAGAACACGCCGACGAATTTACCACTATCCTTGCCAAAGCAGAAAAGCGTTTTGCTGCATTAGCAAAAGTTGAGAAGCGTCATGCAGAAGCGTATCAATCAAAATTGGAGACACTATAATGGAACATGTTTGTATTGTATGTGGACACGTTCACAATGAAGCAGTAGAAGGCGTATGGGACGAATTACTAGAGAATTTTGAGTGCCCAGAGTGTGGTTGCGGTAAAGAAGATTACGTAGTACAATAAGCATTGAATGGGATCGTGGAGAAATTGGTATACTCAGGAGACTTAAAATCTCCCGTCGCAAGACATGGCGGTTCAAGTCCGCCCGGTCCTACCATTAACATTCTTTCTAGCCAGTTGCATTAATGAAATCTATCTTTATACTGTACCTTCCAGGATATGCAGGTAATTTTTTAACCAGACTATTCAGCCTAGGAGCAGATACAGTACCGCATCTACCTAAAGATGAACTAACTAAAGCAGTAGATTTGGGTTGCCTCCCAGATATGGCAAACAAAATACAGTGGTATCGATTCTCAAAAGTAAATCAAACATTTGAAAATTGGCAAGAGTTTCATCGAAGTTGGCCCGATTTTTATGATAGAGAATTATTCGAAGAGTACATACAACTACTAGATCCTACTCCGGGTAATATTGTTTATAGCATACACCCCCATGAATTTGATATATTTTTGAAAGATATAACATCAATTGAGGATCGGCAGTTATTTTATGTCGAATTGGACCTAACAAAATATGCAGAATGGTTAGCTACAGCTACACTTAAACTTGGGTTTGTTTGTAGACCAAATGAAGTTGCACAGCTAAATCATTTTTGTAAATTTGACATGGAACCGATTAGTTTAACTTCTATGTTAGACTCTGAAGAATCATTTATAGAAGAATATCATAGGGTATGTGATCTAATGTCACTTGCTAAAGTTACTAGTAGTGCAGTAGAATTATATCGAGATTGGACAAGTATTAGAGGTTGACAGATAAATAACTTTAATGTACAATCAGTGCATTAGTTAACAAAGTTTTACAAAAAGGATAAATAAATTACTGACAGCCAAATTGGTGGTTGACAGTAAAAGATCAATAAGCTACAATAGATATATTATGAAATTACAGAATTTTAAACAGTCCGTACAACATACGCAACCAGCAGGGATGTCAGCCTATTGGTCAGTGAATTGTGCGCCGGCGATGTTTAATAGTAATTCAGATCGCGGCACAGAGATTAGAAGTAGGGTCCACGGAGTTATGGTTAGTTAAGTAAAAACAAATCATAAAGAACTTTAAGGACCCTAGGATATAAAAACCCTAGGGTTTTTTGTTATTAGGAACAGTATATGAATGTAAAGAACATTAGAGAGTTTACTGGCTTGGTTCTTTCAGCAGAGCAGAAGGTTGAACTGATGGAAGCCAAAGTTAGGCGAGCCGAAGCACATATTAAGAGTTTAGCAGAACAAGCTAAACTACTTGAAAAAGCTCGAGCTCGTAGATAAGAAGTAAGTGTTAACAGGAAACGAGATCCTATGCTACACTATAAACAAGCATAAATGGGCGGAACTAAGGATGGAGCACCTCGTGTGGTGTGAAAAATCTAGTTATAGTAAAGTACTTTGGATGACCATCTGGCGAGAGAAGCAGGCCGCATCGACCGCGGCTGACAAGTACATAACGCACGAAAAAGTGTAAAATGTATACCCAGAGTACTTTACTATAAACAACGCACAAGCGGCTAAGTTGGAGAGTGGCGGCTGACTGTAAATCAGTTCCTTAGGGTGAATAGGTTCGAATCCTATCTTGTGCACCAATTGAAGTATAAGTAAGTATATGCGGGTATGGTGTAATGGTAACCCGAGACCTTGCCAAGGTTTAGTTGAGAGTTCAATTCTCTCTACCCGCTCCAACTTTAATAAAATATAATGCCGAGTAGATTACTCTTTGTTGGATGTAACAAAATAATAGATTCAGTTATTAGTTTACAATTTGACAAATACCTAACACCTAAACCTAGTAAGACTATAATTTACCTAGGATCGCGTGAACATGGGGTACGTAACGATATTGATTTGCTTGGGTTATACCAACAGTACAACATAGATACCACAAATTTTAGTGTAGTACACGATTTAGATTTATTAGATACATACAAGAATATACGTCTAATTAATTTATTTCAACCATGGATTTTACAACAACTTTTAAAATTGATGGCAGTTGACACATGCAACGATAATAAAATATTAATTCAAGACAGTGATATTATATTGTTGAAACCTTATGTTTATTTTGAAAACAATATACCTGTACCATTTAAATTTGAGAATATGTCACACTCTGCAGGATATTACAAATACGTTGAAACATTTACTGGACAGTTAAGACAAACCGAAGATTGTTTTGTTACAGACTTTATGCCGTTTCGTAAAAGCGACTGGCAATCTCTAAAACAACACATTGAGCAATCATACAGAACAGATTGGTTAACAGCAATAACAACTCAATTTAAAAAGGATCACCCATATCCAAAAGGTAATATAGCGTTTAGTGAGTATGAATTGTTAGGTAATTGGTTGTTAATCAATTATCCCGATCTTAAAACAGTACAACAGTATCATTATCCGTTAACAGCAGAACGTACTAGATTTATAAAGAACAAAAATTTTGAGTTAAGTGATTTTAAAAAAGAATCATTTGACAGTATTGCTATAAAACTATATAATGATGACATAAGACTTAGTCTTGATGATGTAGATTATATAGTAAAGTATTTTACATGAGTCTCAAGTGTTACGGTAGCACAGCGGCCTCCAAAGCCTCAGGCCGGGGTTCGACTCCCTGGAGATTCGCCAGATTAAAAAGGAAATAAAATGAAATATTTGTATTATGTGTTTTACTTGCCAATGGCATTAGTTGATATATTGTTATCATATGTTATATCGTATCCACTTGCACCACTGTTGCCATTGTTTGCAACAGAACAAGACGGCCCACTAGATAATGGTGGTCATACAGGATTAGGACCAAGATTACCTAAGTGGCTTAATTGGTTTCAAACGCCCGACAATAGCTTGTATGGTGATGCCGGATTTATTGCTATTAATGGCCAAAGCTATTTGTCACAAGTTAAATGGTTATGGCGCAATCCGGCATATTCGTTTGCTATGAGTACTGTAACAAGTCCTTATACTACAAGTTTTAGTGGAGATCCAACTATCAAGGATAATGATAATGCCCGAGCTGGCTGGTGCGTAGCCCATGTAAATGATTTATTTTTACTTAGATTAGTTTTACCAATTGGATTTAGTCGTTGTATCTATTGTAACTTTGGCTGGAACATTATGGCCATTGTAGATCCTAATGTACAACCGAAGCCAACAACATGGCAAGCAACATTTGTATTCAGTCCTAGATTATCGGGATTTAGGTAACAAGTTTTATGCGGGATTAGTTTAGGGGCAAAACAGCAGATTTCCAATCTTCGGTCATCGGTTCGATTCCGATATCCCGCTCCAAGTTTTAAAGTAGTGTATTATGTTCCGAGCAAGCAAACACGGTGTAGGCGGCGGACTGTTAATCCGTTAAGCCTGGTTCGATTCCAGGGCTCGGAGCATAGTACATTATGGGGGTGTAGTGCTAATGGGAACACATCTGGTTTGCAACCAGAAATTGAGAGTTCGATTCTCTCCATCTCCACCATACGGTAATGTAGCATAATGGTAGTGCTCCACCTTCATACGGTGTTCAGTGTAAGTTCGACTCTTACCATTACCACCAAATCTTTCCTATTGCGGGAGAGTAAAACGGTTTAAACGTCAGTCTCATAAGCTGAAGACATCAGGTTCGACTCCTGCTTCCCGCAACCAATTTAATACGGCCCTCTTCTATCGCTTAACTGGATAGCTTGAGGGTTCTTTTTTGCCTCGGTAGTTTAAAAGTAGAACACCCTCCTTACAAGTGGAAGACGGCGGAGCATTACCGCAACGAGGTACCAACAATTTGCCCTATTATCCTTAATGGTAGAGGTCCTGTTTTGTAATCAGGGTGTGGAAGTTCGATTCTTTCATGGGGCACCAAGTTTTGAAGAAGCCTGGTTTAAATCCGGCCCGCCGGGAAACGGTTAATAGTCCGTCCTAGCGGTAGATTAATAATTAATAAATCGTCAAATTTAACAATCTCAGTGTAGGCAAGTGGTATGTCGCTTGGTTTGGGACCAAGACGTCGAGTGTTCGATTCACTCCACTGAGACCACAAACAATAGCCGGTTAGCTCAGTGGTAGAGCAGCGCCTTGATAAGGCGTTGGCCGCAAGTTCAAATCTTGCACCGGCTACCAAAACAATAGTGAGTTGGGCGAGAGGCTTATGCCGTTAGTTTGCTAAACTGATGATCCCTAAAAAGGTCCGTGAGTTCGAATCTCACACTCACTGCCATACACAGGGTCTTTCGTAGAATGGATATTACGCAACGCTACGGACGTTGAAATGTGGGTTCGATTCCTGCAGGACCCGCCAATTTAAAATGAAAGGAGAAGGTAATGTCGTATTATGACAAGTTGTGTGAAGTAGACGTATTAAAAGGTAAAACATTATCTTCTGTTCATAGAGATGGTGACGAGGAAATCTTGTTTGAAACAGTGGATGGTGACGTCTATCGAATGTTTCACAGCCAAGATTGTTGTGAGTCGGTGTATATTGAAAGTATTGTTGGCGATTTACAAGACTTAGTAGGTGAAGAAATCTTAGTAGCTGAAGCAAATGAAAATTTGTTTGATATATTGAAAAATGCAGGTAAAGAAGAAGATGACTGTGATGAATCATACACTTGGACATTCTACAAGTTTGCTACACGTAAAGGTTATGTAGATATTCGTTGGTATGGATCATCAAATGGTTATTACTCAGAGTCGGTAGACTTTGTAAAAGTACAAGGAGAAGTATAATGAAAGCAAGAAACATATATGCAGTATTAGCCAGTAAACGGAAGGCGGGCTCGCACCGCAAGAGCAATAAAGCTCTACGTAAATTAACTAAACAGCGGGATCGTAGCTCAAAGGCAGAGCAAGAGGCTTTTAACTTCGAGGTTGTCAGTTCAAGTCTGACCGGTCCCACCATATTAAAACATATTTGCAACCACATGGGAGTGTAAAGTCCGTGGGGAGTGTGTTTTAATATGGTACAAGACGAACAAAGGGGGATGGGCAGGGTACCCGGATTTGCTTTGCAAGCAGATAGCCTGATCGGTTCGAGTCCGATATTCTCCACCAATTACTTGTATGTTTTAATATGGTAGAGCGGCGGAGTAAGCATAAATAACTTAAAGGATATATTATGCTTATTTGTAAATTTTGTAATAAAGAATGTAAGTCGCCGAACTCCTGGAGAAACCACGAAAGATTGTGCCACTCAAATCCAAACAGACAAATATCAAGTTTCACTTGGTATAATTACGAAAATAAAGTTGCGTGGAACAAAGGAAAAACAAAAGCAGAATTCCCTTCACTGGCACGACCTAACCAAATTGGGAAAAAGTTTGGATCTGCACTTACTGGGCACACTGAGGAAACTAAGAAAAAAATTAGTGCTAAGTTATCAATAAACAATAAGGGAGGAAGATCCAAGTGGTACGAAGTTGCTGGACAAAAAGTACAAGGTACTTGGGAAAGAAATGTTGCCTTAAAGTTTGAAGAGTTGCACATTAAGTGGGAAAAACTTAAAACAAATAGAGATACACTTGAGTATGTAATGGACGGAAAAACTCGATCTTATACTCCAGATTTTTTTCTCCCTGATAATAATCTTTATTTAGAAATTAAAGGACATTGGTGGGGCAACGATAGAGAAAAAATGGATATTGTATTAAAAACATATCCTGATATAAAGATTATCATCGTTGAAAAAGATGATTACGAAAAGATTTTGCGAGGTGAGCTAGTTTGGTAATTCCAGCGTATGCCTGAAGAGCATAAGAACTAGGTTCGATTCCTAGACCTCGCACCAAAGTTCTATTGAGGTATAGTGTAATGGTAACACTACGCACTTTGACTGCGTCATTCTAGGTTCAAGTCCTGGTACCTCTACCAACTAAGATATTATATCAGTGAAATATTTGACTATCTCTGGAAAAGTTTCTTTCCAGTTTAATTTACGTTTTTTATCATGAAACTCGATATATTGAATAAACGCATTAAATTTATCTTTGTCGAACGGTCTCATTCTATTAACTAGCCAGGGATCGTTTGCGTATTTTGTTTTAATTTCTTCCATCAGATTTGGGGGAATCGACGAGGTGTTAATAATTCCATTTGTATCAAACCCCTGTAAGAATCTTAGGTCATTACTACTCTTGCGCGGGGGGAAAATTGTTTTTTCCCATTCCATATATTGATCGTAATAAAAAATGTTCAATGGGTTAATAGCAGAACTAATTTCCAATTTGATGTCTGGGATGTTTAAATTGATAATATATTTAATATTATTTTCAACTTGATCCCACTGCAAAGGCCACCGTAAATAATTAAAATGTTCGCCAATGCCATCAATACTGAAACTAATTTGTAAGGTTTTTAATTGTTTCCATAATTCAATAGTTTCGGCGTCAGGTTTTTGACTACCGTTAGTGACATATCTCACTGATACTTGATCTAATGGTTTAGATTTTTGAATATCTTTAAGCGTTTGTTTATGGAATTCACTAAGTAGAGGCTCTCCTCCTAAGAATACTACTAAGTTAACATCATTTAATGAAACAAACTTAAATATGTTGTTATATCGATTTGTTGCGTTTACATCTGCAATTATATCGATTTGTTTATTAATTACACTTTTGTTTACTGCATTACTAGAACTATATTTTTGCCATGTTGTACTATTATAATCGCCACATATTAAACAGGCAGCATTACAATTAGTATCAATTTGAAATTCCAAGGATGTAACTTTGTTGATTTCGAGGACATTAGTGATCCCAACTATAGATGGTTTCTTTTCGGCGATTTGTCTGGGTGATATAACATTACGACTTTCTTTTTCTTGGCAAAAATTGCATTCGGGTACCCAATCGTCGATTTGTCCTAACCAATTTTGATATTCATTGAATTCATCTTGTGTACTACTCATAATATTAAATTTCTTAGTAATCCAACAACACGGTGCATAATCATTGTATTCAACACGTGCTTGATTTTTTAGATATAAACAAAAAGGTTTTTTCATGCTATTATTTATAGAAACATTTTGTTGTATAAACAATTAACCGTGTCAACTTAGCTGTAGCTTAAGGCGTTAATATAGTATGCAAACTACAGGAGACTATTATGTCACCAATGCTACTTCAAGTTAAAGAACTATTAAGTCGTAATTTAGATGCTTTTGAAATTGCTCACCGCTTACACATCAATATCGATAGTGTAAATTCTGCGATTGAGTTACTAACCCGAATAAATTAACCCGCCCATAGTATAATGGAGAATACAGAAGGCTTCTACCCTTTTGATGTGAGTTCGATTCTTGCTGGGCGGACCAAACAATGGTGACATTAGTGTAGAGGTTCGCACCCGACTCTGTGAAAGTCGTAGTATGGGATCGTTCCCCATATGTTACCCCAAACAATGCCAGCGAGACTTGGAAGTCAGAGAGGTCTTATACACCTTTTAGCGCCAGATTAGCGTTCTTGAGAAGGTTCGATCCCTTCCGCTGGTACCAAAAATACGGAAGAATGTCTGAGTCTGGCTTAAGGAAACAGTCTTGAAAACTGTCGGCTGTAAAAGGTCCGTGGGTTCGAATCCCACTTCTTCCTCCAATACTATGCAACGGTGGCAGAGTGGCCCAATGCACCAGCCTGCAAAGCTGAAACCCCGTGTGTTCGAATCACACCCGTTGCTCCAAATAGTGTTGCAAAAATACAACGGTTGAAATAGTTGTCCGTTAATTCCCAATATTGTATAATAGTTGTATATTAAGTAATACAGCTCATTAACAATTTATTGGCACTATATTAAATCAAACTTTGAAAATCCGTAGGTGATCGGGTAGTTGCTTGTATTACTATGAGTAATAGGTTGCTCCGACAGGTTAGTATGTTTTAATATGGTTGTCCAATAAAGATCATAATGCTATAATACTTGTATAGTAATTAAAGTTCATTAACAATTTGAGTAGAATATAAGCACCCTGGGAAGGGTTACTATATTGAAATGTATTAGTCTACGTCAGTACTAGGACTTCTGTGCGATAAGCGGCTACCTAGATAAGCCCACTAGTGCGTTTCAATATAGTAAGGTTGGCGGGCAGAGGCCCGGATTGAGTGGATGGACCTTTATCTGGTCCTACCCGCAAGAGATAGTCTGGTGGTCGCAGAGCAAGTACGCGGAGATGCAGTCAAGAACGTTGCGTCGACGCAACGGAGGAGATAGTACCAGGGAAAGCGAAAACAACATACTATATTAAAGCATACTCTGCTGAAGCTGATGCCCGGGCTTGGTTCCCGATGGTAATCGTCGGAAGGAGTGTGTTTTACGATAGAACTAAGTTGCTAGAAGCTTAGTCTGACGGCTGGTTAGGGATACACGGTGTCCGCGGTATAAGTGAACCAGAACTTCGAGTGCTGATAGGTAAGCTATCTACTATATTGAAATACTTTGCAACGGCAGCTGATAGGTAAGCTATCTACTATATTGAAATACTTTGCAACGGCAGCTGATAATGCCAGATAGACGAACAGCGTATAAGCGGTGCACCGCCCAATTCTTAGTAGGTCTATGAAGTAGAGTGTTTCAATATAGTATCCGTTCGTATATGGTAGTATATACAGTTGGGTGAAAGGTGGAACTACTCGAAGGTGCGGCCGCACTAGTTGAGACTATCACTAAGTAGCTTTTGGACAACTGTGGATAGGTTCGATTCCTATTACGGAGACTATATTGAAATGCATTTATATGCTAAACGGTACAGCCGACCTGTTAAAGGGTTAGATGTAAGGTTCGAGTCCTTACTAAGTGTGTTTCAATATGGTGACAGTATGAGCGTGGTACGATCCTCGAGGTAAGTGCTCGGACATACGCTATTATTTACAGGGATTAATTACCCCTTAGTAGTAGAGATCCAGGTTCGATTCCTGGTCATTATATTGAAACATATTAAATTCTAGACACACTAGAGCACTGAGGTCGTGTGTTATGCCCCCAAAGGCGAGCTTAGAGACTTCTGCATAGTATGTTTCAATATGGTGAGTCGGACAAACGTGTATGGACAACCGGGCAACTGGGGCTAATCCTACACACCGACACCATATTAAAACACATTTGCAACCACATGGGAGTGCAATATCCGCGGGGAGTGTGTTTTAATATGGTAAGTAACAGTAGATCGGGAGGGAGGTCGTTGCTAGTCACAATGGACCCCAAACAGAGTCGCTGTGAAGTCAGACAATAGAGAAGGACAACTCCGTGACTGGACTACTCCGAATCCACGATACGACGCCATATTGAAATGTATTTGACGGGAGTCGCTTGCCAAGAGCCGCAAGTGGGCCACCCGGTGGAGCTGTCACTCTGCGAAAAGCCACTATGACAGTAGTGGAACATATTAAGTACGTTTCAATATGGTTGTGTTCGCAAGCTAAGTAGCGTAGTGGTACGCCAGCTGGTAATTTCCAGTCCTTGCCCTTAGAGAGTAAACGCGATGCTCTCGTAAAGTGAGGTAGGTTCGATTCCTACTACAGCCACCAAAATTTGGTCTCATGGTATAATGGTTATTACACCGGCCTGTCACGTCGGATACAGGGGTTCAATTCCCCTTGAGACCGCCAAATTATACTCTGTTCGTCTATCGGTTAGGACCCAAGGTTTTCAACCTTGTAAGAGGAGTTCAACTCTCCTACAGAGTACCAAATTCCAGTCATGGTGCGTATGCGACCCAGGGATTAGTATCAAGGTGTTCGAACACCGACATACTGATTGTAAAGTGTACGAGTGGTTCAATTCCACTACTGGTCTTATCTATCGGGTCAATGATCGTGCGTGAGCACACAGACGGAGGTTCTGCTGTTGAAAGTGAATCCGTGTAGCGTAATGCTACACGCTCGGCCAATTTTCAGGATAGACGGTAGGATGAGTCCTAAGTAGCGTAAAGCAGTTCCTTTCGGCGCGAAATACAGATGTGCTCTCCTTCTCGAGACAAACATAGTTGGACCTACGGCGTAAAAACTGCAACTATGTTCCTGAAAACCTTTTATGTTTGTATAGTGGCTACAATGGAACAACACTGAACTTGCTATGATGCCGGTCGACGCAAGAGGTGCCATGAAGAGTTGGGGCTACCGCAGGTTCAAGCACTGAATACAAACACCTAATTCGCCCATAACGGATTTGACTAACTCGCCTTGTACCAAGGAACTTAAATGTTCCGCCGCGGTACGGGAAGTGATTTAAGGAGTAAGTCGTCAACAGACCCCCGGGAGCCATTCGGCGGTTAAGTTCTTAACCCGGTAAAATAAATAAGAGTGAGTTCTGCCAGTAACTTTCACAAGGACAAGAGTGTAGCTTGCTACCACTCCACTGGCACCTATTTTATATATAGAATATAGTTGACTACGTTTTCTATTTGCTATATAATATACAGATGAATCATATAGAAACCAATGATAAACTAGGCTACTATACAGTAGGCCAAGAAAAAATCCATCATAAGCCAATTGCTTTGATGCGAGCCACCGAAACTAATCAATTTCCCGAATGGCACTTTAATAGAGAAGTTCTTAACGCACATACATGGGACCAAGAACCCGAAGTTTCCTTACAGGAACTGTATCGTATACGTGCTCAACAGATTCGTGACAAATACGATTATATTAGACTAGAGTTTAGCGGCGGCGCCGATAGCACAGTAGTATTATATTCGTTTATTAACAATGGAATTCATCTTGACGAAATTGTAACACGATGGCCTAAAACTGCTGGAGAAAAATTTGTACCAGCAGATCCGTATAATTACAAACCCGAAAATAGTTTAAGTGAGTGGGAGTATGCGGCTAAACCATTACTTGAATGGGTGAAAACACATTCGCCTAATACAAAAATTACAATACACGATTACTCAGATGACATGCTCACTGGCGAGCATGATGAATCGTGGGTGTATAATGTCAAGGATTGGTTACTTCCTAGTTATCAGTTTAAAACAAGTATCCATGCAATGGATGAGCACAAACGAACATTAGACCGAGGAAAATCTGTATGTATACTTTGGGGTGTAGATAAACCTAAATTATGTATTAAAGACGGTAAATGGTATGTATACTATATGGATACCCAGGCTAATAATTGTAGTTCTGACATTGGTGTTTACTCTAATGCTACTAATGAATATTTCTTTTGGTCACCAGACTTGCCTGAAATTGTAAGTAAACAAGCGCATACTATAAAAAATTGGTTTGAATTACCAACTAACAAGTATTTGCAACATTTAGTACGTTGGCCTAACCATTCTTTAGCGCAACGTGCTACATATGAACAGATAGTAAAACCACTGATTTTTCCCGAATACGATCCTACTACGTTCCAGTGTTCTAAACCTAGTAGCAATTTTTATAATGAAATGGATGCGTGGTTTTATAATAATTTTCAAGAGAACAATTTTTATAAAGCATGGCAAGCCGGGTTAACATACCTAGAGAATAAAATTGATACTAAGTATTTCCGGTACGAGTGGAATAAAGCCACCGGATTTTTAGCATTTATTAGCCCAATGTACTATATTGGTGATGCTAGTTATGTAGATTCAGGCAATAACACCTACCTTAAATTTTAATCGAGCACATATGAAAAAACTATTAGCAGTATTAGCCGCAGTATTTGCATTAACAGTTAACGCACAATCCAATAAAGAAGTTGTTATTATTACCAGCTTTCCTGTAGGATCTGGCCCGGACAGTTTATTGCGAGAAATACAACCAGATTTACAAAAGATTTACAATGCACCAGTTATCATTGACAACAAACCCGGTGGAAACGGTGCAGTAGCATTTGAAGCATGTAACAGATCAATTGAGTCACAAAAGACTACACTATGTTATACAGAGGCCGCCGTGTTTTGGGCTATTCCTAAAATATATGGCAATGATCGCGTAACAAAGAATCTTAAATTTTTTACAGTTAGCCACTTTGCTCCGTTAGTATTAGTAACGTCGGAAAATGTAAACAATCGCCAAGAGCTCATTGAACATATTAAGCAGAACCCAAACTTTGGTAGCTGGGCAGTAGGGTCAGTGGGACAGATTACTGGACAAGAACTATCTAACTACTTAAAGATAGATGCCCAACATGTTCCATACAAAGATTATGGTCAGTGGTTAATGGATGTGGCTAATAACAATCTAGGATTTAGTTTTCCTACTATCGGATCAGCTACTCCATTGTATCGTGGCAATAAGATTAAGTTTATAGCAGTAGCAACAAAGCATCGCGACCCTGTGTTTTCGGATGTACCGACTATGGAAGAATACTTCCCGGGGTTAAAGAACTTTGTGCCACTAGGCGCATACGGTGCGTTTTATGTAAACAAAGACATGCCCGCTGCAACTGAAAAAACTTTGTTAGCAGGAATGAAACAAGCATTGGCTAATCCCAATCTAAGAAGCAGTTTAATTATTCGCGGATATAGACCATGGACAAAGACGGATGCAGAAACAAGAAAAGTATTAGAAGCAGAACAAGAGCATTATTATCAAGCTCTTAAGCAGTTTAATATTAATTTACGACAGTGATGCAGGAGGCAACTCCTGACTAATCAAAGAAAGGAGTTGGTAATGGAATTATTTGTACAATATGAATCAATCTGCACTGAATACTATCATGAGGATAAAGAGTACGGTGATTGGTCAGAAACAATAGACTACGAAGTTAAGGGTGTAAGCATATCTAGCCGCGGACGTTGGTCGGGATTAGCCCACGACGAAGAAAAGATAAATGTTGGCTTTGAAGCAGAAGCCGGCACACCACTATACATCCTATGGATGACTTATGGATCTGGTGATAGCTTTGGACACGGCGATGGTTACGGAGAAATCTTGTGGGTATTTAAAAACGCAGATGTTGCCAAAACAGCATTAGAAATTTTCCAGGCAAATTCTGAACAATATTCAATTCCGATTAAGGACGATGCAGGTAATGTTGTTACATTGCATAACCCAGGTTCGGGTTATTTTGAATGTGTTAATTCATTGCAAGTAGATACATTTTTATTAAGCATTTAAAGAAAGGAGCATAACATGCCAGCAGTATTTTTAGTAAGCGACACGCACTTTGGCCACGCCGGCATGTGCCGCTTCACACAAGCAGATGGAGTCACAAAACTCCGCCCGTGGACTGATCCAGACGAAATGGATGAGTTTATGATTAAAGCGTGGAACGAACGGGTAGGACCAAAGGACAAAGTATATCACCTTGGTGATGTAGTCATTAACCGTAGAAGTCTGACTACACTTAGTAGACTTAACGGCGACAAAGTTCTTATCCGCGGTAACCACGATATCTTTAAGGATGATGATTACAGACAATATTTCCGTGAACTACGTGCATACCATATTATGAACGGACTTATCCTTAGTCACATTCCGCTACACCCAGAAAGTCTCGGCCGCTTTGGAACGAACATACATGGCCACCTCCATTCTAATAGAGTGTTATTGCCAAATGGAGATATTGATGTTAGGTATCACTGTGTTTGTGTTGAGCAGACACCAGACTTCGCCCCGATCCTCTTCGAAGATGTATTAAAGAGGATCAAAGATGAGGGAGGAACGGTTGGTTTCCGTAATGGAAATGGCCCTACAATGTAAAAGTTGTGGGGCTTTTTTTTGAACTAAATAGTTGCATGGCAAACGAATATTGCAGGTATCTATCAAATGGTTTTAGATTTCTAGGAGCCGACTTAACATATCAACCCTGTTGTTGGGTCCCGGCATCTAACCCGATATATTCAGCCGACCAACTCAATCAAGTTAGAATAGACACCACAAAAAAAGTTTTAGCAAATAAAGAACAATACTGCCACGATTGTATTAACCGAGAATCACGCGGGTTTAACACTAGTATAAGAAATCATAGTTTTAAGTGCATTCCAGAGGATGCCGAAGATGGCGAAATAATTGATTTATCTATTCAAATTGATACAACGTGCAATGCAGCCTGTGTGATGTGTGGTCCGCATTTTAGTAGCTTATGGCAAAAGGAAGCAAATCCGAAGGCTATATTATTTGACGCTAGTGACAAATATAAAAATCTAATAGATATATTAGATCTGAGTAAGGTAAAATATCTTAGATTTTTTGGTGGAGAGCCATTAGTCAACGATAATCATTTAATTATGTTAAATGCAATTCAACACCCCGAACAAGTAAATCTTTTATACTTTACAAACGGTAGTATTTTTCCAAACCAAGAAACTATACAAGCATGGAACAAATTTAATAAAGTTTTTATTAAAATTAGTATTGATGCTATTGATGATAGATTTCATTATATACGCTGGCCATTAAAATGGAATAAAGTTGAAAATAATGTATATGAAATATGCAAATTGGACTGTGTTGCTTCTGTTATTATTACTAGCACAATAAATCCAATGAATATTTTATACTTCGACGAACTAGAATCTTGGTTTACTAATTTAAAAACTAAATTTTTAAAAGTAAATACATTGGATACCAGTATATGCTATGGTACATGGGGGTTAGATGCTATTCCTCAACAACTTCGGGAACAAGTAATTAAAAAATACGGAAATGATCATAGAATAGCAAAAATGTTAGATAGTATTCTAACTGTTGATTCCACAAAATGGAATAAGTTAGTTGCAGAAATGTTACGGCTAGATTTACAAAGGAATCTATCATATACAGAAATTTTCCCAGAAGTAATCTCGATCGTAAACAACATATAAAATACAATGGCTAATAAACATTGCAGAAACTTGAGTAATCAATATGCTCTTAGTACTACCAAATTTGGAGTAATTGAATATCGACCATGTTGCCAATATACTGGCGAGAGAATCGCTATTGACGATCGAGAGAATTTTATCAAAGCCAAGGAATTTTTTAATAACACTAGTGGATGGATTCCTGGGTGTAACTCTTGCAAACACATGGAACAATCAAATGTACATAGTGTATCGTATAGAACTCAATCATTTACTAGAACAGCATCCGATTATGATCACAACGAGTGTGTATCGCTTGACATTACATTAGATTTAGAATGTAATGCCGCTTGTATTGTGTGTGGTCCTCATACCAGTAGTACCTGGGCTAAACTCGAAGGTAAGGATATGCGAAATAATCATGTTGCGTATTCTATGACTAAATTTAATCCGCAGAAAGATTTAGAAAAATATAATAACCAATTTCAAATACAGTTGGATTCTAGTGATACCGCAGGATCTGATGTGTATTTGCGACAAATTATTAAATACATTCCTGTTGACAAATTAGAGATATTATTGCTAAAAGGTGGCGAGCCGTTTTTGACCGATTTTCATAAAAAACTTATGACCTATATTATTTCTGTGCATCCCAATCCTAAACAAATTGTTATACGGTACAATACAAATTGTAGCGTATTTCCTGATGCCGAAGTTTTAGAACTGTGGAAACACTTTAAAGAAATACGGTTAAATTTAAGTTTGGATGCAATAGGTAAGCAGTTTAATTATATCCGTTGGCCATTGAAATGGAATAAAGTTGAAAAAATTGTCAAGCGGTTTATCACCGAAACAGATGCTAAGTTTGTAGTACAATGTACAATTAATCCTTTAAATTTACTCTATCATGCTGAATTGTGCTTGTGGGCCGAGCAAAACATTCCATTGGACCGAACATATTCTAAATCGGGTGTTATTGCAGTAACCAGGTGTTACGGAAATCTTGATTTAAGCTATGTTCCACGTGCATTAACAAACGAAAGTATCAACATGTATGGTGAAGATCACGAAATTAATAAAATATTAAAAACATTTACTGTAGAAAATCGTAATATAGAATCAATGATTAAATTCCTCGAAAAACATGATAAAATACGTAGCGAAAATTGGCGAGAAACTTTTCCATTAGTTGTTCCGTTTTTAAGCTAACTATATTATTTCAAAGTAATTACTATATATGTATTATTCTGTAGATAACCAAAAATTTACTAATAAATTCTTAGCGGCATCGTATGCTGGAAAAAATAATCTAACTTTACATTTTAACATGTATGAGTCGGCTTTTGACAATATAGATTGGTTAAAAGAACCTATAGAAAGTTGGGATCAGTTACTTGATATGCGAGCTACCCAAATTGCTGCAAAAAATAAACCCATTGTATTAAATTTTAGCGGTGGAACAGACAGCCTAACAATATACGAAGTTTTTAAACGTAATAATATACATATAGACATTATCTATACAAGAGCACGAGTGGGTGTCAACGACCGTAGTAGTTATTCTCCTGTGTACGACTTCCTTAATAAAGGCGTATACGATAAAACTACTAAGATTGTGATTAGAGAAGATAATGCAGAATTATTTAACGAACTATATCCCAATGAGGACTGGGTATGGGACACGGCCCAAAGATATCAATTTGCTATGGCACAAGAGTCACGCGAATATTCTAGCCGTATATTAGGTACAGACGATTTTATTTCTGTTATTGGACTTGAAAAACCTCGTTTGCATTTTACTGATGATGGGGTATACTCTTACCAAGATGATGAAAACTATGTAAGGCCAATGAATGATAATACATTAGATTGTTTTTACATAACTCCAGATTTGCCAGCATTACATGTTAAACAATCGTATATGTTATTAAACTATATAAGAAGGTTGGCACCTAAATCTTCATTAAACGAGTTGGAAAAATTTAACACTATTCACCAACCGTTGAAATTTAACTGGATTAATTATAGCATAAGTGGGTGTGGTAGATATGGCGACTTAAATGATAGTGCCACTCAACATGCAGGTAATGCTTGTTCAAAATTTATTATTCCAACAACTGGACAATTTAGTGGTCAAGAGTATCAAGGTCGTGGTAGCGATTGGTATTCTAGTTTGGCCGGCACACAAGCATTTAAAAACTATACACAAGGGTTAACGAATGTAGTAAATGATTCTGCTGGTAAATTTTTACAGTGGGATCCTACTAATTTTTATTCTATTAAGCAATTCAGATCTAAATATTATCAATTAAGTTTTATTTAAGTTTGGCTTTCCAAAAACTTGCTATTTTCTCATTGAGTACCTGTGTTTCTTCCCTATTGTAATTTACAGGCACGCATAAATCTTTAGCATACAGATTTTTAATATTCGGCGAGTTAGCATTAGCACGGTGTAAAATATCATACAACTCGGTTACTTTATCCTGTGCAAGATTAGATGGAGCAAATATCTGGTATGTTGAGGTTAATTCATTAAATCCATTGTATCCTTGTTTAGCAAAGGTATTTAGATCTTTAGCAGTTCCGGTGTAGCCAATTATATTAATTCGATCTTGCCACTGTGTTACATTAGTCGGAACAGCTACATTGAGATCCAATGACGCATTACCTAATAGGTCTTGCATCCCGGCGCTAGTACTAGGATAGCCAATGAAATCTAATTGTGTATTGGGAAGAATTTTTTGTAATTCTTTAGCTACAGTTTCGCCAGCAGTACCAAGAATTACACCAATTGTTAAACGTTTTTGTTTTTTTAATTCAGCAGTGGATTTATATTTTGTGCTAACTACAGCATACGGCGAACCTATACATTCTACTAACAGTGGTGTAAATTGTCTAGTATCGTAACTTTCGTTGGGATATAGCATAGGTCTAATAAAAAATCCGCTAGAAGAACTCATTAATGTAATTCCGCGATTGTTTAATGTATGCAAAGCTGCAACTGTACCGCCAGCCCCTGGTTTGTTCTCAAATACAAAAACATATTTTGATTGTGATTTATTGGCTTGGTTAGCCAATTCTCTAACCCATTCGGCACCATTGGCACTTACAGCGAATGGCCAAACTAATTGTACTGTTTCTTGTGCTGTTGCTGTATTTACTTTTACAAATAAAAATAAGATTGCGGCAATAATTTTTTTCATTTAATATACTTTCTTTGATAGTAGTTGTGTTGCTTTTATTGACTGCAATGACTTCCAATAATCTAAGAAATCAAGTTGATATCGATTTGGGCTAGGAAAATTAACAAGGACCGTCGAATTAACAAAATCCTCTAGCTGCGTAATTTGATCGGGGGAAAATTTAGTTATTAAATTTAATAATTCTGGATCAACATCTTTATCATAATATGATTTACTCCCACTTAAAATTTGTTTTAAATATTGTTTAGTATCATTGGGTGCATTAAAGTGGCGGCGACTCACAGCCGTAAACCAATATGCTTGTTTTTCGTAGGCCATTCTTACTTGCAAATGTATGTTAGTATATAATAAAATCTTGTAAGTATTACTACTAATTGATTGGTTTGTTTCGTATACATCTGGATTAAATAATGGATTGCATATTAAAAATAATTTTGAACCATTTGCTTTTTTGAGTTCTAAATTGTTGGGCCAAAATTCTGTATCTTTCCATGTATATGGATTAATTGATAACTCGGCGGGAAATTGTTGAGTAATCATGGATTGTACTGTTTCTATATTATACTGGTATTTCCCAGATAACAGTAGATAGTAGTAAAGAGCAAATCCTCCCGATCCACCTTGATATAATATAGTAACATCTTTCATTATGATATTTATTGCCCTGTATTTTACATTATAAATATTCTATATGACAACATCAACACTTTATGTCCTTTCCAGAGCCCCGAATGATAAATTTACATACAAGTTATATACTGATTTGTTATCTACACTAACCTGCGACTTTGAGGCATACTATATTTGGTCGGATCCTCCTGCTATACTTAAAAGATTTATGAATTATAAGGTTTTTACAAAACCCAATGTTATTATCGGCGTAAAAGATATGTTGGATTTGTGGTTAGATCATAATTTTTGGGATGGTAAACCTAGTGCCGGGGTAGAACTAATAGATAATATGGCCGCCCGTTTTCCTGAAACAAATTTTATTATTTTCACTAGTCTAGAAAATATTAATCTCGAAGTAATAAAATCTACAAACATACAATTCGTACAATGGGGCGGCGACATAGTAAATCAAGCAGACTCATATCGATATGTTATGCCTGTATTGGATAAAAATTTTAATTCCGATAAATCATTTATTAGTTTAAACCGGAATCGTCGACAGCACCGGGTAGTAACGTTAAGTTATCTATTTGGTAAAGGGTATAACGAGTACGGCGAAATTACATACCTTGGTCAGTATATAGATGCACAGATTAATAATTTACTCGATTATCTACCTTGGAGATTTGAAGAACATCAAGATGACGCCCGTACTGCTATGTTGTCTGGATATCCAAAATTTTACAATAATAAATCGTTGGCAGCCGATGATTATAATATCTACGACGAAATTAACGATAATGTTACAAACTTTAATCAAAATTTAAGAGAAAGATATCAAAATAGTTTTGTTGAGATTGTATCCGAATCGTCTTTTAGTGCCCCAAGTTACTTAATAACAGAGAAATGGTTGAATAGTGTATATGGGTGTAATTTTCCTATCTTACTAAGTGGATGTAGTGCAATCGCCCACTTAAGAGAAGTGGGATTTGATGTGTTTGATGATATTATTGATCATACGTACGATACTATAGCCAATCCGTTCGATCGTATTATCTCGGCAATTGACAACAACAAAAGATTATTAATAGATGTAGACTATGCCAAGCAGTTATGGGAAGCTAATACACACAGATTTGAAAAGAACATCGAAGTGGCAAAAACTACAATGTATGATTGGTATAAACATCGTGCTACTGAACAATTTGCCCAATTGACGTGGAATAATTGACATATATAGCAATCTGTGTTAAACTTAGTTTTTACAAATCAACCTTAGGAATAACATGTCATCAAAATACCATAGTCGTCACGAACAGTTAGACGTAGAGAAATGCGTAAAAAATGCAGGTGGCAATAAGTTTGAATTAATTATTATGGCTGCACAACGCGGTCGCGAAATCCGTAGTCAAAATCAACACAGTATCCATATGGAACATCATCATGGTGTTGTTACAGCATTATTGGAAATCCAAGGCGGCAAAGTAGATCAAGAGTATTTTAAAAAGATTAAGTAACATGTACAAGTATCAATTGTTGGTAACGTATTAAACTATACAAGAATTACTGAGTAGTATACAGGAGAGCTGGCCGAGCGGTCGAAGGCACCCGCCTACTAAGCGGGCATGGATCTTAACAATCCATCTGGGGTTCGAATCCCTAGCTCTCCGCCAAGTACTAATAAGTTTGGGCATATGGCGTGGCGGCCATCTGATACATGTGGGAGTTTGAGTAACAGTCGTAGTACCGGCCCTGTGGCATGAGAATGTAATATCGGGTACTCCCGAGGGTACAATAAATTTTAAAACTGTGAAAGAGTTGCTAGATTCCATGAAAGAGCCTGTGAAGGCGAGCCTTAATGACTGGGTAGCTCCTGGTTGGCATTGTGGTCCACTGTCGAAAAGCAGATTTTAGTATGCCCAAACTTATTAGTAATAAATAGAGATACGCCCCTTTAGTTAAATGGTATAACACTTGATTTGTAATCATGGATTAGCAGTTCGATTCTGTTAAGGGGCACCAAATTTAATGTCAAAGAAAAAACCCGAACCTATTAAACCAAGAACTACTTGGGGTCAGATGCTAACTAAAGAAGAATTGTTAGCACTACTAGATAGGATAGAGAAAAAACAACTAGCGAAAAAAGAAATGTCCGAAGAAGCCAAGAAGTCTAAGAATCCTTTTATCAACGCCGCCAACGCCGCCAAGGCAGTAGCCGCAAATCCAAAAGTGCCCGGCACTACTACGGCACAAGTGCAAAAAGCTAAATCTACAGCTAAAGTCACTACAAACAAACCAGCAAAAAAATCAGCAGGACGTGGTCGTTGAAGCCAAAGTTAGCACAAGCCTATATGGACACAGCAAAGATATTTGCTGAACTTAGCCATGCTAAAAGACTCCATGTGGGTGCTATTATAGTCAAAGATGATCGCATTATATCAATTGGCTACAATGGTATGCCCACGGGTTGGGATAACAACTGCGAAGATGTTATCCAACATTCCGACGATACAACCACACTAAAAACTAAACCAGAGGTATTGCATGCCGAAACCAACGCCATTGCGAAACTGGCAAAATCAAACGAAAGTGGGCTTGATGCTAGTTTATTTGTCACTCACGCTCCTTGTATGGATTGTGCCAAACTTATATATCAAAGTGGCATTTCTACTGTTTACTATCGTAATAGTTATCGTGAGTCTACAGGACTTGATTTCCTTACCAAATCTGGAGTAGAAGTAATTAATTTAGGCTAATTTCTTGGACTAAATAAACTTGACTTACGCTTCCGGCGTATGTTATTATCAACCTAATAGTAATAAACTATTATCGTAGTACAATAATCAAAAAGGAGAAGTAACATGAAAAAGCTAATTTTAGCTATATTAGCAGTAACTGGATTTGGTGTAGCACAAGCCCAATCGAGCGTGACCGTATACGGCATCTTGGATGTTGGATACATTGGAAGTAACTACAAGGGAACTGGTACTTCGGCTACGTCGAAACAAACTACTAGTGCAATTGGCAATAACGGTGAATCTACTTCACGTTTAGGTTTCAAAGGCCAAGAAGATTTAGGTGGCGGAACTTCTGCTCTCTTTACCTTTGAAACTGGAATCAATCCGGCAGATAGTACATTATCTACATTTAATACACGTCAAGCATTTGTCGGTATTAAACAATCTGGATTAGGTCAAGTATTAGTAGGTACACAAAATACACCAATCTTTAATGCTGTTCAAATTACCGATCCGGGTAATGCAAACAACATGCTTGGTAATGCTATCTATTCCACAAGCCCACAAGCCAACGGCAACGCTGGTACTGCACCGTATGCTGGTACTAGTTCAAGTGCTGGCGCAAGTGATGCATTTACATTGCGTACTTCGAACGCAGTTAGTGTAACTTCGGAAAAGTTTGCTGGATTTAGCGGCACAGGTTTGTTAACTCAAAATAATCAAAATAATACACAAACAAGTCCTACCGAAGGTGGTCAAAATAACCACAGTGGTTGGGGCCTTGGCGTAAATTACGAGTGGCAAAAATTGTATTTGACAGCTAACTATCAAGCTCTTAAGAGTTTACAGTCGGCGGCTACTTTAACTAGTCCAACTCCAGCTATCTGGAATACAACTAGTGGTGGTACAAATACACAAGACAATCAAACATACGTTGCTGCAACATATGACTTTGGTATCTTGAAAGCCTATGCTCAATATGTAAACCGCAAGGCTACTGATACATTGAACACAGGTTACTATGCTCAACGTAAAGCTGAACAAATTGGTGTACGTGGTTTTATTACTCCAACTATTGAAGCTTGGGTATCTGGCGGTTTAGGTAAAGTAACAGCGTTTGGCCAAGGTCAACCGTCTGCTAATTTCACCGCATATCAGTTAGGAAGCAATTACTATCTAAGCAAGCGTACAAACTTGTATGCAATCTTTGGTTCAACACAAACTGCAAGTACATCAACTAATAGTGGTGTATCTGGTAACAGTTATGGTTTAGGTGTACGTCATACGTTCTAATTAATTAATTAGAGTTCAACAAAGGGGCTTAGGCCCTTTTGTTTTTTTAAAGGATAAGAAATGAAGAAATTATTATTAGTATTAGCATTAGTAGCATCATCTGCATTTGCGTCAGACAACTGGCAAAATGGTGATGGTACTTTAAATTGGAAAAACGGTGACGGCAAATTATGCTGGCGTGATAATTCATGGACTCCGGCCACAGCCGCACCAGGATGCGATGGATGGATTGCCCCTAAGGTAAACACAGTGACTTCCACTAAGGTCACACTACAAGCCGACACATTGTTTAACTTTGATAAGTCAGTATTAAAGCCAGAAGGTTTTGCTGTTTTGGATAACCTGGTCGGGCAAGTAAGTGGCGTTAAAGTAGAAGTAATCGTTGCAGTTGGTAATACTGACAGTATTGGTACCGATGCTTATAACCAAGCACTTGGTCAACGTCGGGCTAATGCGGTGAAGGTATACTTAGTTAGCGAAGGTTTACCTGCTGACAAGATCTACACCGAATCAAAAGGCAAATCTAATCCTGTAGCAAGTAACGCTACAGCAGAAGGTCGTAGCCAAAACCGCCGTGTTGATATTGAAGTAGTTGGTACACAAAAGTAACCAAAATAAAAGCCCACTTAAAGTGGGCTTTTTGTTGACTTTAATTTCTTGATATGTTATACTAGCTACTAGTTAAACCCTAATTGGAGTAGTATAATGTTTGAATCACTTGAAGTCCGTAAAGCGGCAAATGGTTTTATTTTAGTAGTAACAACAGAAGAAGACGCTAAAGAGTTTGTTTATGATACTGAACGCAAATTGCTTCGTGTTATTAAAGCACACTTAGGCGAAAAGATTACAGCACAAGACGCTGATTAATATAATGCAAGCCCGGCATTCAATCCTTTAAGCGTTAAGTTTAATGATTGAATACGGGTTGTATCACCTGTAAAGTTGTTCGGACTTACAGCATCAACAATAACCTCAGTAGTTAATCCGTGACTGTCTAAAAAGTTACGTGCTAATTCACTGAGCTTATACTTCTCGGGATATGCAATATTAATATCATCCCATTCAATTCCTTGAATTACCGCATCCATAACAGTAGGAATATCCTCTAGGTTAATGTAGTCAAAATAATGATCTTGAAAAATATGTATTGGCTTTTCTGCAAGATATAGTCTACGGAAGAAGCGTACAGGTTTTTCAGTATGATGGAATACACCAAAGAATCGTAAGTTAGTAAAGTTTTTGGTAGTCTTGCAAGTACGGGCCACAATGTTCTTAGCGTATGCGTAACTAGCCATGGGCATACGATCAAACAATAGTTCTTCTGATGCACAATCGATGTTCTGCGTAGTATCAAACTCGTTACCTGTACCAGCATTAATAAACTGACCAAACTTGTGTCTATTGCGCCATATATTCATGAACATGGCAAGGTTTTGTTGTTCTTCTTCGTGGTTTATGCCGTATATATTGTCTCTACCGGCTAGGGCAGTATGTATAACAATATCAATTTTATATGTGTCGAAAAAGCGACTAACACGATCTAAATTAGTCAATTCTAATTCACTGTGACTAGGCGCTAATACGTTATAGTCTCGAGAGTAATATTCTTTAAGGTAGCTACCTACAAAGCCGTTGCCACCTGTGATGAAGATTGTCTGTTTACTCATATGCGATTTTTAGCCATTTCTTTTGCACGTGGAATACGTACATGATCATATAAGCCGGGCCAGTGTATAATCCAATCGCCTGGTTCCCATGTACCGCGATTACCAAACATATCTTTACTAGTATCACAATAGTCGTATACAGCAGTTTCGTAACTGTTTAATTGATTCTGTGGTACAATCTTAACTATATCTAAGTTATCTTCGATGGTGTTAATCATAACCCATTGTTCAGTCCACGGATGATCTCGATAAAATGGTTCATCCTTGTGGCTTAAAATCATTTCAAAGTATGCACGGCCTTCTGGGCTATTACGTACTAGGAAGTTTCCTGCATTTAAGTTTAACCGGTCACTAGCAATAATAAAGTGATAATCATTATCAATGCGATCTTCAATTTTAATATTACTGTTAGTAATCATTGCATCGCACTCGCTAAACAATAGCCATTCAATTTCTGGATGCTTTTTAAAAATATCTAATACTACATACATCTTATTAAAGTTCATATAAGGACTATATGGTTCTGTCTTTAATGTAAATGAATCTTCCTTGCACGGGAAGAATAAGTATCCGTGTTTATCACAATACTCTTGCTTACTTGCATCTGTTAAGTCTGCAAACTCTTTAATGTTTTCGGTGCTCATACTAGCAACTGCGTACATATTAAATAATCTTTCTAAAGTATTCTATAGTATTTTGTAGACCTTGATTGAGATCTACTTGTGGTTCCCAACCAGTTGCTTGTTTAATTAAAGATAAGTTTGGAACAGGCTGTGTAGGTTCAACTACATTAGTACCAGTAAATGTAACAGAACTTGCAGAATTTGTCAATGATACTATACGGGTAGCTAACTCTTTAATAGTAAGTGTTTCTGGGTTACCCACATCAACTGGAGTTGTAAAATCATCCTCTGTGGCCATTAACCCTATTAGGGCATCTACTGTATCTGTAGCATAGCAAAAGTTTCTATACTGTTCGCCGTTACCATTAATTGATATAGGTTCGTTACGTAAAGCCTGTACAATAAAGTTTACAATAGCACGGCCATCATTGACTTGTAAGTTTGGCCCATAGGTATTAAACAGTCTGGCTACCTTAGTGCGTACACCGTGTTGGGCATTATAAGAATAGAATAGAGTTTCTACTGCTTGCTTGCCACCTAAATAACAATGTCTAGGATTGAATACATTCTTGTTTGGCTCAAAAGTAACCGAACCATATACTTCTGCGGTACTAGTTTGTAGTATACGAGCATTGTATCGTTTTGCCAACTCTAATAAGTTTATTGCACCCAATATGTTACTGCGAATAGTGTCTGTAGGTTCAAGTTGATAACGTTTTGGACTTGCAGGACTTGCTAAGTTATAAATTTCGTCTACTTCTAAATCCAATGGTTCTTGTATATTATGGGTGATGAGTTTAAGTTGTTCACTTTTGTGTACATTACTTTGACTACCTGTGGAAAAGTTATCAAGACAATATACCATATTACCTTGCGATAATAGTTTTTGAATTAAATGACTACCTAGGAATCCAGCACCACCAGTTATTAGAATTTTTTTCATTGATATATAAAATTTGACAGCTAGGTATTTATGTGCTTAAATACGATATATGAAAATTTATGACTGTTTCACATTCTATAACGAGCTAGACCTACTTGAACTAAGATTAACAGAATTATACGACGTTGTCGACCACTTTGTTTTAGTAGAAGCTGACACTACATATACTAGTAAACCAAAGCCATTTTATTACGAAGATAATCAAGCTCGTTACGCTAAATGGGCTGACAAGATTATCCATATTAAAGTCGAAGATATGCCACATGATCTAGATGCATGGGTCAATGATATATACCAACGCAACCAAATTGCTCGTGGCATTGCAGACGCAGATGACAATGACTTAATTATGGTTTGTGACTTAGATGAGATTGTACGCAGAGAAGCAGTAGAGTGTATGCGTAACAGTTCACAAGACTTATTTGCTATACGTATGGCCTTGTTTAACTTTAAGTTTAATTATATGCGTACAGCACCAGATCCATATCAAATTTGGGGCATGGCCGGACGTCGGCATTTGTTTAATGATATCCAGCCCGATCCATTTAGACAACTACGTTTTCAGTTTATGGCAGCACCGTATAAGTTTAGTAACGACGGTTGCGAAGTTATCGAACACGGTGGCTGGCATTTTGGTTACATGGGCGATAATGAGTGGTTAAAGAATAAAGCTCAAAGTTTTGCACACACAGAAAGCGATACTCCAGAGTTCTTAGCACACATTGACATTGATAAGTCCATAGCCGAACGTAAAGAGTGGAACCGTGCTAGTCCAAATGAGTATAAGATTGTCGAAATCAATGATTATTTCCCTCGGTCCTTGTTAGCTAACTTGGACAAGTATCAAAAGAACATACTTGACAATGCCGAAGCAAACATATATAATCTATTACCACCGTATCCATATCAATGAACATAATTATTCCAATGGCAGGGCGAGGTAGTCGCTTTGCTGAAAAACAAATCCTGACGCCCAAGCCATTACTTGATGTAAACGGACGTACTATGATTGAACGTGCCATTGAAAGTTTAGATTTGTATGGTACTTGGCACTTTGTTATACGTGATGATGAACATCGTGAACGTGTACAAGCAATGATTGAAACAATCAAACCTGGTAGTAAGTTTATTGCAATTGATTATGTTACCGAAGGTCCTGCTAGTAGCGGATTGTTATTTAAAGATCAGATTAATAACGATGAAGAACTTGTTATTGCTAACTGTGATCAAATCATGGAATGGACTAGCAGTAGATTCCTGGACTATGTCCGCCACTATGATGGTGCAGTAGTTACATACCATGCACATACAGATAAAAACAGTTATGCTCGAGTAAACAAAGAAGGCCTTGTACAAGAAATCCGTGAGAAGCAAGTAATAAGCAACATCAGTCTTAACGGTATTCACTATTGGCGAGAAGGCCGCATGTTTGTTGATAGTGCAGAAGCAATGATAGCCACCAATGATCGTGCACCTAATGGAGAGTTCTACATTGGACCTAGTTATAATCATATGATCGCAACAGGATTAACTGTGGGCATTTACCACATACCTAACCAGTTTCATCATCCAGTTGGTGTTCCCGACGACTTAGACAAATTTATAAGATATGAAAACAGCAAAACTTTCTGACATGACACGTGGATGGTTCATCGGCGACTTTGAACCTAGTGTAATGCGTACTCCTTTGTTTGAAGTGGGCGTACTTACACACTTAAAGGGCGAAGTTTGGCCCGCACACTATCACAAACATGCTACAGAATACAATGTATTATTATCAGGAAGTATGCGTATTGCCGGAGAAGTTATTAGCGTAGGCGATATCTTTTGGTTTGAGCCCGAGGATGTTGCTGATCCAGAATTTTTAGAAGATTGTAAAGTCTTGTGCGTTAAACGCCCGAGTATAATTGGAGACAAGTATGAAGTTTTACCGTAACCGTAGTGAAATAGATCCGAACAAATATCTTGTTGCTACTTATGCAATGACGAGTAGCACAAGTCTTGACGATGCTGCTTGGAACTTAGCTATCGGACAAAGTGTAGGTAATCCTAATGTACGCAACGAGTGGGAAACAGATGAACTGTTTGAAAATCACAGTTGTATTATACTTGCAGACAAAGCAGAGTTAGCACAAACAAAAGCAGGTACAGTTGAAATTGCGTTCCCTGTGGCAAACACAGATTGGGAATCAGATGGTATTAATCATTTAATTTGTCAGTTAATGGGTGGACATGTAGACATTGATTGTGTAACAGGATGTAGACTAATTAAACTAGAACTTCCGGAAACTGTAACTAAGCACTTCCTAGGTCCTAAGTTCGGTCTTACAGGAATTCGAGAATTTACAGGTCAATACAACAAGCCCCTGTTTGGTAGCATTGTTAAACCTAAAATTGGCATTACACCAGAAGTAATGTTAGAGATGGTTAAACAAATGGTTGACGGTGGTGCCGACTTTATCAAAGAAGATGAGATTATGTCAAACCCTGCGTGTGCTCCATTAGAACGCAGAGTAGAATTAGTTGCCAACTACCTAGCTAAACAAAGCCGTAAGGTTGTGTTTTGCCATACTATTAACTGTGATCCACATGTATTAGTTGAACGTGTTAAGCGTGTAGCAGAACTAGGTGGTAATGGAGTACATACAAACGTATTTTCAGGATTAGGTACTTACAACTCTATTCGTAAATTAGACTTGCCACTGTTCTTACACTTCCAGAAGTCTGGCGACAAACTAATGACTGATGCCAAACATCGTTTTAGTATTGCTTGGCCTGTTGTATGCCAACTTGCTACCTTAATGGGTGTTGACACAATCCAAACAGGTATGATGGGCGGATATAGTAATGACGATCCTGCAGAGTTAGCAGAAAGCATTAAGGTGTTACGTGAAGGTAATACATTGCCTGTATTAAGCTGTGGATTCCATCCTGGACTGGTAGAAAAGATTACAGCATTAGCTGGCAATGATTATATGGCCAATGTAGGCGGAGCAGTACACGGGCATCCAGGCGGTACAGTTGCAGGTGCACGTGCTATGCGTCAAGCAATTGACAAGACTTATGGTCCAGAATATGATGAAGCAATCGCAAAATGGGGATTAGTAAAATGAGATGGGAACAAGATTTAGTAACAGATATTAGAACAGGCGATGCGGAATTAGATGACCAAGACGGTCCGTTTAGTTTAGAAGGACGTAACTGGAGTGATATCAATGAACTTGCAGGTGTTGCACTTGCTAAAGAAAAGTTTTTAACTATTTGTGCCAATACAAAATCGATTCTTGAGATCGGAGTGAATCAATTTGGATTTACTAAGACTTGGCTAGATAATAAAAATAAAGATACAACCTATGTTGGTATCGATGTTGGCGATCGTAGTCATTTAAACAATCCCGATAATCTAGTTTGGACTATTCACGACACTAGCAGTAACTATGATAGCAACGTTGCTAAGTTTAATAGCTTTGGCATTACACAATTTGATTTTATCTACATTGATGGATGGCATAGTATTAATCAAGTACTAGCAGACTGGGAATATACTAATTTATTAGCACCTGGTGGATTAGTAGGATTCCACGATACTAACTATCATCCTGGTCCTAAGTTATTTACGCTGGCACTAGATAGAACTAATTGGGAAGTAGAAGATATTAGCCCTAAAAATGATTGGGGTGTAGTGTTCGCAAGGAAACTATGAAGATAGCATTATGCCTAAGTGGCGGACCGCGTTTTGAATATCGTGGGCTATTTCGATTAGTTGATGCACTTAAAGGTTACAATGAAGCTGACTTTTTTATTCGTACGTGGAAAAGTGAACAGTACGGAGTAACTGCTGAACAGTTTGAAAACTACTTACGTGAAAATAGTCATGGTACATTAGATAAGTGTACATTCAGAGTAACACAAGTATTAGATGATATTCCTGCGTATGCACCACCACCGAAGCGTCCACTCAATATAGCCGACTGGGCACCTAACTTTTTAGTCATGTGGTGGGGTATATTACAAAGTCATAAACTAATGACAGACTATGTTGAACAAACAGGTACAGAGTATGATATGGTATTCCGTATGCGTACAGATATGGTACCACGCGGCGAAGTTGACTTATGTGACTATGCAGAAAAAGTAAAAACTAAAATGATCAATGCTGAGAATTTTGCTGATAACTTTTTATTCGGTAGTCCTGAGATGTACGCACGATTCCTAAGGTACTGGAATTACCTAGATCATTTATCAACTACAGGTGAGTTTATACATCCGGAAGAAAGTTTAGAAAAATACTTTAAAGAAGTAGGTATAGACTACGAGTGCTTGCCGTTTATAGTAGAACCACAGTGGAACAAAGGCGAATACCGCGGACGCTGGAGAATGGACCATCAATGATATACATAGCACACAGGGGGTTGTTTAATGGCCCAGACGATGGAATAGAAAATGACCCAGAGCAGATTAAGTTTGCTCTTAGTAAAGGATATGATTGCGAAGTAGACGTATGGTACAAAGCCGAAGACGAGTGGTTTCTAGGGCACGATGAACCTACGTATAATGTTAGCTACGATTTTATTGCACAAGGCGGATTATGGTTACATGCTAAGAATTTAGCCGCCTTGTATTACTTAACTGGCACGCCGCTTAATTACTTTTGGCACGAATCAGATTCACGTACATTAACAAGTCATCAATATATCTGGACCTATCCTGGGCACAAGTTGTCTAAGCATAGCATTATGGTTATGCCAGAAACAGTTGATCCCGAATTACTATCAACTAACGATGCTAACTGTTATGGAATATGTAGTGATTATATTGAAAAAATCATTGACATACGGTCCGGCAAAGTTTTATAATAAGCAATATCATAGTAAAATAAATACTAGCATCAATTAATAATGGAAGAAACATGTCAAAAAATGTACTAATAACAGGTGGTGCTGGATTTATCGCGCATCACGTCATCGATAAAATGCTTAAAGAAACAGACTACAATATTGTATGTTTAGATCGTTTAGACATTAGTGGTAACTTAAATCGTTTATATGATATGCTACAGGATCACGACCCTAAGATGGTTGCAGAGCGTATGCGTATTGTGTTCCACGATCTTAAAGCAGAATTAAATGAAATGATTATCAAGGACATTGGCCCCATTGATATTATTTTACACTTAGCCGCAGGTAGTCACGTAGATCGCAGTATTGAATATCCACTGGAGTTCCTACAAGATAACGTAGTGGGCACAGTTAACATGCTCGACTATGCACGTAAGCATTTGCCTAATTTGGAACGTTTTGTTTACTTCTCCACAGATGAAATCTTTGGTGTTGCTCCCCCAGGCGTAAGTTACAAAGAATATGATCGTTACAACTCAACTAATCCATATTCTGCTAGTAAAGCCGCAGGCGAAGAGTTCTGTGTTGCGTATGAAAACACTTACAAAATGCCTATTATTGTCACCCATACAATGAACGTATTTGGCGAACGTCAACATCCAGAGAAGTTTATTCCTATGTGTATTCAACGTGCTCGTGATGGTGAGAAAGTATATATTCACGCTAACGCAGATTGTACAGAAGCAGGTACACGTATGTATATCCACGCACGTGATGTAGCAGATGGCTTGATGTTTATTCTAAATACATTACCTGCAGACTACAAACACACAGGCGATTATGGTTGGGCACATTGTCCTAAGTTTAACTTAGTAGGCACAGAAGAAGTTGATAACTTAACTTTAGCTAAAATGATTGCTGCTGCCCAGGGTAAAGAGTTAAATTACGAAATGGTTGACTTCCATGGATCACGTCCGGGGCATGATTTACGTTATGCACTAGATGGTAGCCTGCTTAAAGAGCTAGGGTGGGAGCCGAAGATTAAACTTAGTGAACGTATTAAAGATATGACATTGTGGACATTAGACAACAAACGTTGGTTGAGCAAATAATATGACTAGACATGCATTTATCGTTACCTCTGCTATTAATAGTAAGTTTGGTGTGTTTACCCCAACACAACGATTACAACAAACAATTGAAACTATTACTAGCATTAAAGCTAAAGTTCCTGATGCAATTATTGTTGTTATGGAATGTTGTGGCGAACCGATTAAAAAACTACAAGAAGATATTCTACGTGCCCATTGTCACGTATTTGTAGACTACAGTCGGGATGCCGAGGTACAAGCATTGTACGACAATGATAACTGGGACGTTGTAAAAAATGGAACAGAGATTATGTGCTTTGGTCGTGCGTTAGCAGTATTGGCACACGAAGGATTGTTTACAAATGTTGATCGTATACATAAAATGTCTGGACGTTATATCCTAAATGATATGTTTGATCCTGCTACATACGATCAAACAGATGTCATTGATAAGATTGTTATTGGCCCTAAGTGTACAAGCCAATTCCCTCCAGAAGTAACACAAGTACCATTCCAGTATATGGCTCGTTTGTGGTCATGGCCAACTAGTCGAGTAGACGAAGTAGTTAAGGTATACAGCGATTCGTTTATTTTCTTTGCTGAACGTTTAAGCCAAGGCGGATATGTGGATATTGAGCATGTATTAGCTAAGTTCTTAAATCCAGCAGTAGTACATGAAATTCAAAATCTTGGTGTCGAAGGACAAATTGCACCTAACGGAACCCCAATTAAAAACTAATGGAAGATTGCAAACAAATCACTGAATGTCTTGCCTGTGGCGGTCACGATCTGGTATTAACTTTAGATCTTAAAGATCAGCCATTGGCAAATAATTTTCAAAAGCATGGTGGAGTTAAAGATACCGACTTGTGGTTCCCTTTAGCTATTAACCGTTGTACTAATTGTAATCACTTACAACTAACACACGCAGTTAATCCAGAAATTATTTATACACATTATCTTTATGTAAGTGGCACTAGCCAGACTAACAGAGATTTTATGAAATGGTTTGCAGGATTTGCCAAAGAACAGTTCGATCGTCCTGTGCTTAGTGTATTAGATATCGGGTGTAATGATGGTACACAATTAAACTTCTTAAAAGAACAACAATTTTTAACATACGGTGTAGATCCAGCAGAAAACTTATACCCTATTAGCAGTAAAGATCATAATATTGTTTGTGGATTCTGGGATGCGGAAAGTGCCAGTGGCCTAGGGCGTGACTTTGATGCAATCATAGCACAAAACAGTTTTGCACATAATCCTGATCCATTGCCATGGTTAAAGTTAGCCAAAGCATACTTAAAGAATGATGGAAAGATCTTTATTCAAACAAGTCAAGCAGATATGATTGTTAATGGTGAATTTGATACAATCTATCATGAGCACATTAGTTTCTACAATGCGTACAGTATGAAGTTGCTTGCCGAACGTGCCGGATTATATTTAATTGATGTTGTTAAACCCACTATCCACGGTACTAGTTATATCTTTATCTTAGCTAAACAACCAGCTAACGAATATCGTGTGGCAAATATTCTTGCGGTAGAGGAAGCTCTCGGATTACAGAACCCCGAAACTTACACTAAGTGGGCTGCAGGCGTTCGGGATCTAATTACAAAACTTAAAGATCAACTCGAATTATATCGCCATAATGGGTATGCTATTGTTGGGTATGGCGCTGCTGCTAAAGGAATGACCTTACTTAATGCAAGTGATATTCACTTAGACGCAGTTGTAGATGACAATCCGTTAAAACAAGGATTGTTCTGCCCGGGCACAGCTATTCCCGTAGTCAGCCCAGATTATATTAAAGGTTTCACAGACCGAGACAGCATTGTATTTGTTCCGCTTGCTTGGAATTTTTACGATGAGATTGTAAAAAATATTCGCAAGGTACGTGATAACAAAAACGATATGTTTATTAAGTATTTTCCTGAAATAACACACGAATTTTTTTAATGAGTACCTTCCATTTTCCTATAATTGAATTAGTTGACAGATACACTATTGCTCGTGTAAAATACGAAAAGACCAATGGTGCTAATAGTGCTGAATTATCCTTTTATCAACTTGAAATCAATAAACTCGATATTAATTTAATTAAAGATGATCTGCTGGCACTAGAAGATATACATCGCCGTATTTGGGCAATGGAAGATGATTTTAAAAAGTGTCGAATTGATGGTGCACCACTTAGCGATATCGGGCAACGTGCTTTAGACATACGAGATTTAAACAATCATAGAGTAGCATACAAAAATTCTATAGCAGAGAAGTTAAATGATCCTGTTAGAGAAATTAAACAAGACCACACAAGTGAAAATTGAAACACCCGTAACCATACTAGTTAAACGCAGAGCCGCCCTGGGCGATGTAGTAATGAGTACCGCAGTTGTGCGAGAGTTGTACAAGAAGTACGACGGTAAATGCTCTATTACTGTAGAAACAGAATTCCCACTTATATATAAAAACAATCCTTACATTGTTGATTTACGCAATTGGGGAGAAGTTAATACTAGTGACTTTGATGTTGTTGTTAACTTAGATGACGCATACGAATTAAATCCAGATAATCATTTTATTGATAGTATGCTATTCCGTGCATTTGGTGATAGCATAGGACGGTTAAATCGTGCGCCAGATTTACACGCAGACGATGCCGACAAAAGTATCGTAGACGCAGACATAAAAGATATAGGCCCATTCTTTGCGGTTCATATGCGTAACTGGCATTGGGCATTAAAGAATATCGGTATTGAAATTTGGTGTGATATTTTTGCTAAGGTGTTTGAACAGAACGCAGATACTAAAGTTATGGTAATTGGTGGCCCAACAGATTATACGTTAGATCATCCATTGTTTATTGATGCACGTGCTAAGTACACACCACAACAGTTAGCATACTTGCTCAATTCTGCAGAATGTTTTGTTGGTATAGATTCTGGACCATTTAACATTGCTGCCGCAAGCGATACACATATTATTGGATTGTTAACACACAACCCACCTAAAAATATCATGCCCATCCGTAAGTTTGATGCAGGATGGCATACTACAGCAATACAAGCTGACATTGATTGTGTTGGCTGTAACGTAAATCAAGCTCGTCCCGTAAGAGGAATTAATTGTATACACGGTGATTTCCGTTGTAACAAGTTATGGGACACACAAAAAATTGCCAACGCTATATTAACACAAATAGGAAAATAAATGCCAAACATTGTAATTACAGATCAAGTATATCAAGACCATCCGCAAGTTCAAGTTGTTAAAGATTGTTTTGAATTAGCTCAACAAGGTATTAGTGCGATTCCGCCTTATGCCTTAACAATCCCCGGAATGAGTGGAATTGTATACCGTAGATTTATTAACAACTATGTACGCACTCTAATAGCGCCAAAGTACTTAGAAGTTGGTGTATGGACAGGTAGTACATTGTGTGCGGCTATCGGCGGCATTGATAATGTACGTGCAGTGGCCGTAGATAACTATTCAGAAAGCTATCCGCACTACTCTACAAGTCCAGAAGCAGACTGCCGCCATAATGTGGCTACTGTTAAGATTGACACAGCCAATCTTGAGTTATTATTAAATCAAGCATTTGAAACATTTGAACCTGCTCCATATGGTCCATTTAACGTTTACATGTATGATGGTTACCACGATGAAGAAAGTCAATTCCAAGGCATTGACAAAGTTGCTCCTTGCTTAGAAGAGATTAGTTTAATTGTAGTTGATGATTGGAACGATAACGAATACTTCCCAACTGAATACAAAGGTGTTACATATGGTAGCCGCGAAAAAGCTGGAACATATCGTGCATTTGATCAAGTTGGTCTAGAGCTACTATACAAGATTGAAGTTGAAACAGGTGAAAACCCAATGTTCCCAAGTGATTGGCACAACGGATACGGAATCTTCTTAGTTAAAAAGATCTAATGACAACATTTTTACATTCTGGAACTGCCGGTGATACTGTATATAGTTTAGCCGCAGTTAAAAAAATGGGTGGTGGCGAGTTTCAGATTGGTATTCGCAACCTAGAGCGTATTTTACCTACATACGGCTATCGTGCAGAGGATTGTGATCCAGCACACCGAGGTCGTTACACAGAACGAGACTACGAGCTATTAGCACCATTGATTGAGCGTCAAACGTATATAACTAAGGTTACTCCTTGGCACGATGGTGATAATAGGCCGGATGTAAACTTAGATCAATATCGTGCAGTACTGTATCGTACATTCGAAGGCAATATTGTTGAAAGCTATTTTAAAACATTCAACTTACCTTTTATGATGCAAGATTACGATACACCTTGGTTAGAAGCAGACGCAATTACTGAAGCCGCTATTATTGTAAACTCAACACCACGCTATAGAGATCCAGAAGCATTTGGTACTTGGTTACAAATGTGTGCAGATGCCGAACTAGACAAAAATGGATTGTTTGTGGGCACTATTGCAGAATACGATGCGTTTGTTACCGCTACTAAATGTAATATTAAATATCGCCCGGTTAAGGACTTTTTGGAACTAGCCGGACTTATCGAAGGTGCAGACTTATTTTTGGGTAATCAAAGTATGGCACTTAGTATTGCTATGGGTTTGGGCAAAGCTAGTGTAGTTGAATTGCATAAAATCAAACCGATGCAGTATAGAGAATGTTTCTTCCCTAGAACTAACATTACCTATTTCTAAATGATAAATAATTTTGTAAGTAGTTGTTGACAATACTTACAATTCTGTAGTACAATAAAAAATAAATTTAATTTAATCATTCACAAAGGAGATCATGATGAATCTAAAACCGCTATCTGATAGGGTCGTAGTACGCCGAGTTGACAGTGAAGCTGTAACTAAGGGCGGCATCTTTATTCCAGACGCAGCCGCTGAAAAAGCCGATCAAGGCACAGTACTTGCTGTAGGTCCGGGTGCTCGCAACAAAGTTACAGGGGAAATTAATCCACTTGACGTTGCAGTTAACGACAAAGTACTATTCGGTAAATTTGCCGGTCAAACTGTTAAAGTTGACGGCGAAGAATTATTAATTCTGAAAGAGGATGACATCCTCGCAGTAGTTGAACAATAAGGAGAAATATAATGGCTTCAAAAGACGTACAATTTGGGAATGATTCCCGTAGTAAAATGGTTGAGGGTGTAAACATCCTTGCCAATGCTGTTAAAGTAACACTAGGACCTAAAGGCCGTAACGTAGTTATTGAACGTAGTTTCGGTGGTCCTCATGTGACCAAAGATGGTGTAACAGTTGCAAAAGAAATTGAATTGCAAGACAAGTTACAGAACATGGGCGCACAGATGGTTAAAGAAGTAGCGTCACGTACTGCTGATGTTGCAGGCGATGGCACAACTACTGCCACAGTATTAGCTCAAGCTATTGTTAAAGAAGGCATGAAGTTTGTTACTTCTGGCCATAACCCAATGGACTTGAAACGTGGTATTGATCAAGCTACACGTGCCGCAGTTGATGCTATTTCTGCATTTAGCAAGCCTTGCGAAACCGATGCAGAGATTGCACAAGTTGGTACTATTAGTGCTAACTCAGATGCAAGCATTGGTAAGATGATTGCTGACGCAATGGCCAAAGTAGGCAAAGAAGGTGTTATTACTGTTGAGGCAGGCAAATCGCTACAAGACGAATTAGAAGTTGTAGAAGGTATGCAGTTTGACCGTGGTTACTTGAGTCCTTACTTTATCAACAACCAAGAAAAGCAAACAGTTGAATTGGATCAACCATTCATCTTGTTGTTTGATAAAAAGATTACAAACATTCGCGACATGATTCCGGTATTGGAAGCAGTAAGCAAAGCAGGTAAACCATTGCTTATCGTTGCAGAAGATGTTGAAGGCGAAGCACTAGCAACCTTAGTGGTAAACAACATGCGTGGTACTGTTAAGACTTGTGCTATTAAAGCACCTGGATTTGGTGACCGTCGCAAAGCCATGTTAGAAGATATCGCTATCCTGACAGGTGGACAAGTTGTTGCAGAAGAACTAGGACTGACACTTGACAAGATTACTGTTGAGCATTTGGGTATGGCAGGTCGTGTAGAAATCAATAAAGATAACACAATCATTATTGATGGTGCAGGCGATGCGAATGCAATTGAAGCTCGTGTTGCAGCAATCCGCGCCCAAGTTGAAACTACAGACAGCGACTACGATCGTGAAAAACTACAAGAACGTGTTGCCAAGTTGGCAGGCGGTGTTGCAGTTATGCGTATTGGCGCCGCAACTGAAGTGGAAATGAAAGAAAAGAAAGACCGTATCGATGATGCATTACACGCTACTAAAGCGGCTGTGCAAGATGGTATTGTAGCAGGTGGCGGCGTTGCGTTAGTTCGTGCTCGTCAAGCTATTAGCGGTTTAGTTGGCGACAATGCAGATCAACAAGCTGGTATTAACATTGTATTACGTGCAATGGAAGAACCACTACGTTGTATCGTTACTAACGCAGGCGAATCAGCTGACGTAGTATTAAATGCAGTAGCAGGTGGCGAAGGTAACTATGGTTACAATGCCGCAACAGAAACATACGGCGATATGTTAGCACAAGGTGTTATTGATCCAGCTAAAGTAGTTAAAACAGCTTTAATCAATGCATCAAGTGTAGCTGGCTTGTTATTGACTACCGAATGTGCAATTTTTGAATTGCCTAAAGCAGACAATGCTCAAGCAGGTGGTCACCCTGGCATGATGATGTAAGTTAGTAAATGTAAAAGAAGAGCCCCTTAATTGGGGCTTTTCCTTTTATGATAAATACTTTATAGATAAAGGAAATATCATGACAGTCACAGTACAACAAGTATATAACTATAACCATACACCGGAACAATCTGCGCCGTTTAGTTACAAACTCGCAGAAATGAAAGAACTTGGAACATTTGTTGAAACAAACTTCCCCGAAGGTGAACCTGGCCCAATTCTTACATTTACCACAGAGGAAGCGGCTAATGAATATGTTGCATTTATGAGTAACTTAAATCCAGTAAGTACCACTATTACTCCGGCATAAGTTAGCACACACTAACATAATAAACCCGCTAAGGCGGGTTTTTTGTTGACTAAAAATACCCAAAATAGTATAATAGAAGTATTATGAAAATTGTAAAGCTATCTAATAGACACAAAGCCCATAAAAAGTGGGGATTTGCCATTGGCTTACGTTTTACTGAGTATGGCAATGATGCTCGCCAAGTATGTGAGTATCTGGAAAACGCATACAAGACCTATAGTTTCCAAAAGCCAGACTGGCGTTGGTCAAATGCCAAGATTGAATGGTATGCGGACTTTGGTAATCGCCCAGCTCGATCAATTCATATTATGAATGACTATCGTCCACGTCCATATTGGATTTATTTGAAAAATGATGCAGACGTTAGTATGCTTATATTAACTGGGCTACTAGATGAAAATCGTTAAATTAGATCGTCGCTATACACAATGCCGTCTAAACAACTACTGGATAGCCTTGCACTTTGATGAGGAATACGATAGTAAGCCTAACTGGGGTCAGCCATTTTGGATAAAGCGTAAACTAGTAGACCATTATGGCCCGGGTGGCTATGCTGTGTGTAATAATCCTAGTCCGTGGTATAATGAATATGTTGGTAACTATTTAGAAATAATATATCTAAGAGACGAGTCAATGTTGACCTTCTTAGAGTTGAGTGGAGCATTTTTTGATGAAAATAATTAAACTAGATGGTAGATACGCAGGTTTCCCTAAGTGGAAATATGCCTTAGACTTTGGTAAGCACAAGTACGGCAAGCTACCTAGACTAAAATATGCTGTGGGATTTAAAAAGTTATTCGGCCCAGACCGTTGGCACAATCCTGACCCTACTGTACGAGTGTTTGACCGTAACTGGTATTTGTTTAACGAAAACTGGTATAACGACATCAAACACGGCCGTATCTTGTATAACAATGAATCGGACTTGAGTGCAGTACTACTCATGTTAGAATAATATGACAACTATTAAAATACCACGTCAACCACAGCGTAATGGAATTAGGCTTAAAGAAGTAATTCCATTCCTTAAGGAAACACTTGGCGAATTTGAAGGACGCATGTATGCTGGCCCCGGCTGGCGGTTCCAAATTAAGGATTGGAAGAATATTGGATGTGGCCGAAAACTTGTCCCTAGTATGATCTACGGTGGCGATACTGAACCTGCACACTACTTGTTGGATGTACTAGATCCCGAAATGGCGTTGCTTATTAGTTTAAAGTTTGCTTGACCAATAATTCCCAATATTGTATAATGGTTGTATTAATTAAAGGACATAAATGCTCTACTTCGCTTATGGTATGAATACTAACCGGGCCCAAATGGCCGACCGTTGTCCGATGGCCAAAAGCCTCGGACGGGCAGTATTAATGAACCATGAATTTCGATTTGCCCGTCACGCAGATATAATCGTAAATCCCGAATATAATACCCAAGGAGTATTATGGGATATTACTCCAGAATGTGAAAAGAATCTAGATGCATTAGAAGGGTTTCCTAATTATTATCTAAAGAAAACAGTTAGGGTATTACATAATAATAAGGCCGTAGAATGTATGACTTATTATATGGCTGGAGAGAATATAGATGAAATGCCGTCGGATGGGTATTTAGAAATGTTATTCGAAGGTTATAAAGCACATAATGTTGATGATTATCAAATATATGAAAGTTTAGCATTAATCGATAGTATTAAAGAGCGTCAGAAACAAATACAAAACAAATATTTTAACGAACAATATTGGGAATAATATGAAACTAAAGAATATGATTATCGAATCTGAATATGATAATGCTTTCCCTGAAAATCAAGAATTTATTGATTGGGTTAATTGTATTGATTATGAATATAACGAAGCCGATAATGTTCCGGCATTAACAGTAACAGAACGCACTAATATTGTGTTGCATAAAAACAACACCGAAGACTATAGCCCGTATAGCACCGTGAACAGTTGATTTTGGTAGACCGCTAATTCCCAAAATGTTATACTATTGTTATAGTAATTAATAAGGAGTAGCTATGAAATGTTTTACTTGCCGTACAGAATATAATACTGGACCGTGCCCAACGTGTGAAAGAAACAGGTTATTGTCTGAACAAAATAAGATCTTAGAAAGATCGAATACATCTTACCGTTATGATGGGCCACCTGCATCCGACGATCCTGTAATTATTTTTTGGTCTTGGGTGATTATGATAGTTATATTGGTCCCTCCACTATGTTTTTTCTATTATGTAGTAAGCGGTATGGCAAATTGACCATTAATTCCCATAATGCTATAATGTATGTATAGTGAAATTAAAGGAGTTATAAATGTCAATGTTTAATACTTGTGTAGATCAGTTAGTTAAAGTAACTCTTACAAACGAAAACGTAAAAACTGAGTTTTATAACGGTACCTTGTTTGTTAGCACTATTACAGAAGCTCAAGCTCGTAGCGTATTCCATAGACTGAGCGAAACTTTGGGATTGGGCAAAGTACTAGTAAGCCCAATTGGCGACACAGGCGAATATGCCTTTGATTTTGTTTGACCATTAATTCCCAAAATGCTATAATATTAGTATAGTAATTAATAAGGAGCGAGCAATGCCAAAATTTTATGTAACCAAAGCAGTTTATTTGAGTCTAGAAGTTGAAGCCGAACTCGAAGAAGATGCGGTTAAAATTGCACAGGATATAGACTATACTGAGTGGGATGTCGACGATGAGGACGAGCCCGTAGCCGAAACTGATGTAGACCCTATTGAAAATCCAGAGTACTACAGACAAGGTTGATCATTAATTCCCAATATTGTATAATAGTTGTATTGTTAATAAGAAGGAGCTAGAATGACCGTATCTTTTATTAAAATTAAAAACGGTGCATATCGCACTACAGAAGTAAGTGGTCAAGTATTCCAGTTAGTAGAACAATATAAAAACACAGCTAAAGGTGGATATGTGACTGTAAAGAATGGTGGTAAGTTTCCTGGATTCCCGGAAGACATCCGTGTCAAAGTAGAAGGTATGAGTGATTACGAGTTTGTAAGTGAACAAGAATTTGTTGAAGCTGGCAATACCCCGGTGGCAGAAGCTAAGGCATTAGAAACAGCACAAGAGTCCGACGAAGAAGTTATTGAGCGTATTCGTCAGCGTTTTGAGATCTTAGACGAAATGGCTACTGCTGCTACCACAGGTGATATCCGTGCTATGATTGTAAGTGGCCCTCCTGGGGTTGGTAAGTCGTTTGGTGTAGAGCGCATTGTTGAAAAGGCCTGCTTGTTTGATCAAATCTCAGGTAAGCGACTACGTGCAGAAGTAGTTAAAGGTTCTGCTACAGCAATTGGTTTGTATACTACACTTTATAAGTATTCGGATTCAAATTGCGTATTAGTGTTTGATGACTGTGACTCAATCTTGTTAGATGACGTTTGCTTGAACTTGCTTAAAGGTGCTTTAGACTCAGGTAAGAAGCGTAAGATTAGCTGGTTGTCTGATAGTAACATGTTGCGTCGCGAAGGCGTTCCAGATACATTTAACTTTAATGGTTCAGTAATCTTTATTACTAACTTAAAGTTCGATCAAATGAAGTCGCAGAAGTTGCGTGATCACTTGGATGCACTACAATCACGTTGTCACTATTTAGACTTAACACTTGACACAATGCGTGATAAAGTATTACGTATTAAACAGATTGCCAAAGATGGCGAGTTGTTTAGTGAATATGATTTTGATCAAGTGGTACAAGATGAGATCATCGAGTTCTTAGAAGAAAACAAGAACAAGATGCGTGAGATGTCGTTGCGTATGGCTATTAAGGTAGCAGACTTACGTAAGAGTTTTCCACTTAAATGGAAGGCTATGGCTCAAGTTACTTGTATGAAAGCGGCTTAATATGTCTTACGAATGGTCAGCCCCGGATATTGAACAATCGGTTATTGAACGTATGGGAGAAATGTATACTCAGTATGCTGGTACTCTGAGAGAATTGAATAACTTAAAATTTGGAAACAATGTAGTAGTTCCGGTAAGTGAAGAACACGCAAGATTTATGTTAGCAGTAGCACAGAGTTATTTAAGTAGACGCCATCAAGAAACCATTGATGTTTTAATGAAAGATTATTAATATGATTAGAATTTGGGTAGGGTTTGCAATACTGTTCGCAGTATTCTATTTTGGTATTCCAGTTGTACGTCATATGTCTGGCGCAGAGAAATGGGACTTGACAAAAACCTTTTTGTTTAGTATGCTATGCAGTCTATTAGCATTTATTGTAATGATGTTATTTGTATTTTTATTCTAAGGAACACAATGAACAAGACTTTTAAATTAGGCGTACTGGTAGCGGCATTAGCGGCTACTACAGCATGTACTCGTATCGAAACAGGCACAGTAGGTCTGCGTGTTGATATGAGCAAACAGATTGCAGGTAACGAGTTACAGCCGGGTTCGTGGAATCAAACAATGTTTGGCGATGTACTTGAGTTTCAAGTTCGCTCAATTCAAGTTGCGTGGGATAACTTAACTCCACAAACAGCAGATAACTCTACACTCAAAGACTTTGACGTAGCAATGATTTATGAAATCAACCCAACCGCAGTAAGCGAGTTGTGGATTAATCAATCACGTAGCTTCCATACATATGATCACAGCGAATACTACTTGATGTACAAGTATATGTCACAGTTGCTTAACTCTGCTACTGCAAAGGCTGTTCGCAAGTACAAGGCGCTTGATGTAGCTGATAATCGTGCTAACATCGAAGCTGATATCCGTACTATTGTAGACCAAATGCTTAAAGAAGAAAAACTAGACAAGTCAATTACTGTTAGTCAGATTCGTGTAACTAATGCTACTCCAGCAGATGACATTGTAGCAAGTGCAAATGCCGCAGTTAAAGCTACAAACGATTTGAAAACTAAACAAGTTGAAGTACAGATTGCTCAACAAGAAGCTATCCGTATCCAAACATTGAATAGTAATTCACAGGCTATTCCATACATGAACGCAATGGCTACAATGGAAATTGCCAAAGCAGTACGTGAAGGCAAAGTCCAGACTATTGTTGTGCCAGCAGACTTCAAAGGTATGCTGAACGTAGGCAAATAAGTTTTGTAGTACCCGTAGCTCGTTTTAGCTCCTGAGTTACGGTTTTTATACCCCGGGTTTAACCACTCGGGGTTTTTTAATTTGCACTACTAAGAAAAATATGTTACACTAATGCTATGGCACAATTTACATATTCCCACGTTGAAGACTACATTGAAATCATTGCCGGACATAGACATCCTGGCGGAAAAAGCAAACACAGTATATTCCAACTTCCCGAAAGTCCTATTAATTTAGCACGATACGATGTTAAAGTTATGGAAAGTTTTGCTGAGCAATGCCATAATGGAGTTGCATTTACAGATCGCCAGGCTAAGTTAGCTACAGATTTAGTTGTTAAATATGAGCGCCAATTATTTAAACTAGGTGTAGATATTACTCCAGTTAAAACAAACGCAGAATTTAGGATACCATTGCGCGAAATAGATCGTACTAGCCGAGTGTGGGTAGAAAATGACTCTATAAATTTGAAATTTCCATACTTAGCAGATATAATTGAAACAGTTAGAGCAGAATCAAAATCTAGTAAAGGCAAAATACAATGGCAACACGAAAAAAAATATTGGTCTGCTGATTTAACTGAACACAATGTAAATTGGGTTTATACATTTGCTCGTCAACACAACTTTGACATTGACTCTAGTCTTACTAAAGCAATGGACTTGTTGCTAGACGCAGAAAAAGAACCATACGCAATCGAATTACGTGCCGATGCTGATGTATTAAGTATTACTAATGCACATGATACATTAACAGAATATGTTAATGAACAATTAGGTGGACTTAGTACAGATAATTTACTCACATTAGTTGACAATGCTCCTATACTTGGATATACAGTTGATAAAGTTATTGAGGAAGTAGTTATTGACGCATACGGTACACGATTCTGGAGTTTATGTGCTAACAGAGAACTTAAAGTTGATACAACAACTAGTAGTAACTTAGTTAAAGATATTGCCGAGTATGCTTGCGCTACTAATAGATTTCCTATATATGTGTACGAACCTGATTTAAGTAATCGATTAAAAACAGAATTTAATAAATTCTTCCCGGGTGCAATGATGACTCTTGATAATAAAGTAATGGATAAAGGAATTACCGAAGATATTAAGGTCGTATATACTACCAAAATTCCACGTGCGGCCATTGCACGTATACCGTTGATGGTTAGTAGTGCTGGTATGTTATTTGGCGGTGACCGCCAAATGTGGATTCAAACAGCAGAAAAGGTTGTATACTTTACTAAAGATGTGTACAATAAAAACTCCAAAGGACCAGACGTGTGCAAGCTAAACTAATAATCAAAGACGAAGTTAATCTAAAAATTGAAGGACTTGAACTAGCAGATAGAACTGCATTAGTTAAGAAATTTAAATACGAAGTACCAGGCGCTAGATATCAGCCCGCTGTCAGACTAGGCAGGTGGGATGGTAAGGTTGCGTTCTTCCAACTTGGTGGTAGCAGTTATATCAACTTGCTTGCAGATATACTTCCTATCTTAGAACAGCGCAACTATGATGTTGAGATTGAAGATTTACGTGACTATAGAACTAGTTTTACATTTGATCAAGTAACTGAAGATACCTTTGCACATATACTGTGGCCAAAAGGACATCCGCAAGAAGGTAAGCCTATCGTTCTGCGTGATTATCAAATACAGATTTTAAACAACTTCCTAGCTAATCCACAAAGCATACAAGAAGTGGCAACGGGCGCAGGCAAAACTATTATGACTGCGGCGTTAAGTAAAAGCATTGAAGCTTATGGTCGTAGTATTATTATTGTTCCAAACAAAAGCCTAGTAACACAAACAGAAGCAGACTATATTAACATGGGGCTTGATGTTGGCGTGTACTTTGGTGATCGTAAAGAGTGGGGCAAAACACACACTATCTGTACTTGGCAAAGTCTAAACGTATTGCTAAAAGCAACACAAGCAGGCACAGCAGAAGTAACTATTGGTGAGTTTATTGAAGATGTTGTCTGCGTTATGGTAGATGAAGTACACATGGCCAAAGCAGATGCATTAAAGACTTTACTCACAGGTGTGTTTGCCAAGGTACCTATTCGTTGGGGATTAACTGGGACTATTCCGCAAGAAGAATACGAACGTGTTAGTTTGTTATGCAGTCTTGGTCCAGTCATTGGTAAACTAACTGCCAGTGAACTTCAAGAAGCAGGCCACTTGGCTAATTGTCATGTAAATATAGTACAACTTCAGGATAGTGTAGAGTATACAGATTATCAAAGCGAATTAAAATACCTGGTAACAAATACAGCACGTCTAGCATTTTTGGCCAGATTAATTGATGGTATTAAAGAAGGTGGCAATACACTTATTCTTGTTGATCGAATTGAAACAGGCAAGCTATTACAAGTAGAACTAAGCACGTTGTTTAGTTTACTCAGTAGCAAGCCTGACGTAGTCTTTGTTAGCGGAGCAACTAAGTCCGCAGAAAGAAAAGAAGAATATGATGAAATTGCAACAAGTACTAATAAGATTATTATTGCTACCTATGGTGTTGCTGCTGTGGGCATTAATATCCCTAGGATTTTTAATCTTGTGCTTATTGAGCCCGGTAAGTCCTTTGTTAGAGTTATCCAGTCCATTGGGCGTGGGATCCGCAAAGCGGAAGACAAAGATTTTGTCCAAATCTGGGACATAACAAGTACCTGCAAGTTTGCTAAACGACACCTTACTAAGCGTAAGCAGTTTTATAAAGAAGCAAACTATCCATTTACAATAGAAAAAACACCATGGCAAAATTAGTAGTATGCGGAGATTCGAATGCGGCTGCAAGTGTACATACTCCGGGAAAACACTTCAGTGAATTGCTTGCTGACCAATTAGACTATGAGTTAATTAGTTTGGCTCGCGGTGGCATGAGTAATGCTGGTATTTGTTTGCAAATTGAATATGCTATTAATAAGATCAATCCACGCCCAGATTTTATTTTTATATCATTAACTGATAGTTCACGCACAGAAATACCATACACCCCAACTAACTCTGCTTTTTTTGATAACAGTACAGATCTATGGAATAAACTGCGCCGCGGATATGACATTACTCGCGGATTGGAAAACGTAGTATATGACCATGATAATTATCTAAGTTCTAGAAACTCTTTCTTAAACAAAAACCCAACTATACGATCTGATAATGTAGGATCAATGACGTGGGAGGGATTTTATAAAGTGCCAGCGCAACAAAAGGTTGCAATGCAGTATTATATTACAGAATTGTTTGACATGAACTGGAAAGAACAGCTCGATATTTGGTGTATTAAAAATTGCCTCAGAGATTTAGTCGATTCCGGAATTCCATTTTTAGTTAGACAAGAACACTTTTTAAGAAATTGTGCTTGGTTGCCCGAGATTAATTGTATTGATAGTAATCTATTAAATTATGGCATCTATTCGCAAGCGAGCTTTAAAGATCCAGCATTTGTAGACCCAGGATATCATACCAAAGAGGAACACCAAGTTGAAATAGCCAACTTATTGTATCCGTATATAGAAAAAATACTACAACAATGAATAAATTAATAGTGTGCGGATGTAGCTTTAGTGCACCAGCAAAAGATTTACCAGGTACTGCCTATGGAGAAGTATTAGCTAACAAGCTAGGATGGGAAGTAGAGATACTAGCTCGACAAGGATGCAGTAATGGTGGCATTCGTATACAGATAGATGAAGTATTACGTCAACGCCCTACGTTTGCTATTATTGCCCCTACATTCCATGACCGTATGGAAATCCCTGCAAGTGCTGCACCATATGTACCACCGCCAGAAGAAAACAAAGGATGGAATTCGGATTTACAAAAACATTTACAACATAGTCATTTAAATGGATACAGCAAAGATGTTGGCATAGACAATGTAAATTATGGCAACAATCCGTATCGTATGATCTGCGAAACTATTTTTAGTCTAGTGGAGAATTATGATCATCCATATCGTAGTGCTAAAATAGATAAGAATACCCAGTTAGCAATGAAGCAATATGTTAACTTTTTGTATGATAGTGAATGGAAACGTCAACAAGACGAATGGATAATTCGTGATGGTATTATGCAGTTATATTATGCCGATATCCCATTCTTACTAGTAGCAAATAACCTATGGAATAGCAATACCGTACGTGCGGCAATACCTAATGTAGTTGATGACAAATATATGACCCTTGCCTATGAAGAAACTCCTGCTTATGCAACAAATACCTGGCCGTTTACCACAAAAATAGATCCCGGTTATCATGGTGATCCTAAGAGCCAAGAGTATCTAGCAGATACGTATTACAATATTATTAAAAATACTTGGAAATTATAATGACAAATAATGCAATAACAACAACAGAAGCAGAGTTTAATTGGTTTAGTAATAATGGTGTGTTTATGCCAATGATCAATGATACTGGACGTAATATATTTTATAAAGCTGCAATCGAAAGTGCTGTAAAAGATAAGGTAGTATGTGATATTGGCACAGGTACTGGATTTCTAAGTGTTCTGGCCGCAAAAGCAGGCGCTAAAAAAGTATATGCAGTAGAAATGGATCCGGGTCGTGCCGAATTTGCCCGTAATGTAATTGCCAAGGTTGGACTCGGGGATGTCATTGAAGTTATCAATGATAATTTTTTAAATACAGATATTTCTGCAGACATTTATGTAAGCGAAACTATTGGCACACAGATATTCAATGAAAACATTATTGCCATTGCTAATCACGCTATCAGAAATGGCGGAGTGTTTATTCCTAGTCAATTTGAAATTGTAGCTCGTGTATATAAAAATCATCCAATATTCCCCATGGTGCAATCGAATAGTGATGCATTTGAGTTTCAACCAGACATCGAAATTGATCCAGAGTTTGAAAATATTATCAATACTGGATTCCAACAACAACATGGATTAGATAATACATTATATCGTGCTAACTGTATTCACAATTTATTTTCACAGTTACACAAGTTCGACGATCTACGTTTAACAACATTATACGAAACAGAACCTTTAATAGTAGACTTAAACAAACCCAACGATATTAATAATATACGTATTACAATTCCAAATTCTGCCGTTGATACATCTACGCAAGATATATGTGTAGTATTATTTTGGAAAGCACGGTATCAAGATCTAACTATGAATGTAACAGATACTATCTGGGGAAATCCTAGTAAAATTATTTTGCCTCGTTGCCGTAAAGTAGGGACTGATATTGTAACATGGTATGATCCTGCTATCAATGATTGGAGATTTAGTTTTTGAGAGCAGTCGCATTAGTAGCTCACCCCGACGATTGTGTTATCTTTGCTTGGCCTTTTATTGAAGCACATCCTGAGTTTGAATGGGTAATTGTTTACTTGACCTATCGAGCATCGGACCCACGTGGGCAAGAACTAAAAGCATATTGGGATAAGCGTGGTATAGCGACAGTATTCATGGGTTATATAGATGACTACACAGATCAGCAGACTGGAAAATTTAACTTTTGGGATCCGGGATTAGTAGGAGAACATACCGCAACAATGGTTCGTGCTATTAATACAGACTTAATACTAACACATTACAAGGATGGCGACTACGGTCATATACATCATATGTTTATGTACCAAATAGCAGATTCATTAGATATACCAAAGGTTTACTTTGCAAGTACTTTCAATTATAATATAGAGTATGCAGTTGTAGATTCAGTTGCCATAGAAGAATTGCCGTTACACCAAGAAGTCATTGAAGGATTCCAGGATCGCAACATTGGCAGATATATTGTAACACCGGAAGCGGAACTTATACTAAAAGAAAAACAATGAGAATATTAACGTTAGACAACATAGCATATCCAATGGACCAGATTCCAGATGAAATTGACGAAGTTAGGTTTTGTGTTTTGGATAATAGCGACCCTAAAGAACCGGATTATTTTTATATTCCCTTAATTTTTTTAGAATCTTTTAACAGTCCAGCACTAGTACTAAAGATTGGTGAGAATACAATACGTATGCCAGTGGATTGGCAAATTCTTATTGGCGAACCAGACTTTGGCGACTTAGAAGTTGTTCCACTAACAAGTATTAATGATCGTGGCTTTAATGTATTTTGTTTCAATCCATTAACAAGTTTCCGACCAGAATTTGCTCCTGTGGAAATCATTGATATATATCAAGACGTTAAGTGGTATTTTCCTAAACTTAAACCTGGCCAACTATTAGCCATTCCCTTAACCGAAGGTCCAGAACCTATGTGTGCATATTTTATTAAAGATATCTCACGTCAAAGCGAGGTCATTAACTACGGTAAGGTTTGGTAATATGGGATTACTTAAACCTGGTGCTGCATACGTCTACGAACGAGCTGATGGTGTAACCTATGCTAGGGAAATAAATGCTCACCCCGGTGATAGAATAGCAATTGGCTGGGATTACGATTATAGACAAAAAACTGAACGTATTAAGTTATGGGACAGTATCCATAATGCCGCAAAGACTAATCCTGCTTTACAAGATGCTATAGAACGTGTTATAATGTTATATGAATTACAAAAAGGGGAAGATCCTCCCCAATGGCATCCGGTATGAAAGAAGATAAATTTGGGCATAACGCTTTAATTGCAGAACTAAAAGAAGCTTCATTATGGGGCAACATAAAGAGACTAGCAAAGACAGACCCAGAGTTGCAAGAGCAGTTAGATAAAATCATTGTTTACTATAGGTTAAAATATGAGCAAAGAAGAAGATAAAATCAAACATGGTACACGTATTCAACGTGCGTGGAATTCGATCAAACGGCAATTAAAGATTGCACGAGCACACGGCAATCCTGTAGCTGAACCCCATCGCTATGCTAAACATCATGCAATGGATTGTGGGCAACCACATTGTACCTTGTGCGGTAATCCACGTAATAGTAAAGCAACTAAGGGCAAGGATAAGTTAACTACCCAAGAGAAACGTAACAATCAAAAAGCAAAAGATGAGTGATCCCTTAGATATTAAAAACGAAATGGCACAGTTTGATCGTAAGAATAGAGATTTTTACGATAGTCTTGATGAGCAAAATAAAAAGAAATTTGCTCCATTCTTGATGATTCGTTGGGGTAGTAGTGTAGGCGGTAGCGTAGACTTACAAGCATACTATCTAATGAGTTGCAATGAAAACTTAAACAAGAACTTCTTTGAGATTAGCGCCTCCAAACATAAAAAGCTACAATGGCTATTAGCAACAACTGTAAGTCCAGGTATGGGCAATCAATATCATCAATGGATTACTCCGAAGAAAAAAGGCGCAGGCGATAATAAGGCTGTTAAGTTTCTTAAAGAGTTATATCCTGAATTAAAAGAAGATGAGATTAAACTATTAGCGCAGATTAACACTAAAGATGATCTTAAAACTCATGCCAAATCGATGGGCTGGGATGATAAGAAGATCAAAGAATTAACATGATTCAAAACCTAGTTGTCAATGGATGTAGTTACATGGAGGGCTACGCCGCCGGCCTTGGTCACAATGACCTGGCTACCCAATTGGGAATCTCTCATGCAGAAAGTTTAGCAATTGGTGGTAGTGCTAACAGTAGAATAATTAGAACAACATTAAAGCACAGTTATCAAACTACAGAGCCTACTTTCTATATTATGGGATTAACATTTGTTAGTCGGTTAGAACTTCCAATCATTGGAATGGGGCTAGAAGAAGAAAAAACATCGTTTGAAGGACGGTGGTGTAACCCACAAAATCAGGAGTTTTCTGATCGTTACGATCACTTTTGGAATAGAGCAGAAAGTGAAAAATTTGTAAAACAAAAAATAATGGTAGAAGCATACAGTCTAATAGATCGTACAGAAGATTTAATGTACCGCATACTTTCTACTATAGATAATTTACAAGCAAGAGGTCACCAAGTATTAGTTTATCAACAAGCAGATGACAGTTATCAATATTTACTAGGACGTGATAGATTACATCTATTTCGTAGTAGTGAGAATATCATTGATGGGTTCAACTGGGCTGCAATTAAATACCAACATGAGCAAGGTGTTCCATTCAATGAATCCACGGGCCATGGGAACTTTATCGGTCATCAAAATACTCCGGAACATTTACGGCATCGTGCTACAGGTGCCCACCAAGTTCTTAATGAATACCTTGTAAAATATATCAATGATCGAAACCTTATATAAGTGTAAATATTGTGAAAAAGACTTCCGTAAAGAATCAAGTCTTGCGGTACATCTCTGCGAGCAAAAGCGCCGTTGGCAACAAGAAAAGGAAGTGCCGGTCCAACTTGGGCTTAAGGCATACTTACGTTTTTATGAAATTACGCAGGGAAGTGCAAAGTTAAAAAGTTATATTGACTTTGCAAAGTCGCCGTATTATAATGCCTTTGTTAAGTGGGGCAGACATATGGTAGCCATTAGGGGTATTAATCCCACACAGTTCTTAGAATGGTTATTAAAGAATAATAAGAAGCTAGACTTCTGGTGTAAGGATGAGTTTTACGTTACTTACTTACACGAATACTTAAAACGTGAAGCAGTACAAGATGCACTAGAACGTGCTTTAAAGGAAATGCAGAATTATGCGGAAGATCATTTGGAACTTAGGAATGGGTTTAGCGACTATTTTAGGTATGGTAACGGGAATCGTATTTGTTATCATATCAGCACTGGCAGGATTAGTCCTTGGGTTGTATATAACTGCGACAGTGGAGTTGCCTTTTTGGATTCGCTCGGTGAAGAACAAGTTGAAATGATTATTCCTTGGATTGACCCCGAACACTGGCAACGCAAATTTAAAGATTACCTAGCCGATACTGAATGGGTTAAAGAAATATTATCGAAAGCAGGATTATGAAATTTAAATCGGATATTGACATTGATTTCGCAGACCGTACAAAGGCATTAGCATTACTTAAACATAATCCTGCAAGTATCAATCGCGACGGTAATTGGGTTCCGCACAATACAGGGGTATATGTAACTGATGTACCAATTGATCCATTTACTGGTCGTGCCAGCATCGATCATAAGGTAGCAGAAGATCGCGGTTATATGAAATTGGACTTTTTGAATGTATCATTATATACTCAGATAAAAAGTGAGCAACATTTACAAGAACTTATTGCACAAGAACCAGAATGGGATCGACTATATGATCCAGAATTTTGTAGTCGGTTAATACATATTGGTAATCACTACGAAACACTTATTAAGATGCCAGAAGCAGTTAATAGTATACCTCGCATGGCGATGTTACTTGCAGTAATAAGACCTGCGAAGAGGCACTTAATAGGCGAAACCTGGGCAAATGTAGCTAAAACCGTATGGGAAAAGCCCCAAGATGATGGGTATTTCTTTAAACGTAGCCATTCTGTGGCCTATGCACACCTAGTGGTGGTTAATATGAATTTGTTAACTAACTCTACGAACGAGAGTAATTGATTTACGTTTACTACGCTTGGTAGCCATTTCTTTTAAGCTCACGTAAGGGCCCATTTTAATTTCTACATCCTTACTATTCATAGTACGTAGACACGTTTTAAAAATGCCCCAATCTTGCTTTAAAAACACATTAATAGGCATAAGTCTATTACTTTCCCACCACCATGTTTCCCCTAAAATTAAGAATACCTTCTTAATTTCTGCGTCTTTGAGACTGCCAAAATCATAAAGTGTTGTTATAACTTCGTCAAAGTTTTGAATGATGCCGATGTAATCGTTGCCGCCATAGGTAATATAGCTAATGAATGGGTACTGACTTAAGAGTTGCTTGTAGTGATCTTCCACGTTATCCGATAAATATGTTAAAGACGAGCAAATAAATGATTACTGTCAAAACATATTTATATCCGAATACCATCGAGGTTCAAGTTTTTGATCCTACGATTTTCACAACAAGGAACCGCCAAGTGTATAGCCGCCCAATTAAAGTTTACCAAGGTGTAGACAATCCCGTTCAAGTTATCATGCGTAATCAAGACCAGAAATCAGTTAATCTAACTGGTTATGCTGTTCAAGCAGATATACAAGATCCTACTAATCAAGTTACAATTAATAGTTTTGCTGTGTCATTTGCAGATATTACTAAAGGACTCGGTAACTTCGTAATTGATAAAGATACACTTGATAGTTTAGAACAACGTTTTTATAAACTAACATTTAAAACAATTAAACAATCCGATAACACAGAAGCTCCTATGTATATCGATGACAACTACGGTGTACCACTAGATTTAGAAGTATTGCCAGCTTACTGGTCTAATACAAGTGGTGAACCCGGAGTAGAAGAAACAGTATTTGATGGTGGAACACTATAATGACCGTAGCTAATGTACATATACAACAAGTCCTTTTGCGTAGAGGCAATACAATACAATCCAGCAGTTACACTGGCCCAATTGGTGAAGTTATTCTTGACACAGATTTGCATACTCTCAGAATACAAGATGGTGTAACTACTGGCGGTGTGATGACCCTGGCAACACAAGCACAGATTGATACTTTAACTAATAATATTATTACTATTACTGGAGTTGACAGTAATATAGTTTCTGAAATTACAAACATATTAAATGGTAATGTTACATTTGGTAATCTAATTCCAAGCGCAGATAATACATACAATCTAGGTACTCCAACAGAACAGTGGGAAAACTTATACCTAAGTGGTAATAGTATTTTTATCGGTGGCTCAGAGTTAAGTGTTATTAATGGAAACTTAACCATTGGCGGCAATGCAGTTACTGGCGGAACACAATGGAATATTCCTGTAGATGGTTGTCCAATCTATGCAGAATTAACAGCAGATCATTTTCGGGCATATACACAGAATAGTCATTTAGATTTAGAAAATATTGGTTACTGGAGTATTGGTAGCAATGCCAATGGGTCTGGTATTTTTGGTACAGACACCGATTCTACATTATACTCCAACTATGGCAATGTTTACATAAGAACCAATGACAGCCAGAGCTATTTTATATTTGATACCGCAGGAACTATGACAGTACCGGGCATTATTAATCTACCATATGGTTCTATTACTACCGGATTTGGTCCTGGCATATCGCTATTAGCTAACGTAGATGCAAACCAATACTTTACAGTAATGGCCACTGGCAATGCAACTAATATCGGCCAAACGTTGATTTTTACAGAACAAAACAACATTGGATTTGAAATAGTTAACACTGAGAATGATAACAATTATAGTTGGCAATTTGATAGTCTAGGTCGTACAGTATTACCGGGTAACATCGTATTTTCTGACAGTACAGTACAAACAACCGCGGGTACTGTATGGACAGGAGCATGGGACCCAGAGGGTTACTATACTAGCAATGTTAGCATAGTTACATACAATGGTAATGCGTTCATAAAAATTGGTGGCAATGGCAATTCTGGAAGTAGTCCAGACAACGATAATATTCGTTGGACTCCTTTTTCAACTGGAAGCACAGTAACAGGCAATATCGGATTTATCGGCGATGCTATGTATGACCTTGCTGGGATTACAATAGAGAACGCAGATTTGAGTCACGGTGCTACAGCGGCAGTTATTATTCCTCCCAATGGATCTAATAATTCAGTACAAGTAAACAATACCAATGGCGCTATCGCAGTACAAGCAGGCACAGGATCGGTCATTACAGCGTCTTGGACATTTGGCACAGATGGAAATTTAACACTACCGGGTAATCTAAACTTTACAGCAAGTCCGAACGCTATCTCTGGTGTCGGTATCATTAACGCACAATACTATTACGGTGATGGTAGCAATCTAACTAACTTACCATTGTCTACTCCTGCATTAATAGAGTTCTTAGCACAGGTTGGTAATGACACTTATGCAGCATCTACAACTGATAATATTATCGTTGCAGATAGCAATGGTGGATTTACTGCATTTATTGTATTGCCATCTAATCCCGGAAATGGTAAGCAATATACTATTAAGAAATCAACAACATTTAGTAGCCATCCGATTACAGTTAGTGCTGCCGGGGGCGCAAATATTGAGGGTAGCAACCAGACTATAAGCTTCAATAATCCGTTTGGTTATATTACTTTGGTATACGATATTAATGCTGAGGGCTATTGGGTCATTGGTGGCAACTACGCATCAGTTTAATCAATTGATTTGATTTAATTTAGCATTCCTGCTATAATAGTAGAAATGTTGAACTCTATCCGCGACGCCGTTACACAAATATTACCAGGAAAACGTAAAACTAACTCTACTTCGGGTTGGATAAGTTTCAATGCACCCTGCTGTCATCATAACGGCGAATCAGCCGATACCAGATCACGTGGCGGTATGGTAATGAACCCAGACGGCGGCGTTAGTTATCATTGTTTTAACTGCAACTTCAAAGCAAGTTATGTTCCGGGTCGTCATTTAACATATAAATTCCGTAAGTTATTAAGTTGGATGGGAGCAGATGATGGCACAGTCAAACGATTAGTTATTGATGCTATCCGTATCCAGGACTTAGTAGCACCAGAACAACTAGCAGAAGTAGTAGAACAAGAAGAAATTAAGTTTAAAGCGCGGCCTCTACCTAAAGATGCAAGCGACTTGGCGGAGCTTGGTCTAATGTATAAGCTCACAGACTATGTAGATATGCCAATGGAGTATGTGGCAGCAGTGGTATATGTCAATGATAGAAAAATTGATTTAAATAAATATCATTTCTACTGGACCCTTGATACATTACATAGCATGAACAAGCGTATAATTATTCCATTTACTTGGAAGAATCGAATTATTGGTTATACAGCAAGAACATTCGTTGAGGATGTAACGCCCAAGTATTATAACAGTCACGAAGGCAACTACGTATTCAACGTAGACAAACAATTAAAAGATGCTAAGTTTGTTATTGTAGTTGAAGGGCCATTTGATGCTATGGCAGTAGATGGTGTTGCTATTCTAGGCAATGAGTGCAGCGAAATACAAGCAGATATTATTGATAGCTTAGGACGTGAAGTTATTGTTGTACCCGATGCAGATCGAGCAGGCGCCAACTTGGTAGACAAGGCAATCGAATATGGGTGGAGTGTTAGCTTTCCTATATGGCAAGAAGAACACAAAGACGTTGCAAGCGCAGTAGAAGCATATGGTAAACTATTTGTTATTAAAAGTATTATAGATGCAAAACAATCAAATAAATTAAAAATTGAGTTAAGAAAAAAGAAATTAGTATGATTTTAATACCGTTTGTTCCAGGTTCGTTTGCATCAACAGTTGAATACGTTTTGCGGGCATTTACTAAAGAGTATAAAGAAGATCGGATTAATTCAATAATTTGTAACGATGGGTCAATGCATTCTTTTAAAAAGACAAATCATATTTGTGAAAATACTGTATTAATGGATCAAATTTTAGAGTCCAATTTTACAAATGATATTGTAACTCCAATATATCCTTTTACAAATCTTCATGCAGATGAAACTATTAGGTTAATCAACGAAACGGTGTTAGAATCTACTAGAATTGTTTTTCTTTACATTGCTAATATAGAGTATGCTGAGATTAATATGTTATTTCAGTATTATAAAATTGCAATTGGATTAGGATTAGGAATAGATATATTCTGTGGTAAAAATCAAGATAACATAACTAATTGGAATGCTAAGTATACACATTGGTCAGATATGCAAGTTTGGGAATTACGAGAATGGCTAAGTATATTTTATCCAATTTGGGTTAACGAATGGATAACTGCTGTAAATTATAACCCCCGGGGAATTAAGATTAGCACCGGCGACATACTCAATGATACTAGTAATACCTTTAAAAAAATTATCAATTATTGTAACTTAACTGAAGATATTTTAGTAGACCAGTTTGCAGTAGAGTGGAGGCAAAAACAACAATATGTATTAGACGAATATGAATTAATAAAAGATATTGTTAACTATTCTATATCGGGCAAAGAATTAACATGGACTAAATTAAACATTATATCAGAATCGATAATACAACAAAAATTAAGATTGAATGGGTTTGAAATTAAATGCTATGATCTAAATGAATTTCCAACCGATTCGACAACATTAGGATCTCTACTAGAAAGTAATATATAATATACTATGGCAACTGAATACACACCAGAATTACAAAAATTGTTTTTAGAAATGATGATTCAAGACGCACAAAGTTTTGTGAGAATACAAAATATTTACAATCCAGAGAACTTTGATCGCAGTTTAAGAGAAGCTGCTAAATTTATTGCTAGCCACTCGGCTGAGTATAAAACACTTCCCACAGTAGAACAAATTAAAGCACTAACAGGAGTAGAACTTAGACCGATTCCCGATACTGTTGAAGGTCATCAAGAGTGGTTTATGAAAGAATTTGAGGGATTCTCACGTAAAGAAGAACTTAGTCGTGCTATTCTTAAAGCAGCAGATCTATTAGAAGAAGGCGACTACGATCCTGTAGAAAAGTTAATTAAAGATGCAGTACAGATCAGTTTAACTAAAGACTTAGGTACAGATTACTTTGCTGATCCACATGCACGTATTGACAAGTATTTTAATAGTGGTGGACAAGTAAGTACAGGGTGGCCACAAATGGATAAGATCTTATATGGCGGATTTAGTCGTGGCGAACTTAACATTTTTGCTGGCGGTTCAGGTTCGGGTAAGAGCTTGGTTATGATGAATATTGCATTAAGTTGGTTGCAAGCAGGACTAAGTGGTGTATATATTAGTTTAGAACTCAGTGAAGAACTAGTCGCACTAAGAACAGATGCTATGTTAACTAGCATGGGCACAAAAGACATTCGTAAGGATATTGATACTACAGAACTTAAAGTTAAGATGGTGGGTAAGAAGTCTGGCAAGTATCGTATTAAAGCATTACCGGCACAAAGTAACGTAAATGATATTCGTAGTTTCATTAAAGAGTATCAAATACAAACAAACAACAAAGTAGACTTTGTCATGTGCGATTATCTAGACTTAGTAATGCCGGTATCGGTTAAAGTAAATCCAAATGATCAGTTTATTAAAGACAAATATGTAGCAGAAGAATTGCGTAACTTATCACAAGAGCTAGGCGTGTTGTTTGTAACAGCGTCGCAGTTAAATCGTAGTGCAGTTGAAGAAATTGAATTTGACCATAGTCATATTGCAGGTGGTATCTCTAAGATTAATACAGCAGATAACGTATTTGGTATCTTTACAAGTCGTGCCATGAAAGAACGTGGCAAATATCAAATTCAATGTATGAAGTCACGTAGTTCAACTGGCGTAGGGCAAAAGATTGACTTAGAATATAACATTGAAACTATGCGTATTACTGACCCAGGCGAAGAAGTGGGTAGTGCCGGAGGCAATGGTTATAAGCCATCTGCAAGTATTATGAATCAAATTAAGACTACATCTACTATTAATCAAACAACTGGATTACCTGTAGCTAAAGAAGGGTGGAAATTAGATGAAAACACAGCACCGCCGCCAGGCAGTAGTGTAGAAAGCACTAAATTAAAGTCAATGCTCGCTGGCCTAAAAGCCAAGTCTGAATAAATCCATATAAATACAACATAACTGGAGCATACCTTGCAAAAGAAGGCCCGTAGCATATTAGACGAACTAGACACGTTGCTAGTACACAAAGATCGTGAGAATCTTGTGGAAAGCCGTGCCTCCAACGTAATCGCTGGAGCAATCAATCTAATCAATTATATACGTGAAAATTACGATGCCGAACAAGCAGGAGAGCTGGAACGCCGATTAATCAATTCAATCCGTACCCAAGAGCCAGAGAAATTTAAACGTGGTGTACGGAGAATGAAAAGTGAAGATTAACGAGGTTATTGTAGAAGCATTAAACACAGATACTGGCACACCTAATCCATCGGTATTTAAACCAAATCCTGCGCGAACCATACCACACCCAAAACTACAACAAAAGCCAACTTTATGGAATAAAATTAAAGCAGGAGCTAAAAGTTTTGTACAACCCGATGCCCAAGACACACAAAATACAAAAACAGAAGTTACAGCTCAACGATCTTCGCAACCTTGGATACGTTTATGGAATAGTAAAATAGCAAAAAATCCAAGTCTTGCACAAAATCCAACAGAGTTATTAGCTTTCGCTAAAACAATTTTTGGAAATAGAATTCCTGTAGACCAAATTCCTGCACCAACTGATATGAGTAGTGCAGGTGTTTCACAGTATATAACAAAATTAACTGATACATTTATGCAAACTCCAATACTTAAACAGACTCAGACACCAGGTGCACAAGATCAACCGACAAAAAGTAGTCGTTTACTTGATCCAGAAGTAGATGTTATCAGCGCAAGGAATCCAATTGTTTTAAAATTTAATGGTAAACGATACACTCGACAACCAAATGGTGAATGGTCTAAATTAGGACAAACAAAACCGATTGATCTTCCTATGCAACAGTTTTTAAATAAAGAATTAGCAAAATTATGATGTATCTATACGAAGGCGGGAATGTATTCGACAATACTAGCGATGTAGCAAAAGAAAATGTTGCCGCAGTAGTAGATACGATTAAACGAGAATTGCCTAGTGGATTGCAAAAACAAGTAATGGCAGATATTGGCTCTGCTGGTTATAAAGTATCAAGTGGCGATATTGATTTGTTTTTAGATCAAGCAACTACAGTGAAGAACTTTGGCGTAGAAGATGAAAAGCAAGCTAAACAAGCATTAGCACAATACTTTCAAGCTAAAGGTTATGCAGTAGCAGTAAAAGGTCGCAACGTACACGTTGATGTTCCTTATAAAACAGCAGACGGTAAGACATTATATGCACAAGTTGACTTAATGATCATACCTAATGCAAAAAAAGTTGCCGACTGGCACCAACATGGCCCACGTGGCATGTACGATGATCCAGCATTCAAAGGCAATCAATTGTTTATTCTATTAAATAGTGTTGGTAAATTTTTAGGCCTTAAAGTAGATGCATTTGGCGGTACAGTGATGCGCCGGGATGACAATTCCGTAGTTGCAGACACCCGTGAAGCAGCAGCAAAAGTACTCTTAAACCCGGGCGCACATGCAACAGATTTAAATTCAGTAGCCTCTGTATTAAAAGCATTAGCCAGTGACCCCGACCGCGAAGGTAAGTTAGCGCAAGCCAAACAAGACCAAGCCAAGGGGTTACTAACCCTTCCCGAGGATGTTACTCCGGGAAGCGCCGCATGGTTCCGCAAGATGGGACACCAAATATGAAGATAAGAGATATTATTCTTGAAGGTGGGTGGGACACAACCTTAACACAAGGTACAGTACTGCATCCTAAGATTGTAGCAGTAGCCTTACAAGTTGTAGATAAATTTGTAGCAGATTTTAATGCATCACTAGGTCCCAGAGTGGCACCTATACGTCGCGGACGTCCGACAGGATCCAGTGCTCATCATGAAGTAGATACACGTGAAGATCCAACTAAAATTTATGGCGACATTGATTTACAAATGATCGCGCCCGAAACAGAAGGACAAAGTTATGCACAGTTTACAGCACAGTGGAATAAGCTAACTGATGACTTTGTTAAACAAGGACATGCTCCTTATGTGGATACAAGTGAAAGCAAACCCGGACATCCTATCTTTGCATTAGGTAACAACCAATTTGTGCAAGTTGATTTTATGTGGCACCCAGAACGTTTAGAGCAATGGGGTGCGTCACGTGTTACTCCTGAGCGTGGAGTTAAAGGATTGTTACACGGTAATATGTTTAGCGTATTAGGTGAATTACTTGACCTAAGTATCCAACATGCCGGTGTGCAATTAAAAGTAATAGATGGACAACATGTACCTTTTAGTAAACAAAAAGGTACAGAGGTAGTTACAGTTACGACTAGCCCAACAACATTTATATACGATATATTTAAGTATTTGGCTCAAGGTCTTGGTATTAAGAATCCTAAGATTAGCCCACTACTAAAACAAAATCCCGGCAATGACGTCAATGACGTTAAGATTAGCAAGTTAGTTGAAGGTATTAAAGGCTTTGCTGAAAGTTGTGAAGCAAATGGTATGTTTGGCCAAGGAGACTTAGCAAACTTTACTTCTGCACAAGACTTTTTACAAAAGTTCCTACAGCGTTACGATGAAAAAGCACAGATAGATATTGCTGGCAAGAAACGTGATAAAGCAACGACACCAGAAGCTAAAGCACGTGCTGAGCAAGATAGACAAAAAATACAACAAGGTTTAGACATGGTTAAGGGTTATTTTAAATGAGATTAGATTTTATTAATAATATTCTAGTTGAAGAACGCACCGGAGCTCAACCGCATCCAGAGGATGCAATATTTGATGGCGCTGATGTTGCCAAACAAGCGTTACAATCATTGCAATTTGTTATTAAGAACCCGCAATCAGTTACAATTAAATTTGACGGATTTCCGGCATTAATATTTGGTCGTATGCGTGATGGTAGATTTACAGTACAAGACAAATATATGTTTGATGCTAAGTACTTTGCTGATAGTCCTAAGAAATGGGAAGAATACGATTTACAGAAGAAATCAGGAAAAACACGTCCAGATTTATATGCTAAATTAACAAATATCTGGCGCGGCCTAGAAGAAGCAGTAGGATCAAGTACAGGCTTTTTCTGGGGAGATCTATTGTGGTGGAATCAATTAACGCCTGTTAATGGTGCGTACGTGTTTAAACCAAATGTAGTAGAATACCATATACCTGCTAAGAGTACACTAGGTCAATCAATCGGACGTAGTGTAGGTGGTGTTGTAGTACACCAATACTTTACCGACGATAGTGCAAAACCTGCACAGTGGAACGGCCAAGGCCTTAAACAAAATGGTTCAGTTGTTATATTAACTCCTAGTGCAGGTATTAAATTTAAGTTAGATGATCCTGTGCAGTTGACTAAAGGTGCTAACAATGCAGTTAGTCAATATGGTAATGTAGCAGAACAATTCCTAGCAGGTTTACCTGGAGTTGTTCGCCAAGCATTGCAAAAGTTTTTAAATAAAAAGATTACAGGACAAACTAACGAAGAGTTAGGACCATGGTTAGAACATAATGTTAGTGCTAAACAATACAAGTTTCTAGTAGGGGAAGATGCCGGCGGATATCTATATCAAAACGAAAACGGTTTAAAAGCCCTATTTGCTATATGGAACGCGGTATATGCTTTAAAAATCAATTTAGCCAACCAGCTAGAAGGGCAAGTGCAAGGAATTCAGCAATTTGTCAACGGAAAACAACAAGGTGAGGGCTTTGTGTTTAATACACCGCAGGGACTGGTAAAATTAGTCAATCGCGGAACATTCAGTGCAGCTTTATTTGCAAAAGAGTAGAGAAAATACAGTTTTTTACTAGTTTGTATAAATAAATGTATGCAGAGATGCACATATATTAAGGAGATTTAAAAATGGCAATCCAAACACGTTATGCAGGTGATGCAAATGGCGTTAACAACGTTGACGCAAAATATGATGGTACATTAGCTACTATTATCGCTACAGGGTTAACAAAAAACCCAACAGCAATTAAAGTTTTATTAGGCGCACCTGGTGCAGCACAAACTTTTGTTGCCGGTGATTCAGCAACTGGTGGTCCTGTTGAAGCAATCCTAAAGCAAATCGCTATTGACTCTACAATCGTTATGTATCAAGTTGATACAGACCGTTTAAGTGTTTTAGTTGAAGCTACAGGTAACACAACTACAGCTATCGCTACACGTATTGCTTCTTTAGGCAATGCTAGTGTAACTTTAGGTACAGGTAACATTTGGGCTAACGCTACAACAGTTACAAGTACAACAGGTTTCAAAATCGCTTAATAGCTTTTTTAAACAAATAAAGAAAGCACTTTTTAAGTGCTTTTTTTATGGCCGCTAAATATGTTTATGTCCAGCAATTTATATTTCTTCCAAGGTTACAGTCTAGTAGATATTACAGCAACTGGAATAACCCGCGGTAGTAACGATAGTATGGAACGTAATCAACAACGCAACTGGGAAACAGTCTTACAATGCATTGGTCTACGTACACAGCCACACTATATACACGATCCTATTACTGCTGATCTTGATGTAGGTAATTTAGAGTTTGGGGACTTTTATAATGGACAACAAAAGATTTGGATGTGGCAATGGGCAGTTGAAGGATCGGGCATATACGATTTACCAGGAAAAGAACTAGGTGGAATACATCAAGACTTTGAACAAGTTCCTATAGTAACAGGACTAATAGAAACAGCACGTTTTATGTTACCTATTTTTTATCCATACGGGTCTATCAAAAACATCTACTTTAAACAGATTATACCTGCATAAATAGTATAGATGCCCCGGCACACATTATGGCTCATTATCAAGGCACAGTACAGGCTCATTAAAAAGCATTACTTATAAACAGGAACAGCAAGTATGGCCACCACAGAAATTGAAAAGAAGAGTCTAGAGGCGCATGTAGAGCTTTGTGCAGAAAGATACTCCAATTTGGAAACTAAATTAGAAAACCTAGATTATCGTATGGACAAAATTGAAGGTCATATAGTTGACATCAAAGACAGCCTTGGTAAAGTAGGCGGAGAAAGTAACAAAACATTGATCACAATTGGCACGGCAGTATTTGTAGCGATGTTAACTGGAATGATCGGTGTAGTATTACACCTTATTAAATGAAAATAGTAGAATTACTAAACAACGTTCAATTAAGTTTGAACAACGAACAAGCAGATCTGTTGGGCAGGTTCCAACACGAATCTAAAATAGAAAAGAATAAGCTCGACGAGCGCGAGCAACTAATAGCTAATCAACTAACGATGCAAGATGTATTATTGCGTCGGAATGAAAATGGTCAAATCATATACACGAAAAAAATTCGTTAAGAAACAAGCAACAACTAAAATAGATCCTAGAGTAACAACTGAACTAAATTATGCCACTGATTATATTAAACAGTGGACTAAGCGTGAGCTGGGCAAACTACAGGAAAATCAAGATACAAGCATTTGTATTCCAACTAACAGTGGATACAGAATTGGCTTGTACAATCTACGAGTGTATCCTAATAAAACCTGTGAATTGTTTGATCGTAACGATGAACTAGTACATACATTTGAGCACAAAATTAGTGCTATACTTTACACTATATACACCATTAAACGTAGATATCGCGACGCAGATGATATTATACGAATAGATACAGATATAAATAAAAACTATACAGACATGCTTACATTGCGTCGGGGTATTACACGTGCTACCCTAGAAAAAGACTATGTAGCACTTGATAGCAGACAAAATAGACTTGAAATAGCCGAACGAGAGTTAGAGCTGGCCAGGGCTAAAATGATGCAAATACATCACTATGCAAAGTTAACAAAAGTTTGGGCATAGACATAAATACTACATAAAGTTTAGGAATATAAACAATGAGACTCTCAGAAATGCGTACCGAAGTAACCCCACAGAAGATTAACAAAATCGTTGAAAGCCGTTTTGGATTTTCTATTGATTATGATAATTTAACTTATGCTAAAGCTAAACGCTTAACACAAGCATTGGGTGAAAACATCACACAAATTAAAAAATCTTTTGGCAGCCATACTGCTGAAAAGAATAGCAAGTATATGGAACTTATGCTTGTTAAAGAAGGCCTAGATAAATGGCTATCAAGCGAACAAGGTTTGTTTGAAAGCGAAATGGGTCGTTCAGAAGCTGTTCTAGCTGCTAAGGATATTGTTGATAGCCTACAAGATATGTTAGAAAAAGTTTCTAAAGTACAAAACGAACAAATCCCTGCTTTAGTTGACACTATCCGTGATCAAATTGGTAGCGAACAAGCTGAAGCATTTAAAGGTGCTATTACTCCTGTTCTAACTAGTTTATATCAATCATTAAGTACTGGCCGTGAATCAACAGACACAGCAGTACGTCAATTAGCCGGTGAAGAAGCTCCAGCCGGTGACATGGACTTTGGTGGCGAAGAAGGCGGATTTGGCGGTGATGAACCGGGCGGCGAAGAAGGCGGATTTGGCGGTGATGAATTAGGAGCCCCTCCTGAATCAGACCTAGACACAGACAGCTTTAATGCTACTGATGCTGCTGCTGGTGGCGAAGAAGAATTAGGCCGCGAGCGTCGTTAATATGAAAATACGTGACATTCTAGAGTCGTTTGAATTAGCCGATGAAGCAATTGAAGATGAAGCAGATAGCCGTGGCGATTCTGCTTTAATCACCGCTCTAGAGTGGCTACGTAATGAAGCACAAAATAGTTCAGCAATAACACCACGTGTTAAAGTTGATACTGTAATTGACCGTGTTCGCAATATTCCCGGTAATGAAGCATTTAACTATGCAGCATTAGAAGGTGCAAGAGAGCATAATGATATAGTTAAGTCGTTAATTAAAGACATCAAAGATGATGACAAGACTGGTTCCAAGTACGTATACCTGGCACTACCAGAAAACACAATCGATCCAAATGATCCCTTGGGCGCTCAAACTGCTGCTCCTGGTGACTCAAGTAAGATTGTTTCTAAAATGGCTAATCGCGCCGCAACCAAGTAATTTACCTATTTAAATAATGTTAGTTTACAGTGATAGTGATATCATCGATAATGAGTGGTTGCCTAAATTTAATTTAGGTGACTATACTATATCTCATAGTTTTGAAGAATACCGAGATACCTCTGCGACAGTAAAAATTGCATTTACCATGCATAGATTACATTGCACCCATGATATTAACTGCACAGCATATCAAGGCTTTGAAGACAAAATCAATCAATTAAGTTCTATTAGTAATTTAGTGTTTACATTCGAAAGTGAATTGCATAATTACCATTGGCGTATGTGGGAACAATGTCATCACGACAATGTCTATTGGGTACTTCCCGGGCAAGTTAACACAAAAATGAATGATCATCTCATATTTTGGGGAGACTGGTTTAAAACAACCACATACATTTATAAAGAGTTGCCAGCACAATTATCTAATATAACAACATATCAAGTAAAACCAAAGTATTTTGATGCATTGCTTGGTAGTCCTAAACCACACAGAGATTTTGTAGCAACTGCTGTACAGAAAAATAATTTACAGGATAAGTTTATTATGACCTATGGTGGCAAATGGGATGATAATCAATTCTATGCCAAAGATTATTTTGTCTGGGAACCGGGGGTTGAGGTAATAGGAGAACAGCAACCTGGCACAGCTGGTCCAGTTAAATATTACGGGGTATATACTGGATTAAGTCGTGTAATACCTATTCAAGTCTTCAATGATACTGCCTATAGTATTATTACAGAAACAGATCACGACAATACATTAAGTTTCTTTAGTGAGAAAACTGCTAAACCAATGATTGCACGTAGATTGTTTATTGCGTTTACTGGTTATAAGTTTTTACAAAATCTACATAGACTAGGATTTCAAACATTTAGTAATGTAATTGACGAAAGTTACGATTTTATTGAAAACGATAATGATCGTTATGCCGCAGCATTTGAACAAGTAAAACAATTATGTAATAGAGACCAAGCAGAAGTATATCAATTAATTCGTCCCATGCTAGAACATAATTACAATCATATTATGACAACAGATTGGACTATGTTTGCTGCAGAACAAATTAATCAGGTACTTGATCAGCAACTAGTTTAGCCCAAGCAACATGAGCATCTGGGCCTGGATGAAATCCATCCTCCATGAAGTTATTCATTTCTTTAGCAACATCATAGATACATTGTTTATCATTGCCGGCAAATATCCACTGACTAAAATCTATTTCGTCTATTAGATATTTTAACTCAGGGAAATCTAATAGACCGAAGTCGCCATTGGGACTTAGATTCTTACCTGTGGTCCAATAGTTTACATAACTCATAAACTTAAATGGAATACCTTTAGCTTTTAAATAGTTTTGTAGTTTTATAATTTCCATTAAGTTAATTGTTGCTAAACTTAGTTCACTACTAACTTTATACATTTCATAAAACATCTTGTGTGCAACAGGATGTTTAAACCAAGTACCCATCTGTCCACCACTAAAGATCCATCCTAGTTTACCATTGGGTAATCTTCGAAAGAATCCATAACTATCAAATAATGCTTCCCATGCACTATCCTCTAAGCTAGTTAAGTAGTCTAATCGACTAACACCAGACCACATAACAAGAACTTGGTCGTACTGATCAGTAAGTGTTCCCCTAATTATGCTGTCACAAATATATTGATTTCCAGCCGCAGCTTCTGCAAGTGTTGTAATTTCATATTCGGGTAGGATCTCTTTAAGATATTTGGGCCAACAAACATTTAGTCCACCCGGATATTCAGGCCATTGCGTAAAGCTACATCCACTTATTAGAATTTTCATCAAAATATTTATTGATTAATGCTGGCACTGATGTTATAATTACAGTATGATTATCCACAAATTTAACTACGCACCTATTAACCGAACTACTGTAGAAGGTAAAAGACATTATGCTTTACCCACAGGGGATAAAGTACCTAGTGTAACAACTATTTTGGACAAAACTAAAAGCGACGAATCTCGAGCCGCACTAGCACAGTGGCGTAAAAACGTAGGAGAAGTCAGGGCACAACAAATTACTACAGAAGCCGCTAACCGCGGAACACGTATGCATGCCTACTTAGAACAGTATGCACTTAATGATGATTTAAAGCCCTTGCCTAATAATCCCTATGCACACCCCAGTTGGTTCATGGCCGCAGAAGTTATCCTTAAAGGATTGTCTAATGTAAATGAATTTTGGGGTGTTGAGGTCCCTGTTTATTATAGTGGCTTATATGCTGGCACAACTGATTGTGTTGGTGTGTGGAAAGGTCGTCCTGCAATTATAGACTTTAAACAAAGTAATAAAGTTAAAAAGCGTGAATACATTAGCGATTACTTTATACAATTAGCCGCATACGCACAGGCTCACAATGTTACACACGGCACTGATATTAATTGTGGTGTAATTATGATGGCTGTACAGCCAAAAGAGCTAGGTGATGGCACCCTTTCGACACCAGAATACCTAGAATTTGTTGTTGAAGGTGACGAGTTTGCATATTGGACAGAGGAATGGACAAAACGTGTAGAGCTGTATTACTTGACTGCATAAATACATTATATTTCAGGATTAGTATAAAATGGCAATTGTTCAAATCAGTAAAATTCAACAGCGAAGAGGTCTACAACAAGACTTACCAGCATTAGCAGCCGGCGAAATTGGCTGGACCATTGATTCTCGTAGAGCATATATCGGCAATGGTACCATTGAAGAAGGAGCCCCAACTGAGGGTATTACAGAATTATTAACACAATACTCAATTGTTGATTTTACCACCGGATTTGTTAGCAATGTACAAGCATTAGAAAGCAATGTGGCTACATTACAAGGTAATATTTTAAATATTTCCACGTCAATGGCAGGATTGCAAAGTATCTCAGCTACCTTGGTTGGACCATCATCTGGAACTGTTAATTCGATGACTGCCAACAATGTTGTAATTAGTTACACACTAACACAGGGTTCAAAGCAACGCACCGGACAAATTAAATTAAGTCGCGTGGGTACGGCTGTTAGCTACGACGAAGATTATACTGAAACAGCTACAACAGATATTTCGTTTAGTTTTAATGCTTCGTCTGGTACAAAATCCGACTTTAACTATTCCACCACTACAACAACATCCTTATTATATAGAGTAGTAACACAGCCTTAACCAATTATACATGTGGAAACTTGATACTGCTGGGCGAATAGCCCAGTGGCGTGACTTTCGAAAATCGCTAGACGAATTACCATTTGATCAAGCATTAGACCAAGTTGCCAATCTTTGGCAAACGGTACCTTTCTGCCCTTACAACTTAGATCCCGACAAACCGGAGAGTTGGCCAGATCCATGGACATTAATTTACGAAAATGTCTATTGCGATATTGCTAAGTGTTTGGGGATAGTGTATACTATATTATTAAGCAAGCATGGCACGAATTTAAATGTAGAATTTAGAGTATATCAAGATCCTAAGACAAGATACAACTATAATTTAGCTTGGTTTAACAAAGGAAAATATATACTTAATATGGTCGACGGAGAAGTGTTAAATAACACACAGTTCAATAAAACATTAAAGTTAATTAAAACGCATACAGCAGTAGAATTACAATTAGATAATTTTTAAGAGAAATCAATGACGACAATTCAAGTCACAAAAAGAAACGGACAAAAAGAGCCGTTAGCAGTAGAAAAGTGGCAGGCACAAATTACAAAGGTGTGCAGTGGCATAGCAGATGTAAGTCAATCCATGATTGAAATCAAAAGTCAGCCGCACTTTTTTGATGGCATTACAACAAAAGAAATAGATGAAATTACATTACGAGCGATTGTAGACTTAATCGACGTAGAAGCAAATCCCGATGTCGGACACGTTAACTATCAATACGTAGCAGGCAAACAGCGTTTGTCAATGTTACGTAAGGATGTTTATGGCAACTACGAGCCTCCTCGCCTGTATGACATTGTTAAAACAAATGTAGCCACAGGTCTTTACACAGATGAATTATTATCTTGGTACACTGAAGAAGAGTGGGACAAGATGGATGCTATGTTAGATCATAGCAAAGATGAACTATACAGTTATGCCGCTATTGAACAGCTAATTGAAAAATACCTAGTACGTAATCGCGCTACAAAGGAAACATATGAAACTCCACAAATTCGTTACATGGTTGCAGCCGCTACTGTGTTCCACAAAGAAGAACCTAGTAGTGCCCGCTTGCGTTACATTAAAGAGTACTACAATGCAGCAAGCGATGGCTTATTTACTCTTGCTACTCCTGTGCTTGCTGGACTGGGAACCCCTACTAAGCAATTTTCAAGTTGTGTGCTTATCCGCAGCGACGATGATTTGGATTCTATATTTGCCTCAGGTGAGATGATGGCCAAGTATGCCAGTAAACGTGCAGGCATTGGTTTAGAAATTGGTCGGTTACGTCCTTTGGGATCGCCTATCCGTGGCGGCGAAATTATGCACACTGGCATGATTCCATTCTTAAAGAAATGGTTTGGTGATTTACGTTCATGTTCACAAGGTGGCATTCGTAATGCTAGTGCTACAGTATTTTACCCTATTTGGCATCATCAGTTTGATGACCTAATTGTATTGAAGAACAATCAAGGTACAGACGAAACACGTGTACGCTTTATGGACTATGGTGTTGTACTAAGTGCATTGTTCTGGCGTCGTTTCAAGAACAAAGAAAACATTACCTTCTTTGATCCAAATGAAGTTCCTGATTTGTATCAAGCGTTCTATAGTAATATTGAACTGTTTGAAGACTTATATGTCAAGTACGAAAAGCGTACAGACCTGCGTAAGAAAACAATGTCGGCAGAAGAAGTATTCAAAGGCGGCATACTAAAAGAACGTACAGACACAGGACGTATCTATCTTGTGTTCATTGATAATGTACAAAAGCAAGGACCGTTTGATCCAGAGTATCATACTATCTATCAATCGAACTTGTGCTGTGAAATTTTATTACCAACTAAATCCTTTAAACGCTTAGATGACGAAGAAGGCCGCATTGCATTGTGTACACTAGGCAGTATTAACTGGGGTGCTTTCCGTAACCCAGAAGATATGCGCCGTGCGTGTCGCATCTTACATCGCAGTCTTAACAATATTTTGGATTATCAAGACTTCTTGTCAATTCAAAGTAAACTAAGCAACGACGAAATTCGTCCGTTGGGTATTGGTATTACTAACTTGGCTTATTGGCATGCTAAACGCAGTTATAAGTATGGAGAGAAAGATGCTCTACATGATGTTAAATCATGGATGGAACACCAAGCCTACTACCTAACTGAAGCTAGTGTCGAGTTAGCCAAGGAACGTGGCGCTTGTGTAGATTCTGCTCGAACACGTTATGGCCAAGGCGTCTTCCCGTGGGAGTTACGTGCCGAGGGTGTAAATCAATTAACAGACTTTACTCCTGAGTTAGATTGGGAAACACTAAGAACCAACATGAAACAATATGGTGTGCGTAATGCCACCCAGATGGCAGTTGCCCCAGTTGAGTCCAGTAGTGTTGTAATTAATTCTACCAACGGTATTGAAATGCCAATGAGTTTAATTAGTACCAAAGAATCAAAAGCAGGTTCACTTACACAAGTTGTTCCTGAATATGCTAAACTTAAAAACAAATATCAATTGATGTGGGAACAAAAAGACTGTGCGGCATACTTAAAGACAGCGGCAGTTATTGCGGCCTATGTTGATCAGAGCATAAGTACTAATACATTCTATTCGCCGAAGCATTTTCCGAACCGCAAAGTACCTGCGACACTGATTGCTAAGAATTTAATGCAAGCACAAATGTGGGGGCTTAAGACATTTTACTACTCACTAATTGATAAACAAGGAGCAAAAGCAGAAGCCGAAGAAGCTCCTGTTATGTTAGAAGAGATTGATTTTGATAATGAAGAAGATTGTATCGCCTGTAAATTATAATGAACTATCAACTAATTTATAATAATCTAATAGACCGTGCAATAACACGCATAAACGAGGGATATGTTGAAAAACATCATATTGTTCCTCGTTGTTTGGGTGGCACTGATGTTAAAAACAATATTGTAAGTTTATATCCTGAAGAACATTATTTGGCCCACTTACTATTATGTAAGATACATAAAGGCAATGCAAAGCTATTATATGCCGCATTAAATATGACGTCAGGGTCAATGATTAACAACGGTAAACGTAACAATAAAGCCTATGGATGGTTGCGTAGACAATATTCTGAATCTATGTCCGGTGATAACAATCCTAATAGACGTAATCCAGAAATACAAAAGAAAGCGGCATTAAAACGTACTGGGCAAAAACGCACAGAAGAAACAAAGGCAAGAATGTCTGCGGCCCAAAAGGGCAGAACATTTTCTGAAGAAACTAAAAAGAAAATGTCTGAGGCGGTTAAAAATAGACCCCCTATATCAGATGAAACAAGAAAGAAACTCTCGGAAAGTTCCGCCGGAAGAATCGGCCCGTGGGCAGGAAAAACAATGTCAGCAGAGATAAAGGCTAAAATGTCTGCTTCTCGAACAGGCAAAAAGATGTCCGAGGAAGCAAAAGCAAAAATGAGAGTTGCTGCAAAAATTAGAGAAGAAAATAAACGTAAACAAAGAGAAAACAACCATGAGTAAAGCACAGTACGATCTTTCAAAACCAACCAACTATTTAAAACGAACAATGTTTTTAGATCCAGCCGGTCCGGTCACCGTTCAGAGATTTGAAGAATTTAAGTATCCTAAAATTGCTAATTTTGAACAGCAACAAAGAGGATTCTTTTGGGTGCCGGAAGAGATTAGTTTAACTAAAGATTCAAATGACTTCAAAGACGCAAGTGATGCAGTCAAACATATCTTCACAAGTAACTTACTACGTCAAACGGCATTAGACAGTTTACAAGGACGTGGTCCTGTGCAAGTGTTTAGTCCGTGTGTAAGTCTTCCGGAATTAGAATCATTGGTGCTAATATGGTCGATGTTTGAAACAAACATTCATAGTAAAAGTTACAGTCATATTATTCGTAATATCTATAATGTACCTAAGGATGTGTTCAACACCATCCACGACACTAAAGAAATTGTAGACATGGCGAGTAGTGTAGGCAACTACTATGATCAACTACATAAAATTAACTGTGCTAAAGAACTAGGGGATACCAATGTCTCCGAAACACATCATATCAAAGCAATCTGGATGGCATTACATGCCAGCTATGCTTTAGAAGCATTCCGCTTTATGGTATCGTTTGCTACAAGTTTAGCAATGGTTGAGAATCGTATCTTTATGGGTAACGGTAATATTATTTCATTAATCCTACAAGATGAGTTACTGCATAAAGGATGGACAGCTTACTTAATCAATCAAGTAATTAAAGATGACAGTCGCTTTGCCTCTATTAAAGGCGAGTGTGAAGCAGAAGTGTATCAGTTATATATGGATGTTATCCGTGAGGAGAAAGCCTGGGCTGACTACTTGTTTAATAAAGGTCCTGTGATTGGTTTAAATGCCAATATCCTTAAGGATTTCGTTGATTATACCGCAGTTGGTGCACTAAAAGACATCGGTATTAAGTACCAAGCACCTGCGCCTAAGACAACGCCTATTCCTTGGTTTAACAAGCATACAGATACGAGTAAGAAACAAACAGCATTACAAGAATCAGAAAGTACGTCCTACGTTATTGGTGTTATGAGTGACGCAATTGACTATGACGCATTACCGAGTTTATAAGAAGGAAATGAAATGAAAGCCATAGTATGGTCAAAGGATGCCTGTCCTTTTTGTGTTCAGGCAAAAGCATTATTAGAATCACGAGGCATTGACTACGAAGAACGTAATGTAATGCACGAATGGACTAAAGAGCAATTATTAGAAGCAGTACCAACCGCACGTACATTACCGCAGATTTTTTTAGATGACGTATATATTGGTGGTTTTACAGAACTTAGAAAACAATTACAAGGATAATTATGTTAATCAACAAAGGATACTCCGAAGGAGATATCGTGTGTTTCAAAATGGTAACTGGTGACGAGATTGTTGCTAAAATTGTAAAAACAAACCCAGATGGATATGTGGTAAACCGTCCTTGCACAGTTATTCCTAGTAATCAGGGATTGGGATTGATGCAAAGCCTGATTTCTGCGGATATAAATACTAATGTAACGTTGAAATATGAGCATATTATTATGCACGGTCCCGTAATTACAGATATTGAAAATCACTATATCCGTACAACAACTGGAATTCAACCAGCCACTAAAGGCGGAATAATTACTTAAAAATGTCAGTACCTATTGCAGTCGTTGGGATACCATCATCTATTGCTGGATTTCCACCACCCCCGGGGACTATTGCGGTCGGTGCTGCAACAGTACGGGCCGGTCCGTCGGGTTTGCCGGTAGCTACAGTTGGATCATTGACTACGATACATGGTAATCCATATGATCCAAAAGCACCTGGATATAATCCAGTGTGTGCAGCAGCCACTATCTCACAGGGTATTCCCAATATAATGGTAGAAGGTAGACCAGTTGCAATGCTGGGTGCCGCGTGTACTTGTGGTCAACATTTTGTTACCCAAGGAATTCCTAATGTATATGTGGGACCTTAATCAATGACTACTGCACTATCGTTAAATGCTCAAAGCATAATTAATAATGGCGGCGGTCTGTCGACCTCAGCTAATCTATTATCTCAAGTTTCTACATACCAAGCCCACCCGTTATTGGCTACTATGGCCAACACTTATTCTACAGCAACAGCATCTAATGCCAATGTAATACTATTAAATTCATTGTCTAGCATTGGCTCGGGAGTTACTAAAGGACAGTGGCTCATTGATGCATACCCTAGTAATATTACCCCAATATGTAGCGGTGCAGTAAACTCTAAGAGCTTTAGTACAACCTTATACAATCAATTTACATTGCCTTTTGCTAATGGTATGGCTGGATTTGCTAATGTGTTTTTAAATGTTTATTCTAGTATGGTTTCAAATTTTGAAACTGTAGCCAGTGTATATATGTTACAAGGGAAAACTTATGGACAGGCTGGCTTAGGATACACTAAACCATTGGAGCTATCTACTAATGGTATTGACTCAAGTGGTGCATTATTGGGAAATGTTGTTAGTCAATGGGGCACAATGTATGATATTGCAAATATGAATTCGCTGGGTGATCCATATATATTTGGTCAGAATTTATTAAATCAAGGTCTTGGTTCCTACGGTGGGTTGTCTGACCAACTAGCAGCCGCAGGACTAGACATTACAAATCTTTCACAAATTCCCCAAGGTACAACAACTACAACACAAGAGGCATCATCATTTTCGACTAGCACATCGATTGGGGCTATCGAACTTCCAACAGTTATTAATGTAACTAATACTACCAGTGTTACTGGAACTAGTGAAAGTGTTGTATTAAATATCTATGCTAGTATCACTGGTGCCAATCTCAATGCCATAGCCAATGCAACTCAAATTACAGCATCAAATGTTTCAATTACTACACTCGCTGATTATTTAAATTTTAACAAAGTAATTGATACAACTTCATACACTCAATTGAATGCAATGGGTGCAAATACATTTTCTAGTTTTGGTACCTTGTTACAAGCTAAAGTAGGCAAGGGATATTTTAAAACGTGGACAGATATGTCTCGCTTGTTTGGAAACATAGATGTGCCATCGCAGGCATACACGTCTGCTACTACTAGTTCGAGCCCGGTAGTATCTGCAACAACTATTAGCACATTAAATGCAATTACCGGCACAGGTTCTGGCGCATTTAATAATCCAATTGTAATGGATTACTTAGGTTCTGTGGCAGGTATGCCATACACTTCAGATTTTACTATATTAAATACAAATTATAATACTGTATTAACAAGTCAAGTTACTACCGCAGTAAATAATTTAAACCAAGCAGTTCAACAATACGATGCAATATTAGTTGCTAATATATATCCACCAGATATCACAACAGTTGATTCAAATGTAGCATTATTAAATACTGCATTAAATTCTATTCCAGTTACTCCTGTATTTACTAGTAGCCAAACAGCCTACTTAACAATGTTGAATAGATTAACTATTGAGGTTAATAATCTTAATTCTATAGGGATCGTGTTTAATTCGGGGAGTACATCGATGTTAAGAACATTAGCAAAACAGGTAGCATCACTAGGAACAGATAAAGTTCAATATCAAACTTATCAATTCTTTGCTAATATTATTACCGATGATGCTAATGGTGATGCCATTCGTTCTGCAATTTCTGAATACTTAAATCTTACTTTATTAACAAAATCTGGAATTACTACTAGTAACGACCCAAATCCAAATAACGCAATTCTCCAAGCATCTGCTCAAAACATACCAATATCTACGTACTTATCCCAAAATAAGTAGGGTTTTAACGGGCAATTTGTCCAAGAAACACTACTTACCTTGACTTTGTCTGACTTATATAGTATTATAACTATGCAGATATGTTGTTAAATATCTAGCAGTTTAAATTAAGGAGGACTTTATGAGAACGATAGTTTCCACAATCGTTGCAATATTAGCCCTGACCGTAATGGCACCCGGTCATGCAGAAGAAGTAGAAGTACAGAAACAAAGTTTTTTCAACACAGTATCAAACCAAGCACAAGACCGTTTGGACAATTTAGTTAATGCTATTATGAATCCCATTATAGACATTAATATATCAAGCAAGGATGTTGATTGCCTTGCAAAAAATATCTATTATGAAGCTGGTAGTGAACCAGAAGAAGGCAAAGTGGCAGTAGCCATGGTTACCATTAACCGCGTCCGTGATGGACGATTTGGTAAGACAGTTTGCTCAGTAGTAGATCAACGTACACAAACAGTACGTAGTCGAGAAGTAACTACAACAAAGATGGTACAAGCAGGATACTTTGGTAAGCCAGAGCCTGTACAACAAACTACTCGTGTAGTTCAAAGTGTAGAAGTATGCCAGTTTTCGTGGCGCTGTATGTTTGTACACAAACCCAAAGATACAGATGATCGCTGGGAAGAAAGCCGCCATGTAGCAGAAGCATTGTTACAAGGGGATTATGTTAAGTGGCAAAGCAAGTATAGCGGAGCATTATATTTCCACGCTACAGCAGTTCACCCAATTTGGGCTAAACAGAAACATTATGTTAGTCGAGTAGGTGGGCATTATTTCTACGCAGACATCTAGTGTTCTTTGAAGCTCTGGAGCGCATTAAATCTTTAGCTACTAGACATAGTGGCAGGACTTTTACACCAGAGCAATTTACACGATTAATCCGTATGCAGTTTCGTGATAGCCAATTACGATTTACTTGCATACGGAGTTCCCAATTAACTAAAAAAGACTTTTGGATCGGTGGCGAATATCGTCCTTACGAAGATAGTCAAAATGAACCTTGCATTTATATCGCATTGACATTCGGTACTAATTGCCAGCAAGTAACTTTTAAAAACTACAATTGGGAAACAATTAGTTTTCATTTAGCTGACGTTGTTACTCACGAATACTTACATCAATATTATTGCCGTCGGCGTGGATACAAACATGGACGAGGATATCGCAGTGCTACAACTCTTAGGTATGGTGATAGTATGCAAGATTATCTAGGATGCGAAGATGAAATACTTGCACACGCTTTTAATGTTGCAAGTGAAATGATAGTGTACAATCGAGCAATGACTAAGACTAGAGTATACCGAACATATCGAAAATACTTTAGACAAGATCGTAATGTTATGTTACAATTAAAAAAACAAGTTCATAAGTACATTAATAGACTGGAGCTAAAATGACTAAGTTATCAGAAGAATTAGCAATCGAAGATGGTTTTTACGAAGATGAAATAAGTGAAGATGATTATGGATTTATATTTGGCCCAGACGGCGAATTAAAATCGGCATTTTTTCCCGATAATCTCCCATTTAAAACTCCGGAAAATATTCAGAAAATACTTGAATTATTTGGATATTCAGATCCTGAGCAGTTAATGGACATAGATAACAGTACTCTACACTAATTGACCTAAAATTCTCAATATAGTATAATTACTATATGAAGAATAAGATTGTTGCAAAATCCCCACGCAAAACACGCATACATAACGTGTTGTTTTTTCGCGACACTCCCTTTAAACCCAAAAAAGTGGAGCTAAAAACCCGCTACAACCGCACTCAAAAACACCGTAAGTTAGACGACTAATTTCGGTTGTCCGTTAATTCCCAAAATAGTATAATAGTTGTATAGTAACTAATAAGGAGTAACAAATGTCTAAATTAATTTCATACGTAGGTTTTAGCCGTGTAGCAGGTGAACTCAAGTTCCGTACAGCAGGTAACGAAGCTCGTGTATTGCAATTGGCAAAATTGGGCGATACTGATGTTACTATGATGTTACTCCCTAACGAAATGACTAAAAACGAAGCTGCTAAGTTTGCGCTCACTAACTTTTTTAAGAAAGTTGATGCAGAAGTTGAAGCGTTGTTTGCGGCTAATGCAAAAGATGAAAACCCTTTTGCTAAACCTAAGGCAGTTGCAAAGACAAAAACTGTAGTGGCTAAGAAAGCACGATTGGTTATTGGTACAGTTTCAGTTGGTGCAGACGATGCTCCATACACACCAAAGCAAGCGGCAAAGATCCGTGCAGAATTTATGAAGAAACTCAAAGTTGCATACGAGGCTAACTAATATGAAATTCTATGTTATCAATCGCACTGATGCAAACTTTGGCGAAACAATTTTTGATAATGCATACGGTGTCGCAATTTATATGTTAGGACGCAGAATGGATCACTATCATATTCTTAAGGAAGATGATCTAGGTGCCAGGATTGTGCCGATCAACGGCGGAGATGTTCTCCGTTTACAAGAAGCTTGCGAAAGGACTTAATATGAACAGTACTGTTAAACTGTATAATTACTTAGGATACGAATATCGCATTTACGAAGATATCGAAGATGACAACATTAAGATTTTTCATTACTGTTACAAAGATGGCTTTTTAGTAAAGATGCCCGAAGAGTTTTACAACTACACCCCGTATGCAACAATGTCGCCGGCAGAGTTTGTAAAACATATTCAAACCCTAGAAGTATTTGCACAAGGATAATATATGTGGCCAAAAGATACACCACGTCCGGGCAGTAACCCATTTAAATTTAGTTACACCATAGACAAGAAAGATATTCCAGACTTTATTAATAGCCTGCACGTACTACAAGAACACTATTTAGATGCGGCACTAGAAGCAACGGACATGAAAGAAGCTAAAGAAGTGTTGGATAGGATTATGAAATTATGAGAGATGCCGACACTTTAATTCAAGGGTTTCTTGATAACAGTATTAATCTTAAAGATCTTACACCAAACGAACTTGATTGTGTATTAGACGAACTAGTAGCTATTGGTGAAAGTCTACTAGACACAGAAAATCATGACGTTGGTGTTGAAATATTAGATGTACTAGAACAAGCAATCAAATTACGTGATACTGATCCTAGTGTGGGATTTGAACAAGCAATCATTGACGCAGAACAACGTGGTAGTATATACTGGGAACTAGATGAATATACCGTACACTAAAAAGATCGGCTTCTGTTGCAAGTGGATTGATCGCCCAGATCAAACTGAAGGTATTGGTCCCAAAGACGATGCTAAACAGTACAACACTGGCTCTACTACTGTATCTTGGCTTAACCGTCAGACTAAGGATGTAGCTGAACAAAAACTATGGGACCTAATGGTAGGTAACATTGAATCTACACGACGCTTAGTAGAAAGAGTAGGAACATTAGATGAACACTTACGTATGGTCCGTATCAGTAGCGACCTACTTCCAGCATATACTCATCCTAATTGGAGCTATTTCTGGCGTCGCCCTGATGTGGTTGCATATTGTGAACAGCACTTCCAAACAGTTGGTATTCGAGCTAGGTTGCTTAATGTTCGCCTTAGTTTTCATCCTGGTCAGTTCACTGTTTTGGCATCTGATAATCCAGGTATTGTTGAACGTTCAATAGAGGAGTTTGAATATCATGCAGATATGGCACGTTACATGGACTTCGGAGCAAAATGGCAAGATTTTAAGATTAATGTACACATCTCGGGCCGTCAAGGGCCAGAAGGTATTAGAGCCGCTTACAAGAGATTGTCACCTGAGGCTCGTAACACAATCACAATAGAAAACGAGGAAAACTCCCATGGGCTCGAACATACTCTTAGCTTGTCTGATATTATTCCTACTGTCCTGGATATTCATCACCACTGGATCCGCGAAGGCGAATACATACACCCCGGAGATGACCGTTGTAAAAGAGTTATTGATAGCTGGCGGGGTCATCGTCCTACTCTTCATTATTCTTGCAGTAGGGAAGATGTACTTGTTGGACATAGTACATCCGCCGCACCAGACCACGCCTTATTACTTGAAACAGGATTTAAAAAGCAAAAACTAAGAGCACACTCAGACTTTTACTGGAATACACCAGCAAATGAATGGGCATTGAGCTTTTGGGATAACTTTGATATCCAATGCGAAAGTAAAGGCAAGAATTTGGCTAGTTTTCGCCTATATGAGCAAGCAAAACTACTAAACTTGTAAATACTATATTGCCGATGTTAGGCCTTAGTAGCACCCAAAGCCCACTTCGGTGGGCTTTTTCATTTTGCGATAAATACTCAATAACAAGGTTAAAAACAATGAGTACTTTTGCTAATGTCAATGTAGGGGCCACAGCTAACGATGGCACAGGTGATCCATTACGTAATGCGTTCATAAAAATCGATCAAAATTTTGCTAATATAGCCAGTGGTAGCCCCAATGGCGTATCTAGCGTAGCAGGCAGATCTGGGAACGTTGTATTATATGTCAACGATGTAATTGGTGCAGCCAATGTATATTTTGTAACAAGTCAAGTAGCCGCCGGCAACGCTTATGTTGATAGCCAAATAGTTGCACTTGGAAACATTGACGTTGTTGCATTAACTAATGAAATAAATATTTTAAATGCAAACGTCGGCAATATCTCATCCGAAATTACACAATTATTTTCCAATGCATCTTTGCAAGCCGAGTCGTTAACTAGTTTAGCATCTGATGTTTCTACATTAACATCATCACTATCAACACAACAAAATGAGATAACTGCAACCAATGCATCTGTGGTTGCTGCCAATTTGGCTATCATAACCGCTAATACTGGCATGCGTTCTTATGTTGATACTGCAAACGTTAATATGAAGTCCTATGTTGATACTGCAAATGTTGACATGAAATCTTATGTTGATACTGCAAATGTTAATATGCAGAATTATGTTTATGTTTCTAATGTTAATATGAAATCATATGTTGATAATATTACTAAAGTTGGAAATTTATCAGTCGTTGACCAAACTATAACAGGATTAAATGATGGACATCCATTAATTATTGGGTTCACTACTACGCAGTTTTTACATACAACAATATTTGAAGATATACTTACAGCGAACGCAACCTCAACTGTTACTAATACTAATACTGGGTCTATTCAAATTCCCAATGGCGGGCTCGGAGTTGCCGGTAGTGCATATTTTGGTACATTACCCGATACCAGAATCCAGGTAGGTACCGGCGGCCAATTATTACCAAATGTTCTTGCACAATTTACTAGTAATGTTAATAATTATGCTCAAGTTAATATGCAAAACTTGAACAATAGTCCGTTTTCAAGTTCGGACTTTGTTGCTACAGCAAATAATGGTAACGATACACAAAACTTTATTGACTTGGGTATTGCGGGTAGCACTTACAATTTTCCAGGGTACGGCGCATATAGACCAAACGACGGATACTTATTAGTTGATGGCGGTAATTTATTATTAAACACAGATACTGTTGGCAAATATATTAAGTTTATTGTTGGCGGATTAAACGATAGTAATCAAGTTGGACAATTTAGTTCTGTAGGATTATCAGTTACTGGTAATATCTCTTTAACCGGTAATGTATCGTATACCGCAGGAAATATTGCAAACTGGAATCCAATACCATCTACAATTGGCGAAGCACTAGATCAGATAGTTGCAAGATTAACAAACGCAGGCTTCTAAACGATAAATAATACTAATATCTAGGAATTTAAAGAATGGCTTATACACTTACATACACTACAGCAACAGTAATTACTACACCTCCGATTAATAGTACAAAAGTTACTGTTATTACGAACGTTGCTTGTTATGCAAACATTAACGGAACTGCTACTACAACAAGTGCATATCCAATTGTTGCAGCAAACAGAAAAACAGACATTAACATGCAAGGCATTGGTAATACATTAAGTTTATTACCTTTATCTGCTGCTGTTATTTCAATTACCCAAGTTGGTAACGTAGCCGCAAGTGGAACAGCAACCGCAGTAGCTGGTGGCGGCGCTGGTAATAGTTATACTAACGGTTAATGAGAGACGACAATGAGAGCAAGTGAAATTATACGTAAAATAGCTGATGTGTTAGATGCACAAGAAGCCAATCAATCAAGTTCGACACAAATTACAAATCGTCCAGAGCAATCAGACGTACCTACTGGTCAGCCAACTGATACAGCCGGTATTGAAGGTGCGGCACAAGTTAATGTTAAAACAATGGTTCCACCATTACAACAAAAACTTGATTTAATGAAGCACTTAGCTGGTATTACTAGTACTGGTGTTAGTCCAGGCGGTATTAGCCCAGGATCAGAAGAACCTTGCGAAGTATGTGGATCTTGCCCATGCGGTTGCGAAGCCGAACCCGAAGATGAACTATCAATTATGAAAGCTAACGCTGGCATTGCACCCGCTGTGATTGCTATCGCAGACGAAGACGAACCTTTCGAAGGGTAAGTCGTAAATGACCATCCAGAAAATATTCAGTAGTAGAAGACCAAACATATTTGGCAATGCCTATGTAGGCGAAGCCGGACGTCCTTTCTTTGATGAAAATGAAAAACTACTACGAGTAAGTGATGGTCATACACCGGGCGGTACTGTTATGGTACCAAACTTACTTGATGGCCAAGCAAACTTAAACGTATTCAACGTAACAGTTCAAGGCAATACTACAACTGTTAATAATATTACTTCCAATAATCAAACAACATTAACTGG